ACAAAGATATCGCAGAACACCTTTCTTTACCTCCAGTAAAAATTCACTGCTCTGTTTTAGCTGAAGACGCTATAAAAGCAGCGATTAAAGATTACAAATCTAAAACCAAATCAGAATAACTAATTAAGAAAGGAGGTGAACACTATGAGTGATACACAAACATGCAAATGCTGCAAGTGTTGTCAGTGCACAAAGGAATGTTGTACTGAGGGCAGCTGCAAGTAAACAAAACTTTATACCGCCTCTTCTGGGGCGGTATTCTATTTATATTGAACAGGAGACAATAATATGCCAAAATTTAATGGACAAAACAAAAAGAGAATTGACCCTCGTTATTTTTTAAACGAGACAACAAATAGAGATATAGATGAGAGCGCTGAACGTATAGGTCTTGATGCATCATTCGAAAATTTAAGATCAGGTTTACTTGATATGACGGACGAGCCGCTAGAGGATAACCAGAGAGAGATAGTGGACACACTTCTTAAACAGTTAGATAAATATAAATGCGGAAGAGTACAGGTTGATCAATCGGTTCCAAGCTTGAATCCACAAGATATTGAACAGCTCGCATCCCTTGCCGGTAATAATCTTCCTAGATTTTTTGAAATCGCTAATGAGATGCAAAAAGCAGATAATCCAAGTGCATTTTCCGATACCGACGGAGACGGATCCAGCGACAAAGAAGAGTTGATGCAAATTGCCAAGAACTTAAAATAAGGGGGCGTACAGGTTTCGACAGGGTAAGGAAAATAATGTGTGCAAGGATGTGTGGGTAGGCACAGTAAAAATACCCAAAAAAATAAACGCAAACGATGACGTTGAAAACTTCGAGGATTATGCGCTCGCCGCATAACCCTTGAGGAGGTCCCCAAATACCTCTTTAATCCAACATTTGGACTTGTTACTTTATATTATTATATATTTGCTACTTAATGGCTGTCTAGGGCCAGAACTAGACTAACCTTGTGAACGACACACTATTCGAGATGCTTTGGACGGGGGTTCGACTCCCCCCGCCTCTACCACTTTATAAATTCACACAACTGACACATAACTATTTCCAATATCGTGTATACTTATATCGATTACAAGGAAAGAAAAATGTTAGAAATGATTTTGCCTCTTATAGGCCTTACCCTCGCCGGAGCATCAGTAATAAGCAATGATGCGGTCCAAACCCTCGGGACTTTTATGGTCTCAAATAAAAAAACAGAATGGTGGAAACTTTGGTTGCCGGCCGCTGCAATTCTCGTAACAACGATTTTATATAGTTGGATAAACTATAACGGAGACATATCCTACGGAAGGTTGGAGAATATACCTTACGTAAAGGTCCAGTGGTATCATGCGCTAGCGCCAGGTGTGCTATTGTTGTTAACTCGACTTGGAATACCTGTCTCTACTACTTTTCTAGTACTCTCAGCATTTGCTTCAAGTGTTGTCTTTGAAAAAATGCTAATCAAAAGCATGCTAGGATACACTGTTTCAGCAGTTTTCGCCTATTCTCTCTGGATGGGCCTTTCCAGACTTTTAGATGAGAAAAAGAAAGTAAAAAAAGACCAAGAAAAATATTGGAGAGTGGCTCAATGGTTCACAACGGGATTTCTTTGGTTTACATGGCTTACTCATGACCTGGCAAACATAGCCGTGTTTGCTCCAAGGCAGATGTCGGGAATTTATGTATCAGGAGTAATCGTTCTCCTTGTGTCCTTGTTGGCATTTATGTTCTGGGAAAAAGGAGGAAAGATACAAGAAATAGTTACCAGCAAGTCTTCTACCTCTTATGTTCGTTCCGCAACTATCATCGACGCAGCATATGCTTTTGTCCTTTTGTACCTCAAAGAGATGAATAACATACCAATGAGTACCACTTGGGTCTTTGTAGGGCTTCTGTGCGGCCGAGAACTCGCCATAGCGACGACTTACGGCCGTAAGATAAAGAGAGTGTTTCCTATGATAGTAAAGGACTTCCTAAAGATGCTCCTGGGCCTCGCGGTGTCTGTGGTTATTATTGTAATGATACAGACGGCAACATGAATGTTGAGAAGATTACCGTTTCAGCGCCAAATTGAGTTTTAAGCTTCAATAACACTATTTATAATGTTATGAAAATTATAATGGAAAATTGGAAAAAATATATAAAAGACCTCGTCGTAAATAATCCAGTCTCTTCCTGGTTAGAAGATAATCAACCAGAATTCGTAAGAATACAAAATTTCGCAATATCTAAAACAAATACTTTTTTCTTATGGACATCTAAGGGACCTCAAAGAAAAAAAATCCAAAACAAGGTGATTTCCACAAAAGGAACACCAGAAGAGGCCCGGGCTATAGAAAGGTTGAGATCTTGGGACGATAATGCCTACAAATCAAATGCGTTCCGTCACATATTGACATCGTTAATGATCTCACACAGATCTTTCGGACCAGAAGCCACGCGTATCGCCGGATATGGAAAAGAAGCTATAGATCTGCTTTTGAAAAACCTGCCCAATGTGATACCATCGACAAAAGTACTTCAAGATTCAGAGGTCGATTCCAACAACAACGAAGTGGGAATTCAGTTATCAAAAAGATTTAATCATATAAGTCCAGATAAAATGAAAGATGAAGAGTATGTTAAGGCTGTTTTGTATCGTATAAAAGAGGGCGAGTTTTGGTTAGATCCAGAGGAAGACCCCCAGGGTCAGGACGGCGATCTTACTAGCGCATCTATCATAAAATACAAGGACCTGGTTAAATTAAGAGATCGAAAGAAAAAAAGACAATCATGAATCTTATAAAACCAATCGTTGGTGAAACTCCTCTTATTAAAATTTCAAGTAAAATCTATGCAAAACTGGAAACCTATAACCCAGCTGGAAGCGTAAAAGACAGAATGATAACTTACGTCGTCGACCGCGCTCGCCTCTTCGGAAAAATTCATGACAACTCAATACTCTGTGACGCAACAAGTGGTAATACTGGGATTGCTCTTTCAATGGTTGCTGCATCTATGGGTTTGCCTTGTTTGATATTTATGCCGTCAAACATGTCAGAAGAGAGGAAGCAAATGATTAGAACCTATGGTGCAAAAATAATAGATGCACCTGATGATGATTTTGCAGGGGCAATCGCAATGCGGGATCAATATCTAAAGGCAAACGAGAATGCCTGGTCGCCGATGCAATTTAGTAACCAGGAAAATGTTCTTTGCCACCAAAACCAAACAGCACCGGAAATACACAAACAAGTAATTGAAAGAAAATATCTCTGGTCCGCTTTTATTCACGGTGCAGGTACGGGAGGCACAATGGAAGGCGTAAGAAGATATAAAGAAGTTCAAAACCTTAGAACAAAATTGTGTTTAGTGCAACCTGCAGAGTCTCCACATGGCATCCAAGGCATTGCGGACGGAAAAGACTTTTTATTTAACTCTGAAGATGCCGATAAGATAATGATTATAAAGACAGAGGATGCAATCAATAGGGCTAAACAATTTGCCAGAGAAACTGGTATATTGGTAGGTATATCATCAGGAGCAAATATATTAGCATCAGAAAGATATGTAGAAAACAGAATAATCTCGGGTATAGTTGTGACCATGTTGTGTGACAGAGGTGAACGCTACATGTCCATTTACGGAAAATAACACTATTTATATTAGACGTTCCGGAGAATAAAAATGAAGATAAACATTATTTTAGAAAAAAAAGAAAAAGACTTCACACAACATATGATGTTCGACCCTAATTCTGACGACAAGAAAGAAGCAGAAAAAGTAGAAGACCATGAAGAGATGGCAGAGAAAGGCTACACTCATGTCGACCCTGAAGAACTGCGTAAAGTCCTCAAGGACGAAGGCGGAGCGTCAGGTATGGACCCGTTCTTAGAAGCACTTCCAGATAGCGATGAGGAAGAAATAAAGAAAACCCTCGATGCAATGGAAGACGTTGGCCAACACGAAGACGGTGATTATATCCTTGATGATGATAAAGAGATTATTGTCAATATAATAAAGGAAGAAATACGTTTTGTTCTGGAGAAAAGAAAGAAGCGCAAAAAGAAGAAAAAATCAAAAGGCAAGAAAGACGCATGCTATCGTAAAGTAAAATCTAGATACAAAGTCTGGCCATCTGCATACGCCTCTGGAGCACTTGTTAAGTGTCGCAAGGTGGGAGCAGCAAATTGGGGCAACAAGAGTAAAAAGAAATGAAAAAACAAGAACTCATTCAAATTATAAAAGAGGAAATCGAAGCTGTTTTACTTGAGAAGTGCCAGAAAGGTTATAAAACCCACCCTACAAGAAAAACAAAAAAAATGTATGGCAAAACATATCGTAATTGTATAAAAGCGGATGAGTCCAAAGAAGTGGAAGAGTCAGACGAGGTTTTGGGAGAAGAGGGATTGCATCAATGGTTTGACGACAAAGATGCCGACGGTCAAAAAGGTTGGGAACAGATTGGCGGAAAATATGATGGAAAACCGTGCGCCAAGCAACCTGGCCAAAAAACAAAGCCAAAATGTGCATCACCAGAGAAGGCAGCAACAATGTCTAAAAAAGAGAAAGAATCAGCTGCCAGAAGAAAAAGGGCAAAAGATGGTAATCCAAATCGCCGCGGCAAAGCAAAAAATGTGAAAACAGATTCTAGCCGTAAAAAAACAAAAGGAAAAAAATCATGAAACTGAACGAATTCGTAAAAATGTTTAAGAATAACTCTCTTTATAGAGAAGATAAAGTTAACGAAAGAGAAGGATCATTTTTATCGGACCTAGACTCAGATTCAATTAGCACTCTAGATAGAATGCCGTCTTTTGATCTCAAGAAAGAACCAGGAAGCACCACTTCTTTCAAGGATTCCCCACCTTCTTCAATGAAAACAGATGATGATGAAACGCCTGAAGCTGAAGAGACAGGCTACACTTCGTGTTTCTCCCAAAAGGGACACAACTTGACTTTTCAAGATGCTGCTTTTCTAGTGTATGGCTACGCCAGAGACAATAGCCTAATCGACTATCCAATCACGGACTTCGACAACAGAAGTGAGTTTACTGGAAAACAGTGCACACCGGAATTCGTAAAGGTCATAAAAATCGTACAAAGAGATCTCGGAGTAGAAAATGATGGAGTGATAGGTAATATTACAATATCTAACATCGAGAAAAAGAATAGTGGAAATGAAGACAAGCCCGCCACAGCTACGGTGATCGCAGCCCCAACCAGTACTAGTAACGCCGGAAGAACAATTTCTATTATAGGTAAAAGAGGGTGGACACACGGATCGGCTGGGAAACAGAGTAATGTAATACCCGGTATAATTAATTCTGTAAATGTTCAAGATATTATGATGTCTTCCGGACAGTTTACGCTTGGAATGGCTAGGCCATCTACAGCATGGGGCAACCCAGTTCTCGCCCAGGTTATGATCGCTGCAGCGGAATATGCCCAAAAGTTTAAAAACCCGGAAAATGACAATTCCGGCAAGATTGATCTTGGAAATGTTGGATACAAGTATGGTGGACCAATATCGACAAGTACTTCACACCAGGTCGGTTTGGATATAGATTGCAGTTTTTATAGAAATGATGGAACTTCTAGGTGGTTTATGGCGCCTCAAGACTTCAAATCTTTTGATGTTGATAGGAATGTTGCATTTATGCATTACTTAGTTAGTGCCGCAAACCCAGAACTAACTCAATGTTTTGTTTCGAATGAAACTTGGAATTTATTGACAAAAGCAGTCGAAAATTCTAGCGATCAAATAAAAACTATGTTTAAATTACTTCAGTCAAAACGTGGATCCCGCGGTGGCGTTAACCACTTCAAAGATCATAATAATCATTACCACATTAGATTGAAGCATCCAGATAATTCAATAACACTCAAACAACTAAAGGATAAAATAGGTCAAGAAGAATTCGATAAACTAGTCAAACAGTCTTTGTCTAACAGTCTTGTAAACATTAGCCGAGCTGGAAAGTTAGATATTGTAAAGAAAGATAAAGCGTATTCAAAATATTACGATGGCGCCATTGATGAGTTCTTAAAAGATCGCCCCGGAATGACCAATATCGCAAAGAAATACAATGTTGGGATAGAATCCTGGAAAAACACAACAGAAGATTTGGCTTCGTTAATAAGGGTTGATCCAGAAGAAATAAACAAATTAACTCGAAAAAAAGTGATAAATTTTCAAAAAGCAATTGGCATCAAGCCTGACGGCGTCGTCGGAGGAGATACTTTAACCGCGATGGCTTACATTTCAGACGCAAGTGCCAAGGGATTGATGGAGAGTAAAGAAGGAGTCGGCTCATCAAACAAAATAGATCTTGTAGGGTTTATGAAAACCCCAGCATATAGGGCAAGAAAGAGAAAAATATCCAACACAATAGATAATAAATTTAAAATTAAAAAAGATACAACTTCGAAGGATAAGGGTGAAGGCTCTATTGTTGATCTCTTGAAAAGCACAGCGCCCTCAAATTTCGGGTTTGTCGTGGGTACTATTGACGGAACAATACTGGCCTCACATAATGAAGATAAAATGTTCTATGGAGCATCTAGTAACAAGACCATGGCAGGCCTTGTTCAACTAATAAAATTTGAAAACGACAAAGAAAAACAACTTGACGATGGAGAACTTCGAGGGCTGCTGACATACGCAAATAGGGTGCCTCCTTATACTGGTGCAGATTCCAATAGAGTTAACAGATCTTTAACGGGCATAAAGAAGTTCGAGGCAACATCTCTTCGAACCGGCAAAACATACACCAAGCACCCACATTACAGAAAAGGACAAAGACCGAAAATAGGCGTCATCAATGGAGAAGACGTTAAGAGAATAGCTAAAATATTTGATATTAATAACGGAAAGTTCCGATATGGAGGTGCGAGAAATAAACAAACTCCTCTAGATCAGTTTAAACTTTTCGCAGGACTGGCAAGAATAGACACGAAAAACTTTAAAGATCAAAAAGAAAAACAATATTACAATGAACACAAAGATGCTTTTGATAGAGTAATTAAAATTACCAAAGAAAGGACAAAGTCCCAATACAAGGGAGGAAAAGGCTGGCTTCAAGATACTGGTATATACAGATCAGGAACTGAAGGTGTTTGGATGAAAGGCGGCCAAGCTGCCGGCGCCGCAAACATAGCCTTCGCATTTGAAGGAAAGTATGTTGTTTCTGTATATTCTAAAAGCATCAACAAAGCAATAACTGAAGATTCTCCCGGCCCTTTTGCTGGAGATGACAAACACTTTGACAAGCAAGGTTTCCTACGAGATTTAGATATAGTCTCCAAAATAGTAGAAGAATTAATGAAAAGACACGTTTTAAAGACCTTGGAGGAATCACTGAAAAGTGTAATAAGAATAATTATTGAGAGGAAAGTTAAATGAAAAAAATAAATATCAACATAACGGAGGGCAGCGGATGCAATACTTGCAGCGCTCCTGCAGACGATCATGGTTCAGAAGGAGCGAGAATGCACCGTACAACGCTAGCGCACCTTATGGCTGACGTCAAGGTATTACTCGGCATGATAGACGACGGAGACGACCTCCCTGAGTGGTTGGAGACGAAAATAACAAAGGCCGGAGACTATATGTCATCAGCAGCGAGATACATTGCAGGCACTGAAGCTAGGGAGCATGGACAATTAGAAGAAAAGAAAAACTGTGGTTGCGGACAAGACCCATGTATCACATATGGCCTGCAGAATGAGAGCGTAATCGAAGAAGATGTGTTCTGCGAGGTAGACATATACCCAGAGCTTCACGAAATTTTACAGGATGCAATAACAGAGGACAATGAACCTGCGTGCCCCGAATGTCTATATGAAATCATGGTGGATGCTTCTTGCGACTGTTCAGAGATGCTATCAGAAGCTGAATACAGAGGGCGGAAAGTAAAGTTAAACAAGCCCATGCGCGGAGATGTCAAAAAGTTCAAGGTTTTCGTCAAAGATCCTAAGACAGGAAATATAAAGAAAGTCAATTTTGGACATGGTGGCTCTTCAGCTAAGAAGAAGGGAGAAAAGACTATGAGAATCAGAAAGTCAAACCCGAAGGCTAGAAAGAATTTTAGAGCAAGACACAATTGCAAAAACCCCGGACCAAAAACAAAGGCTAGATATTGGTCTTGTAGGAAGTGGTAAGATATGTCCAGAAGAAACAAAGTTGACGTAGAGCAGATTGGATGGGATGAACAGATAAGAGAAGACATTTCAATATCTGGAAGCCTAACAATCACAGGTTCTATGTTTATAAACAACCTAGGAAGCGACAGTAATGTTTTACTAGTAGGGCCCTCCGGAGAGATATCTTCAACCAGTACTTTGCACATTGATGAATCGAACGGCCGTGTTGGTATGAATACGACCTCTCCGCAAGAGCAGTTTCATATTCACGGAAACAACGCAACACTTAGATTGGGCAATGGAAATTCCACAGGTGAGCATTCGGTAAAATTAGAACTATCAGAACAGTCTAATGCCGATGGCAATATGAATTACGGATTTAGCTTGGGTTATGACGGCTCAACTAATGATTTTGAAATAAGAAAATACGCAAACAGTACTGTCGGTAGCACCCAGATGTCTATCGATAGAACGACAGGCATTATGACCATGACCAATCCAATAGGCCTGACAGTCGTTGCATCGAACCCATCTACAGTGGGTAATATAGCACACATATATGCCAAAGATGTATCTACATCTGCTGAAGTCTTTGTTCAAGATGAGGCTGGCAATGTAACCCAGATATCCCCCCACAACACCGAAGGCGAATGGCAATACTTTTCTAAAAATGTAAAAACAGGAAAAGTGGTAAGAGTCAATATGGAGAAAATGATTCGCAAACTCGAAGAGATCACCGGCGAGTCCTTTATAGAAGAATGGGTAGAAAAAGTATAAATAATACTTGACATATGAAATATAATCCTATAATATATTACTATGATAAGAATAATAGGTAAAATCCCTCATAACCTAACCGTAGCTTGTTCTGGTGGTATAGACTCAATGGTTGTAGTACATTTTCTTCTTCAAGGTAAAAAGAAAGTTAACTTAGCTTATTTCAATCATGACACTCAACATTCTCACAAAGCTCAAGAATTTGTAGAAAACTATGCAAGTGATAACAATCTAAATCTAGTTATAGGTAGTGTCAAAGGCCGCAAGGGGAAAAGATCCTTGGAAGAGTTTTGGAGAGACGAACGTTATGATTTCCTGCAGCGCGTTAGCAGCAACTATATTATTACTTGTCATCATCTCGACGATTGCGTAGAGACTTGGCTGATGTCATCTTTTCATGGTCAATCGAAGTTGATACCTTATCACAGAGGTGGTAATGTTTACCGGCCGTTTCTTATGACTACTAAAAAATCAATAAAAGAATATGCAGAAAGAAAAAAAGTTTCTTGGATCCAAGACCCCTCAAACCAAAAGACGAACTTTATGAGAAATCATGTTAGGCACAACGTGATGCCTCAAGTTTTGGTAGTCAATCCGGGATTAAGAACCACAATACGTAAAAAATTGATTGAAACTTACTTGTAAAATCTGTTATAAATATATGTATAAGGGCCTATAGCTCAATCGGTTAGAGCATCTGTCTCATAAACAGAAGGTTTCTGGTTCAAGTCCAGGTGGGCCCACCAATCAAACTAAGGAGAAAATAATGATTGTAGAAAAGTTGAAGAACATTTTAGAGGAATTAGCGCATGCCGAAGAAGATGCAACAAAGAGTGAAGAAGGAAATGCGTCCGCTGGTAGGAGAGTAAGAAAAGCTTCCATGTCAGCCATTAGGGAACTGAAGGAACTTAGGAACTTAGTATTGCAGCAGATAAAGGGAGAATAATGAGGGACTATTTTTGGGGTGAAAAGAAAGATGACCAACCGCAGGATCCGATGTCTGTACATGAGTTTGCGTCGGAAACAAAAGGACACGCTTCAACAGACAATAATGTTGTAGACACTCTTCATAACAGAATATATTTTTATTCTGGCGTCACGAGACCAAAAATACTTACTTTAAATAAGAGTATATTTAGTTTAAACGTTAATATGCTTTCGAAAACCGGACCATTACAGTATGAGCCACCTCCAATTATCTTGCATATAAACAGCTATGGCGGCTCTGTGTTCGCTGGGCTCGCTGCCGTTGACTACATTAGGAATTCAAAGATACCAGTACACACAGTTATTGATGGATGCGCAGCCTCCGCTGCAACGTTAATGTCTTGTGTGGGATCCCATCGCATGATGCACAAAAACTCGTGTATGTTAGTGCATCAATTGTCTGGTGTGATGTGGGGTAAATTCCAAGAAATGCAAGATGATATGGAAAATTCTGAAATGTTAATGGAGAAAATCAAGAACATCTACAGAGAGCACACAAAAATACCAAAAAAAGAGATGGATAATATCCTAAAGCATGATATTTGGTGGGAAGCTGAAAAATGCCTGCAGTATGGATTGATAGACGAGATTATATAGATGAGTGGTAAAAAAGATAAAACTTTAAGAGAGTATACCATTGATGAGTCTCACGATGTGATAGTTAAACATCTCGGTACCGAACAGAGTAAGAATATGCTGGACTTCAAAAATCACAGGAAATATAATAAACTAAAAAACACATATAGGTTTACTGTCAATATTATATCGTTAAATTTCCTAACAAGCATCATGAATGATGAAGAAGTCGCAAGCGTACATTTTAGCCCTTCTATCCCACCCCCAGGCACTGGCTTTGATGGAACATCGTTAAGGTATAAAGTTTACGTTGAATATTACGAAAAGGAGGATTAAGAGGTGCCAACATTAAGAACAATACAGAATAGATTACAAAAAATTAAAACTGAAATAATGGAAATTGAAGCTTCAATCGAAAGAGCAGAGACGGCCGGAAAACCTCACTTTGCAAATAGACTCAGGATGATGATAGAGAAGAAGCTAGAAAAAATCAGTTCTTTATCAGAGGAAGAATGATCTCTGTCTTACCAGTATACATTTGAATTACTTCATATAAAAATAATGCACTAGCATGCCAGTTAGTCATTATGGTTACGTGGTGGAAATTGTGTGCCGCCCACAGAACGCCCACCATTTTATTATTCATATCTAAAATGACAGACCCTGAAGAACCGCCAACCGCAGGTACTCCGACCATGGCATTCGATGCATCAATGTCTCCGCTAAATATTCCTGTTAGGATTGGCATCACTGGAGGGTGATATATACCTGCCGGCGATCCTAGATAATATACTTCTTGTCCCGCTTTCGGAGCAAACATTGAAAAATCAACACCGGTTTCTCTAAGTGTGGGTACCCAAAGAGCACACATATCAACGCTTCCCATCCCATTGTCGTGAGTAGCTTTTATTACGTGCGCTTGGTGTTGGTTACCTTTGTAATCTACAACGCTTACTTCTTGTTGATATTTTGAGATCCTATTTTCGTCAACCTCTGATTCGCAAACATGTCCCGCCGTGATAACTATTGTTTGATCTTCAATCATGTTGACCACCATTCCACTTCCCATAGACATATATTCGCCCGTAGGACACATAGCTACGTAATCCGGCAAACATTCTAATATTTTGACTGTGTGTAATATTTTTACATAACTTTTTATTGGAGGATCGACCTTTCTTTCAAGATTTATCGTAGTACAACTAAAAATCAGTGGTAAAAATAAAATAAAAATAAGTTTGCTTTTATTCAACATACATAATAAATATATATGAAAATAACTTTTCGTTAAAAGGAGTACAAAATGAATATCATACTTACGGCCCTAACAATAACTACTTTAGCCATCTGCGGGCCAGGAAAGAACACAATCAAGGAAGATTTAATTATTAAAAAAAATACTAATTCCGCATCAGAAAAAACAATTCAATATAAAAAGGTACCTACCAAGTGGGTAAAAATGCCTAAAAAATCTAATTAATAGTGCTATTATAAAACAGAAAAGGAAACATTTTGGCTAAAAAAACTTACGTACTAGATACAAGTGTTTATTTGACAGATTCTAACTGCATAAATTCATTTGGAAACAACGACATCGTCATACCTCTCAAGGTTCTAGAGGAAATCGACAAACATAAAAAAAGACAAGATTCGGTTGGCTCACAGGCTAGATCGACAATACGATCACTCGATGCACTTAGAGATAAGGGCAGTCTATCTAAAGGGGTCCGTATTGAAAAGGGACTAGGAATCATAAGAGTTTCTTCCTATAATCCATTGTGCCTACCAGACGATTTGGATCTGGAAGATCCAGACAACCAAATAATAGCTACAGCGCTTTCAGAGCAAGAGATTGCCCCTAAATCAAGAAAGCTGGTGGTTGTATCACGTGATATTAATATGAGAGTCAAGTGTGATGCGTTGGGTCTACTTACTGAGGACTATAATGCTGAACAAGTCGTACATAATGCTGAGGGATTGTATACTGGTAGAGCAGAGATACTTGTGGATGAACAAGAAATCGATAGGTTTTATGCAGGTGATGAAATATGGATGGATCCTGAAGAACACATCTTAAGCCCTAATCAGTTTATAATGCTGATATCTAACTCAAATGATAAAAAGACAGCTTTAGCAAAATTTGAGAATTATAACAAGCCGCTTCAAAAGATTGTAAAGAGCAATAAAAAGATTTGGAGTACTGAACCTAGAAACAAGGAGCAACAATTTGCATTTGAGCTTTTGCTGGATCCCAACATACCAGTCGTTTCTTTAGTTGGAAAAGCCGGCTCCGGCAAAACATTACTAGCACTAGCCTCAGGATTGGAACAAACGTTTGGAAAGGGAGCCTTGTATAAGAAGATCGTAGTGACAAAGCCAGTGGAACCGGTGGGTAAGGACATTGGTTTTCTTCCGGGCTCAATGGAAGAGAAGATGTTGCCCTGGCTGGCCCCAATACAGGATAACCTTCAGTTTCTTATGGGGGATGACAAGGCAACACTAGAACTTTATATGGAAAAAGGTCAGATAGAAGTAGAAGCGATGACATTTATCCGCGGTCGATCAATATCAAACGCATTTATTGTAATAGATGAAGTTCAGAACATGACACAGCATGAAATTAAGACCGTACTGACAAGGGTAGGAGAAGGTACCAAGATCGTCCTTACAGGCGACATTGAACAGATAGATAACGTCTACATAGATGCAACTAACAACGGCCTCTCGTACGTTGTAGAACGTCTCAAAGACGAACAGATAACAGGACACGTAACACTATTGAAGGGAGAGAGGTCAAAGGTGGCCACGATAGCAGCAACAAAACTATGAAAAATCCAGATTTATTAAAAGAAGTAATACCAACAGAGTCAGAGTTAAAAGAGATAGTAGTTAATTATGTTGGAAAAGTCATAAACCCAGAAAGTGATGAAATTACCGTGGAAAATATTATTGATGTGTTTGCGGAACAGTTTCCAGAGTTCTTACTCGTGTTGGCAGAAGAGAACTGGGTAAATGGATACACTCAAGCATTAAAAGATACGGAGTACGTGGATGACAAAAGTAGAATACATAAAACAGAAACAACTGCAGGCTAAATCGTTTAGAGTAGCAGGTATCGAAATATTCATAAAAGACGAGGTAAAAGAGAATGTATCTGTTAGGAAAGTAGTAGAAAAACTTTATTCTTTGATTCCTCGGGCCCTGCTGTTGAACGTAAGGTCAATACACATCGGACAATTCTCAGAATTAAAGAGCAGAAATTTGCAAGCCATGTATGAGAATTCAACTATATTTGCGACAAACGAACAAAGCTCAAACGAAGATCTTCTAGATGATTTGATACACGAGGTGGCTCATTCTGTTGAAGAACTATATTCAAGCTTTATATATGACGACGATCAGATAAAAAAAGAGTTTCTGCAAAAAAGAAAACAAATGTGGATAACTTTAAAGGGCAAAGGTTTCGAAATAGAGCTGGAAAAGTTTTTGAACGTTAAATATGTGGAAGATTTTGATATGTTTTTATATAAAGAGGTTGGATATCCTTTATTGTCTTCCGTGGTAGCTAGTTTATTTTATTCGCCATATGCAGCAACTTCTTTGAGAGAGTATTTTGCAAATGGCTTCGAATCGTTTTTTATGAACAAGGACATTGGCAGATTAAAGAATATCAGCCCAACTTTATATAAAAAGATTTCTAAATTATCAATGAGGAGTTAAAGGGAATGTTTAAAGAACAAATAGTGCAAGAAAAAGATATATTAAAAATTACGATCTCAATTCAAAGAAGGGTGCACGCCATAGAAAAGAAAGTAATTTACACCGGTGATCATAGAGAACTAATACCCGAGGACCTACTTGGAAAGGTAAAACTTATCTTTTCACCTGAAAAGAAAATATCTAACATGAATAAAGAAAAGTACACAAATATTGGCACTTGGACTTACGAGATAGAGAAAAGTGAACCAGCAACTAAAAGCCGTCGAATTAGAAAAACAAAAGACTCGACAACCTCTTCGAAACGTGGTACAATAAGGAAACCAACTAAAAAAGAGTAATAAATGTCAGAAGTAAAAAGAATTAGCTTTTCGGAACTTAAGAACTGGAAAGAATGCCCACACAGACACAAGTTGATCTACATAGACAAGCTTCCATATTTCTCCGGAAACGAATACACTGCTTTCGGAACAGCCATTCATGCGGTTTGTGAAGAGATAGTGCCAGACAATTCTAGGAATGCTATGGAAATCTTTGAATTAAATTTTATCAAAGAACTTACACAACTTAAAGACGAGGGACATCAACTTAACGCTGAGATGGTCAGCGACATGAGACAGCAAGCTAAACCAATTTGTGAACAGATAATTCCAGCAGTAAAAGATCATTTCGGTGAGTTTGAAGTTGTGTCGGTTGAAGAGCAATTGCTAGAGCCGATGGATGATATCGAGTCTTACGGAAAGAAGTTTAAGGGGTTTATTGACATGGTGATAAAGACACCAGACGGAAAGCATCATATCATAGATTGGAAAACTTGTTCATGGGGTTGGTCTCGCGACAAGAAGTCAGATCCCATGACTACATATCAGTTAACATATTATAAAAACTACTTTTCAAAAAAGCATAAAATAGACCCTAAGGATATAGAAACGTATTTTGTACTACTTAAGAGAACAGCGAAGAAAGATAATGTAGAAGTGCTGAGAACTACATCTGGTCCAAAAAAGACATCAAATTCATTAAAAGTTTTGCAAAATGCTGTTATAAACATAGAGAAAGGTCTTAAAATTAAGAATCGCCTTAGTTGTAGATATTGTAAATTTCACAAAACGGAACATTGTAAATGACAGAAAAAAAGAGAATTTTAGTTATAGCGGATTCCCCGCTAGTACCTTCTGGTGTGGGTACACAGACAAAATATATGATAGAAGCTATGGTCAGAACAGGAGAGTTTAAATTCTTTTGTCTCGCCGGCGCCATAAAACACGCAGATTATAGAACAGTCAAGGTTTCTCCTTATGAAGAAGATTGGCAAATAAAGCCTGTTGACGGCTACGGAAACGAACAGATAGTAAGACAAATAGTGCAAGATTACAAACCAGACGCTATCTGGTTTATGACAGATCCCAGGTTCTATGTATGGCTTTGGGAGATGTCTTCTGAAATAAGAAAAAACGTCCCTATGATATATTATCACGTTTGGGACAATTATCCCTATCCCAACTATAACAAGAAATACTACGACGCAAATGATATGATTTGCACAATCAGCAAAGTTACGGATGACATAGTGAGAACAGTTTCACCGGACGTCCAGTGCGTGAGAATCCCGCACTCTGTTGATACTAATATCTTTTGTGATAAAGGACCCACAAGCAGATCTGAAATGAGAAAGAAAATGGCATCAGACCATGAAGGTAAGGTGATATTTTTTTGGAACAATAGAAACGCCAGAAGAAAACAATCTGGATCTTTGATATTTTGGTTTAAAGACTTTTTGGATAGGGTTGGACATGACAAAGCAATATTGGTGATGCACACAGAACCGAAGGATCCCAACGGCCAAGACTTGGAGGCCATATTGGAGAACTTAGGGTTAAAGGACGGACAGGTTCTGTTATCGACACAGAAGATGCCACCAGAGGACCTGGCTAAAGTTTATAGTGCCTGTGATTGTACTATTAATATTTCAGATGCAGAAGGTTTTGGTCTGGCTACTTTAGAATCTTTAGCCTCTGAAACTCCCATAATTGTAAACATGACCGGAGGATTACAGGAGCAAGTGACTGATGGCGAAAACTGGTTTGGCATTGGGTTGGAACCATCCTCTAAAGCAATTATCGGATCTCAAGATGTTCCGTACATTTATGAAGATAGGCTTAACGGAGATCAGGTTGTAGACGCCTTAGAAAGGTTTATAGGACTTTCGAAAGAAGAAAGAGAAGAGATGGGAAAACAAGGAAGAAAACATGTTTTAGAAAATTATGGTTTTTCACAATATTCAGGATTGTGGTATCAGGCGTTCCAAGACGTGTTCACTCGCTGCGGATCTTGGGAAAACAGAAAAGGATATAAGCACTGGAGTTTTGAAGAATTATGATTAAAGTATTATTAGAGGCACCAATACTAACTCAGTCTGGATACGGGGAACATTCTCGATTAGTATTCAGATCACTACAGTTAATGGAAAACGTGAGAGTATATACGAACCCACTAAATTGGGGGCAAACGTCCTGGGCAAGCTCTATAGAACCAGAAACAAAAGATCAGATTGATAGATCACTTGAGAGAATGTCAGAGTATATCCAAATATCAAACAACGCTGGACAAAACCCATCTTTCGATATGCAGATACATGTCGGCATACCCTCAGAATTTGAAAAGAAGGCCAAGTATTCTGTTATGGTCACAGCTGGTATTGAGACGGATAGGGTGTCTCCTGAGTGGATTGTCAGAACCCACAGAGGAATTGACAAGATCATAGTCCCATCCGAGCATTCAAAGTTGGGCTTTACAGAAACAAGTTACGAAGCACTCAATCAATCCACCAATCAGAAGACGATTTTAGAATGTTCGTGTCCAGTGGATGTAATTCCCTACCCTGCTAAGGAAGTCTCACCGATCACCTTAGATTTCGAAACAGACACTGATTTTAACTTTGTCTCAATCGCTCTGCTCGGCCCTAGGAAGAATCTCGAAAATATGCTAAGGTGGTTTGTTGAGGAGTTCAAGGACGAAAATGTCGGACTGGTACTAAAAACAGGTCAGGTTAAAGGATCCCCGGCGGACAGAGACAGGACAACTAGACACATCAGGAATGTATTGGCAAATCATGTAGATAGAAAGTGTAAGGTCTACCTTTTACACGGAGACTTGGAAGAAAACGAGATACACTCGTTGTTTACCCGCGATGACATTCACGCATATGTTACTGCGACTCATGGAGAGGGATATGGATTACCCGTATTCGAAGCAGCCTGCGCCGGATTGCCAATAGTCGCGACGAACTGGTCCGCACACACAGAATTTTTGACGGCTCCGTATAAAGAGGGTGGTAAAATTAAAAACAAGAAATTGTTTGCAAAGGTAGACTTTGATTTAAACAAGATCCCAAACCACGTAGTATGGAAGGATATACTAATAGAGGGATCCCAATGGGCCTACCCGAAAGAGAAATCATTCAAGGAGCAGATAAGAAAAGTTTACAAGAACCACGGCATGTACAAATCTTGGGCAAAGTCCCTACAGGAGAGCATTAAAGAAACTCACGAGAAAAATAAGATATTGACAGCGATGTTAAATTCTGTGATGACTACAATTCCAGATGGTGAAAGACAGATTCTGTTGTCTCCAGACGACGCCCCACAAGAGGATGTGGTGGTATTCGAGTGAGCAGAGTACATTTTATAGCAGACTTCTTTTCAGACGAAGTCTCAGGAGGAGCAGAATTAGTAGATTCAGTTTTGTGCAACTTTCTCACAAGTAGAGGTGTGGATGTAATAAAATTAAGATCTTTCGATACAGACAGTATAAAATTATCACTATCTGAAGAGTCGTACTACATAATTTCTAATTTTACGGGCATGAGTGATGAGGTAAAGGACTTATTGAAAAATTCAAGGTACTCTATTTTTGAACATGATCACAAATATTTGACAACAAGGGATCCGTCGTTATTTCCAAATTTTCAAGCGCCAAGCAATGCAATAATAAACAGAGATTTTTACGCTCACGCTAATAGGGTGTTTTGCCAATCAAAGAAACACAAGGAAGTAGTGGAGAGTAACCTGCAGTTGAACAACATCGTAAATCTAGGATGTAGTCTATGGTCAGAAGAAGAGTTAAATTGTTTAGAGTCCGCTCTAGAATCTGAAAAAATAAACAAAGCCGCGATTATGCAGTCTCATAATGAAATAAAAGGACAGGCAGAATCGGTACAATATTGTGAAAAAAATAATGTTGATTTTGATCTATTACCCGGTATGCCATACGGACAGTTTGTTAGTGCACTAGCTCAGTATGATAAGATAGTTTTTTTCCCAAAAGTCTTAGAGAGTTTTAGCAGGCTAGCAGTAGAGGCTAGAGTTTTGAATTGTTCACTGGTGACTAATAACCTACTAGGATGCACTTCAGAACCATGGTTCAAGCAAAAGAAGGGCAGAGAGTTATTAAGCTTCTTAAGAACAAAGAAAAGAGAGATATTAGAAAAGATATTTCAAGAAGTATCACCAAGAAATCAGTTTGACAAAGAGGGGATTACAGTCATATTGAATTCCTATAGAAGGCCTTATAACCTTGAGATGCAGATAAAGGCGATCAGAGAGCAAACAGTTAAGCCGGCTCAGATCTGGTTGTGGGTAAATGCACATGAAGATAACGAGAACTTTGATTATAGCAAACTTGACGTAGACAGAATTTTTAATAATGATCACAACTGGAAGTTCTATGGTCGCTTTGCAGCTGCATTGTTGATAGACACGGAGCACGTAGCAATCTTCGATGATGACACCGTCCCCGGAAATCAATGGTTTGATAATTGTTTGTCGACAATGGCTACACAGCCCGGAATCCTAGGTTCTGCCGGCGTAACTTTGAATGACAAATTCTACGTACAACATGATCGATGTGGGTGGCCATCACAAAATTCGGAAACGACAAGAGTGGACCTTGTCGGTCATGCATGGTTTTTTAAAAGAGAATGGTTGCAATACCTCTGGAGGGAAAAACCAACAACATGGGATAACGGAGAAGATATACAATTTTCATACTTAGCACAGAAATATGGAAATATTCAAACTTTTTGCCCACCTCATCCTCCTAATAACAAAGCCTTACACGGTTCAATACTTGGCAATGAATTAGGCATCGACAACAAAGCGACATCTACAAACAACGCAGTGTCGCATAATCAGTTCTTTAATGAAAGAGATGTCTGTGTTCAAACAGCGATTAAAGGTGGTTGGAAAACTGTCAGGGAGATAAAGGTTTGATTTTAATAAGTTTCGGAACCCGACCAGAGTGGATAAAAGTAAGGCCACTTATTCAGAAGTTTGATGGAAAAATTCCATACAAACTGTTGTTTACAGGGCAGCATGAGAGCCTCTTGTCAAAGGTGAATGATCAAGCAGATCTAGTTAAATTAGATATAAAACAAGGATCCAATAGGTTAGACTCCATAGTCGAATCTGTGATGAACCTAGATCACATCTTCGAGGGAATAACTTCCGTACTTGTTCAGGGAGACACCACCTCTGCTTTCTCTATTGCACTCGCTGCTTTCCATAGGAAGATAAAAGTTATTCATCTCGAAGCGGGACTGAGAACGTATGACAAGAGGCAGCCTTATCCAGAAGAGTTTAATAGGCAATCTATTTCTAGAATTGCGGACATTCACTTGTGCCCAACAAGCACGTCAAAAGTATTTTTAGAGAATGAATCAACTCAGGGCAAGATTGAAGTTGTAGGGAATACGGTATTAGATAACCTTGTAGATTTAAAGCCTACATATTCAAACAAAGTCGTAGTGACAATGCATCGAAGAGAGAATCACGATATTATGGACAAATGGTTTGCAGAAATAGACAAACTAGCACAACAAAATCCAGATTTAGAGTTCATAATACCCTTGCACCCAAACCCAAACGTTCAAAAGTTCAGAGATTTGCTCAAGAGTGTTAAAGTTGTTGATCCAATGGAGTATGAAGAGTTTGTTGCTCTTCTTGCCGAGACAAAATTTGTAATTACCGACTCCGGAGGATTACAAGAAGAAACTAGCTTTCTATCAAAGAAATGTATTGTCTGCCGGCAGAAAACGGAAAGACTAGAGGGTATTGATAGTTTTGCCTATCTGTGTTCAGAACCGTCAAAACTTCAAGGTTTGTTTGAAAAAGTAAATCATGATCACATCCCTACTGGAAAGTGTCCATATGGCGACGGAGAAGCTGCATCTAAAATCTACAGGATTCTAAAAGATGAAGTATAAAAAAGATTTTTTTAATTTACTGGCAAAACTCCGTTCCGGTGAAAATTTTGCATATACTAGGTTTTCCGACGGAGAAATTTGTGTTATGCAAGACCAGGAACTTCGGCTAGCATCCGACCACGTAGTCGTGGGTCCAAAAATTTATGGTTTCGGATATTCAGAAGATGACCACAAGCACTATGATCCAAACAAGCATGGTTTTTTGAAAGACGCCCTGATTGATGCCTACAAATTTAAACACAAAGACTATTACGTTGGGGGCATATGCAACGGCTGCACCTGCGCATCTAAGGAGTTTGCATCGTGGATGCATGATCTCTATGGAGAGGTCGACGATAATTTGACTTCTACAAACCTCTTGGTTAATTCAAATTACCCACTGTTTGTTCAGAATTTCATACCTATTCTTAAAGGAAAGAAAGTCGTGCTAGTGTGTAGTGAAAATGCAAAGATTAATCAAATGGGATTTGATATTATAAAAGATTTTAGAGTGGGAAAGAATTGCATAGTTAATGACCACCATCTGATTGAGGAGATCTCTCAATGGATTTTTGAAAACGAAATTGAGGACCATGTGTTTTTGTTTTCTGCTAGCAGTCTAAGTGAAGTTCTTATACACAATCTATTCAAGTCCAGCCAAGACAACACATATATAGATATCGGAACCACCCTTCACCCATATATGGGCTTGGATATAGCACGTGACTACTTAAAAGCATACCATCACAACCTGCCACACCCAGACTTGAGAAGCTCCTGTGTGTAGTGCGAACAAGAGGTTGGTTAAAAACGAACAAAAATATTGGCCATTTATAAGAAAGCTTAGAAACGATAAGAGAGTCAAAGAGGGGTTTGTCTCTCAGCAACACATATCAGAAGAGGATCATGAAGATTTTATGAAAGATCATGGTGATAAATACTACATTTGTTTAGTAGGAGACGTGCCGGCAGGTTTCGTCGGGTCCATTATGGGAGACATAAGGGTAGCAACTGATCCCTGCTATCAAGGCAAGGGTGTGGGAAAATTTATGATTTCCGAAATATTGTTAAAATTTCCTGATTCATATGCTAAAGTTAAGACAGAAAACAAGGCCAGTCTTGCTTTATTTGAGTCTTGTGGTTTTAAGAAAAAATATTTCATTTTAGAGAGAGAGTAATGCTCCATAATCCATACAAAATAGTTAAGATGTTTGAAGAAGAAGTTGCGCATTATACTGGCGCCCCACTAGCAGTTTCAGTGAACAGTTGTACCAACGCCTTGTTCCTAGCATGCAAATGGAACAAGGTAGCCGGTAAAGAAGTTATACTACCGAAGAGAACTTACTTATCACCGCCACAGTCTGTTTTACAAGCTGGCGGCGACCTGGTGTTTGAAGACAAAGAATGGGAAGGCATATATCAATTGAAGCCGTTTCCGATTTACGACGCAGCAAAGCGATTGACATCTAAAATGTACATACCTGGTACAATGATGTGTTTATCTTTTCACATAAAGAAACACCTAAAAATAGGGAAGGGCGGCATGATACTGTTGGACGACCCCGAAGCAGCGAAATGGCTAAAAGCCAGAAGATACGAAGGTCGCACTGACGGATTAAGATATCACGAAGACCAAATATATGAAGAAGGTTGGAACTTATACATGACACCAGAACAAGCGGCCAGGGGTCTTACATTAATGCAAAACTACCCAGAACATGTTCCAGATATTCCAGAGGATCCACCATATAGAGATTTGACTGAGTTTGAATTATTTAAGAACATAAAGGTTTTATAATGAAGATAGCGCTTTGTTTACATGGATATTACAATAGTTCCGGAGGGCCCGAGTCTGGTAATTTTGGATTTGATTACTTGAACAAGAACGTAATCTCAGGAAATGACGTCGATGTGTTTGTACACAGTTGGGACCTGCCAGCAGAAGAAAGAATCCTTCAAAGTTACAAGCCGACTTCGAGTTTATTTGAGGCTCAGTCTGATTTTGAAGAGGAGCTTTCCCGAATCGACTCAGAGTGGTTTGAAGAAGGTTTTGACAGATCTCAAACTATGTATCGAAATTCAATATATCAAACATTTAGCTTTTTATATTCTAGAAAGGCTTCTGTGGAGTTGAAAAAGAAATACGAAGAGGAAAATGGGTTCGAGTACGATTGCGTGATCCTGTGCAGGTTTGACCTAGGTAGCAGAGGCAAGGAACACCCTCAGCTTTTTTACGCGACAGACATGGAGTTTAATTTGAGTGCTGATCTTGATAAACTGCATATGAAGTATTGGAACCAATTTAATTGGGGCATTGCCGACCACTGGTTCTATTCAAACAGTAAAACTATGGATCAAGTAGCTGGACTGTATGACAAGCTAGAGAGTTACTATCACAAAGACAGTGATTATGTAAGAGCAGTAACAGAAGCCTGGCCAGAGAGCAATAGTGATAATGAATTTTCAAATGAATTGTTTTTAAAAAACAAGTCTGACAATTTGGTAAAGTTTGAAAAGTGGCACTGTGTCGACAATCATAAACTGTATAAGTGGTTTTTTTATGAAACGGGCCTGTCAAAGCGCATTGGTTTCGGGGACCCAAAGACACAAGAAAATAAAGACTTTTCAATAATCATGTATAGTCACAGTAGTTATTCTGACGCCTGGCCTATGTTTTTCGGACAAACAGATAAATATTTTAAAGATCACAAGAAATACATTTTCTGCGATGATGATTGTTCAATAGTGCCGGATGATTGGGTTTGTGTAAAATATGATGAAAGTCAATCTTACAATAAGAGGGTTGCTTCTTGCTTGGAACAAGTAGATGAAGAGATTGTCATTTTTCATCACGAAGATATGCCGTTGTATTTAAAGCCTAGATTTGACGAACTGAACAGGCTCAGTTGTATTCTGAGGAGAGAAGGTATAGATTTTGTAAAGCTTCTCCGCGGAGGCATAACAAAAGATGATCCTCCGTACAAATTTTACACGAACTTGTACAAGATAACAGATGGTGTTCATTATATGGCAGTACAGCCAGCTTTATGGAAGAAGAGCAGCTTGCAAAAGGTGTATGAAAAATCAAATGTATCCCACATTAGAGAATTTGAGACCCTGGCATCTTCTGTTTGCTTGAGAGAAGAGATCAGAGGTGTATATAGTTATTCCGGTGAACCGAAGGCCGGACTCTATCATTATTCCTCAAGGACTTATCCATATGTAGCAACCGCAATTTCCGCTGGAAAATGGAATACAAAAGAATATAAAAATGAATTGATGCAACTATCCAGAGAATACGAAACAGACTTACAAGAAAGAGGTACAAATGATTAAGCTAGTTATTTTAGATGTCGACGGCGTTTTAACAGACGGCCGGAAATATTATGATGAATCGGGAATGCCAAAGGCAAAGACATATTGTGATAAAGATTTTACAGCCATAAAAAGACTTAGAGGGGCGGGATTAAGCGTTTGTTTTCTATCCGGTGACGATTTTGTAAACAAGTCAATGGCAAAGAACAGGAACATTGATTTCTATTCAGCAAGAGGAAAAGATAAGGCGACCTTTGTAAAGGAATTTGAGTCCAAATATGAAACCACTGCAGCTGATATGGCTTATGTTGGCGATGACCTGTTTGATAGCAGTATATTAGAGAAAGTTGGGTATGCCTTTTGTCCGTCTGACGCATGCCTTGAAGTCAAAAAGATATGCGGTCTAAAAAACATCCTACCCCAACCGGGCGGCCACAACGTTGTCATGAACCTGGTAGAGTTGCTTCTAGAAAGGGGTCTAGTTCCGGATGCCACAATGGAGCAAATTGAAGAATTAGATAGAAAAGAAAAGTTTTAATGATCAACGTTGCACTATTGGGTAAGAAATATCAAGACTGTATTTTTTATGTAGAAAACTTATCAGTGGGAGAGACGAACCTTTCTTCGGAACCTTACAAGACTCTCGGAGGTTGTTATAATTTGCTGAAGGCGCCCATTGACACGGTACAGTTTGACATCCACACAAAAGGGTCCAAAGACGCTTTTATAATAAGTGAATCAAAATCAAGCACACGCACATCCATAGTGGTAAACCGATCTGAGTCTTATTATAGTAAATCACTCATAGATACCATTAATCAAAACTATAACTGGGCTCACACATGTTATATCGATGATATCGAAGATCCACAGCCTCTCCTTGGACTGACAATTGATTTTAGTATAGACTTTTGTACTTTAAAATCTCGTCAAAGATTCCAGGAAATTATAGATAAAGCAACGGTGGTTTTTGACTCTAGAGAAAGAAAATCTCTATATGAGAAGATTAACACCAAAACCCCCATAGTATTTCATGACCAAAACGGCATAGAGGTTAACATAAACGGTGAAGTTTTACTTGATTCACAAGTGGAGCCTATTTTAAATTTAAATGTCAATGGTGCCGGCGACATGTATGCTGCAAATTTTATTAAAAATTATTACAAGTATGGTATAATTAAGTCAGCCAACATGGCGATGATATCAACAACACATTTACTCAAAAAAGGACTAAACAAATAAATGAACAAGAAATTTAACTTACTATTACCTATTGCTGGAGCAGCAAAGAGATTTTCCGATGTAGGCTACACAATGCCAAAGCCTTTGATTATGGCAAACAATAGGCATATTATTGACTGGTCTATGGATTCCGTCAAGCTGGACGATTGCAATATAATTTTTGTTGTTAGAGCCGAGCATGTTTATAATTTTTCTATTGATGAAATTCTAAAAGAAAAGTTTGGAGAAGATATAACCATTGTCGTCTTAGATCACATGACCCGCGGCTCAGTGGAGACGTGTTTGGAGGCAAGGAAATTTATTGAGAATGATATGCCGCTAGTAATTTACACACCGGATGTATATTTTCAGAACCAACTGGACCCGGAAACTATAGACCCCAATCTAGATGGGTTCATATTAACTTTTAAGGCAAACAGTCCAGCCCACAGCTATGTTAAGCTTGACAAGAGAGGTCTTGCCACAAAGACAGCTGAAAAGGAAGTTATAAGCCAAGATGCAGCTGTCGGTGTATATTATTATAAGACAGGTGACATGTTTGTTAAGTACGCCGAAAGATTAATTCACAATGACATAACCGTTAAGAACGAATTTTACCTTTGCCCAATGTACAATCTAATGATTCAAGACGGCTTAAAAATAAAAACCAAAAGCGCAGAAAAAATGCATGTACTAGGGACTCCGTCGGAGTTAGAATTTTTTACTAACTATGTGGTTCAGCGATTTGGCGAGAAGCCAGTCGCTTTGTGTTGTGATCACTCTGGATATAAATTAAAAGAAGCGGCAAAAAAAGTCTTAGATGCTAACAGGGTTCCTTACATCGACTTTGGAACTCTAATGAACAAGAACTGTGATTATAACGACTACGTATCTCAGGCAATGCAAGCGATCGAATCTAAAGTCTGCGATTTCGCAATGGGCTTTTGCCGCACTGGCCAGGGCATAAACATTCTTGCTAACACGTCTAAGGATATCAGAGGCGCCTTGGTCTTCGATGAGTATACGGCAGAATATTGTATACGACATAATTGCGCAAACTTTTTCACAATTCCAGAGAAATACGTTGATAAAGATGAATTAGATCGAATGGTAAAAATATGGCTCACCTCTAGTTTTGACGGCGGCCGCCACATGACTCGAATGAAGAAGACGATAGGGTAAAGAACAAATTGATGACCCACGAGTACAAGTATGAGGAAGTTACCACTCTAATTCAAGGTCCCTTGAACGAAGTTGGTCTGAGCCATATAGAGACTTATTCAGAATACGGCCCCCGTGGTGGTTAGTTCTTGGAGCGACCCAGACTTCGACAGTCTTTTGGGGTTCATGAGGCACACCCCCGGTGTCAAGTTTATTCTTACTACATTACCAGACATCAAAAAGACAACACACTGTCTTATGGACAGTACTTTTTACTGGGCAATATGTTCTATGTACCATGGACTCAAAAATGTAGAAACTGAGTATGTCGTAAAGACCAGAATGGACGAAGCGTTTTCGGGACTAGAACCTTTCATTGATCCTTTCTTACTAGACGACAAGAAGATGGTGTGTGGGAACATATTTGTTCAAAAATTCGACAGACAACAGTTTCACATAGGGGACCACGTTTTCGTGGCAAAAACAGAAGTGCTATTGAGAGCAACTAAACAACTTAAAGATATATATGAAAATAAGATACCATCAGAAACTTGGGCACAGCAAGGCCCTTACTCTGCAGAACAGGTGCTCGCTTTTGCATTTTTGAAAAATAGTGGTATTCCGGTCCCTCTTGTAATCAATGGCACTGCACCCCCTTCAAACCGCGAAGTGTTCTGCAATAATTTTCACGTTGTTGATGTTAATGAGGTAGAAAGTTTCACTCTTCGATGGAACCACAATGAACAAACTTATAAAGATAAATTTGTGAACCCTCACGGAGTCACAACTATGGAGGACATTTAATGAAAAAAGACCTAAAACTTCACAAGAGACTCTTGAAGCTACTGTATGAACACAACGAAGAACACGTTGGCAGTTGTTTTTCTTGTGTAGATATAATAGATGAAATATTTGAGAAGAAAGCCCCACGAGACATTTTTGTATTATCTAACGGTCACGCCGCATACGCACTTTACAGCGTCTTAGAAAAACATTATGATCACATAGATGCTGACGAGCTGGTAAAGAAACATGGAGGTCATCCAAACCGGGATGAATTAAATCACATCTACTGTTCTACCGGCAGCTTAGGGATGGGAATTATGATGGCAGTCGGCAGAGCCTTGGCGGACAACACAAGAACTGTTCATGTAATGATCAGCGATGGTGAATCAACAGAGGGTTCAGTCTGGGAGGCTTTAAGATACATAGAGGAAAAGAAGGTCACAAATATTGAAGTTCATGTCAACGCCAACGGATATGCGTGTTATGATGAGATGGACATAGATTACCTAGAGAGGAGATGTAAAGCGTTTATGCCAAGAATTAATTTCCACAGAACAACATCTGAAACATTTCCTTTTTCATTTTTGCATGGTCTAGATGCGCACTACATTAAGATAAACGAAAATCAATACAAAGAGGCTAAGGAGGTGTTGGAAAATGAGCGTTAGAAAAAAGTTTGTACAACTACTTCATGAAAAAATGAAGGTAAACAAGGATGTAGTACTAGTTTTAGGTGACTTAGGTTATGGGCATTTCGACAAAATAAGAGAGCAATTTCCAGATAGAGTGTTCAACCCCGGGGCAGCCGAGCAGCTTATGTTGGGCATGTCGTGCGGCTTAGCTATGGAAGGCAAGATCCCCGTATGTTATTCTATGACACCGTTCGTGCTTTACAGACCCTTTGAGGTAATAAGAACCTACATTGATCACGAAAAAATTCCAGTCATATTGGCTGCCGGCGGCCGCGGCAAGGACTATGGCGCCGCAGGCTTCTCTCATTGGGCGACTGATGACAAAGAGCATCTGTCTGGATTCAAAAACATTTTAAAAACCTGGCCATCAGAATCTAGCTTAGAGGATGAGTTCGATTCGATTATTGAAAGCAGGGTACCGTATTATGTTAATTTGTCAAGGTAAAAGGGGGAGAGAATATGGTAGTAAGTGATGATAATAAATTCACATTTGTTTGTATAGCGAAAGCAGCCCCCGCAGAAAAGTTTACCAATAATCACCTCTGGGGCGCCCATGCAAACTACCCATATTATGGGGGTTTTTGATGATACTCATATCACACAGAGGCAACACTACCGGAGAAGACCCGCAAGAGAACAAGCCAAGCTTTATCGACCAAGCAATTAAGAAGGGCTTTGATGTAGAGGTCGACGTTTGGTTGAAAGATAAAGATCTTTTTCTAGGTCATGACAATCCACAATACCCTATTGACTTGCAGTTTTTAAAATCCCGCCCTTTGTGGTGCCACGCTAAAGACTTTAAGGCGTTAAATTTTATGTTGGACAATAATATAACTTGCTTTTGGCATGAAGAAGATCAGTATACAATAACCAGTAATAATCAAATATGGACTTATCCTTTAAAAAAAGTTGAAAAAAGAAGTATAATTGTCTGTAAGACGCTAGAAGATTCTAGAGAATATGCAAAAAGACATATTTTTGGAATTTGCAGTGATTATGTAGGAATCATCGAGGAAAAGAAATGAAGCTGGTAGTTATCACCGGGTGCCTAGGGTTTATAGGTTCACAAATTACAAGAGACTGTTTAGAGAATGGATTCAAAGTTTACGGAGTAGACAGTCTCACCTATGCTGCAAACACTGGTTTGCTAGAGATATTCCTGCAGAACAAAAACTTTAAATTCTGCAAAGAAGATATAGCAGATTTAGAAAATATTCCAGATTGTGATTTTGTAGTAAATACGGCAGCAGAAACTCACGTTGGAAACAGTATAATTGATAGCACTAATTTTATTAAAAGCAATATTATTGGTGTGCAGAACATTTTAAACTTAATAAGAAGAAAGCCTAGCAACGTATCAAACCCTCCAAGATTGATACATTTCAGCACTGATGAAGTGTATGGAGATTTAACCTCTGGAAGCCATACCGAAACAGACTTATTGAACCCGAGTAATCCCTACTCCGCTTCAAAAGCGTCCGCGGACCTGTTAATTAAATCTTGGGCTAGAACATATAACATACAATACAACATCCTAAGACCAACAAACAATTATGGGGAATACCAATATCCAGAAAAATTGATACCACTGGCTGTCAAACTCCTTCAGAGGAACTTGAAAATAAGATTGCATGACCATGGTGAACCAATAAGAACTTGGCTGCACGCAAAGGATACTTCATCGGCAGTAATGACAGTGATGGAAAAAGGAAAAGCTAACGAAATATATAACATTTCAGGAGGCTTTGAACAGAAAAATATTGAAACAGTTAAAAAAATAATAAATTCTTATGATGATAACTTAGATTGGAAAGAACACATTGATTTAAACCATGAGCGCCCGGGCCAGGATGTAAGATATTCCCTGGACGACTCTAAATTGAGAGAACTCGGCTGGAAGCCTAAATGTGTATTTGACGAGCAGATATCAAGCATAGTCGAATTTTATAAAAATAATTTTATATGGTAAAAAGGAGATAAAAATGAAATTATCAAATCAAGCAATGGGAGCCATCATGATGGCTTTACAAAAGTCTTTGTTGGAACAAAGCGACATAACACCGGTACTAATGGATTTCAATTTTGAGGTCGGAGAAGACGAAGCACTAATCGTACGCAACCCACCGAAATTTCAAATTGGAAAGGACACTTTTCATCCCGAAGTCAAAAGTACTGTCGGATCTGATTAGTGCCAGTTTATTGTTATAAATGCAAGGACTGCAGCGAAGAATTTGAAGTAAGACACAGTATGAGTTTTGAAGATCAAGCCTGTCTATTTTGTGACAGTAAGAATATATTCAAGCTTCCGTCTATGAGCAAGAGAAAAGTTGAACAATCAACCAAAAAGCGCGCCGGCATGGTGGTAGATGAATATATCGAAAACGCAAAAAAAGAAATTAAACAACAAAAAATAGACCTAAGAACAGAGGAGATGTAGCATGTGGTTTGCCCTTTTTATAATCAGCGCGAGCTTAAATTTATTGGCAATTTTTTATATAAGGTGGTTAATAAAAGTTATTTCTACGATTAATGAAGACGTCAAGTCGGTTTCTAGCTTGGTTACGGAGTTCGCTGAACACACTAAAAGTGTATATGAGTTAGAAGTTTTTTATGGAGATGAAACTTTAAAGTCCCTCATGGTACATGCCACGAAATTGTCTGAGCAGCTGAGTGATCTAGACTTAGTTTTAAATGAAGAAGAGGAAGAACAACTTGGAACAGAAGAAGATTAAAAGAAAAAGAAGACCCCGGACGAAGAACAATTACTTCACTAAAGTTCATGAGGACGCAATAGTAAAGTATGCTCTCTCTTCCAGTAGGGAAGAAAAATCAAAACTGTATATTTCTCTGATACAGCCTGCTTTTGATGAGATGGTGAATAAGATTATATTCACTTACAAATTCAACAACCTACCAAACATAGACCCACTACGTGATGATTGTAAGATATGGCTAACAACAATATTGGATAAATATGATCCAAATAAGGGCTCCAAAGCATTTTCTTATTTTTCAGTTGTGACAAAAAATTGGTTCATCCACAAAGTAAAAAAGAACTCAAAGGACTTAAAGAGACAAGTATCATATGAACATATCGTACATAACGGCGGGCCCGACTCCTTAGGTACCTCAAGTAGCAAGGTAGAATATGTAGAACAGAGGGAACAGGCTGAGTTCTGGATGTGTTTGTTGACCCAGGTTGACAAATGGGACACTGGAAACTTAAAAGCTAACGAGAAGGCAGTACTAGAGGCTGTAAAAGTCCTGTTGCATAACATAGAGGATATAGAGATATTTAATAAAAAGGCTGTCTACCTCTACTTGAGAGAGTTGACTGGGCTGAATACAAAGCAGGTGGTTAACAACTTAAATAAATTAAGAGAAAAGTACAGAACTTTTAAACACAGGTGGGATAAGTAATAATTTTTACGAATTCCTATTTATTTTATGGCAAAACAAAACTTAGAAAAATATATTGAAGACGCGACAAAGAATATAGTTGACGACCGGGCTGCAACTAAAACCTTGCTCATGACGGTTATGAAATACATGCAACTGGGAGACGATCGTCACAAAGAGGTGGGATTGATAGCAGCCAAGTACTTAGAAACATTACAAAGATCTAACGAACAATTGGTTAAACTTGCAGCGCTTCTTCAAAAACAGGATCGTAGCACTGACGGTATATCCGACTCAGACAAGCAAGAGTTATTTGATCTGATAAACGACTCCGAGGAATAATGCCATGACAAGACCAACAAACATAGATACGGCCGTCTCTAAGAACAAGAGCCCGATTCAAAACCGCGCCGGCACCCAAAATATATTCGACAAAATGAGATCTTTCTTTGCTGATGTAAAAAAGAAAGATGCCGAGCAAGGAACAGATGGAAAATTTTATGGATATGTGTTGTATAGCAATAAGTTAACGGTCGACCAATTTAAAGAGTTATTTAAAAATAATAAAGAATTTATGACAGATGTCATTGTTGATGGGTCCGACGGAACAGACACCAAGCCCTCTGGAGAAGTTGTCGAAATGTATGTATACGTCCCGCAAGTTTCAGACTTTCTACCAGAACCGGACATCAGCCTTCTGAATAAGTTCATATCTCTCAGGAAAGACGAAAAAGTATTAGAACTCCTAAAAACGCAGAGAGCAGAGTACGCAGCCCTTGAAGGTCTGAACTCAGAAGGGCCCGCCACAGCACAATCCAGCGCCCCTTCAGGCCCGTTGCCAGCGTCATCCCCAATTAGCACAGAGGCTAGAAGAGTTAAGAAAAATTCGGAAGCACAAAGGATATTTGAAAAACTTAGAGAATCTCTGAACATTATAACCATGTATCCTAAAGTCTACAAATACACTGAAAAAAGTGAATACTATGCCCCTGGAACAGCTTGCGAGGTGGAGTTTCCAAACGACGTCCAGAAATCAATGTTAACTATGGGATATGGAATTTATAAGAAACAGCTATCTGGCAAGATAGTTTTTGAAAATGAAGATGCCGGCGCCTTAGATAGATTCGTTGATCGGAGTTTTTCATAATGAAAAAGACAGATAAAAAATTTCACATTGAAGACGAGTTCTTTAAATCTGGATATAACGGACAAGGTCCAAATCCGCTCTATGAACCAGTCCCAAACTTTTCAAGCCGACCCGGCGACGAGATCTTTCAGCCTGCAATAAATAACAACACGATTATAATCTTAGGTCGCGACCGAGACCCATTCAGGGAAACAAAGGAAGGTGTCAAAGAAAAACACGCGAACAATCCTATCGATATAGAAACAGTGTCGGGATATTCTGACTTTATGGGCGCAGGTGCCATCGACATGATTGTTGGTAGAGGCGCCCCATATGCCGTTCCAGGTGTTGGTGACTACCCCAATAGCTTGCCGCCCCTCTACCTAACCAAGACGGACAATAATTTAAGATCGGTTAGATTGAGAGACGGAGAGTTCCACCCTGGGTATGTAATGGATGCCGCTCGAATTTACATAAGTCAAATGTGTGATATAGACGAATATTTCGCACTTAAGAACACAGAAGATATAACGGTAGACCAAGGGCCGAGTTCTGCAATAATCCTTAAAGGGGACAGGTTGAGGATGCATTCTCGAAGAGACGTTAAGATAATCGCCGGCGGAGACAAAGACACGCCAACTGACTCAAACGGCTTCTCAATTCGAGAAAGAGGAAAAATACATCTAATAGCCGGCAACGGAAGGTATGGTAACCAGCAACCTATACCTGTAGGTACGAACCTTGTAGCATGTTTGAATGATATTATAGAAAGTATTCAGTCAATCTCTACAATTTTAGAGAATGTGGTAGTTGCTCAAAAAGAAGTCAATGCTGCACTTAAAGGACACGTTCACGGCACCGGCGCCGGACCCACTACATCACCAGATCCAATTTTGCAAACATATTGTTTGAATGCTGATTTGGGAATGATTAACGACCTTAGACAGTTAATTTCTGAAAAAACAGTAAACACTTTAGCGATAGTTAATAATTACTTAAGCCCTGCAGGCGCCAAATACGTGAATAGTAGATACAACACTACGACATAGGAACATAATATGGCTTTTAAGATAGACATTGAACATAGAGGCCGGTTTTTAACGTTCGGACCTAGATTTAAAGGCGAGACCGGGAAAGACATTTTCGCCGCCAAGGTGGCATTAGGAATACTCCGGCCAATTCCAGCCGCGTCTGAAGAAGAAAATAGCATAGAGCTTGGTACTGAGCTGTCTTATGATTCTAATATCCCCTTGGACGAGCAGAAGTGGTTCGATTGCTCAACTGGTTTGGGCGTTGACTTGGCAAAAGCGACAAAATTCGACACAACCTTGGAAAATGCTTTAATAAAATTTCAGTTAGATAATCAGTTTCTAATAACCTCTTATTATTTTGAGAAATTTGGATATTTAAAGTTGCTCAACGCAGCAACAAATGACAAGACTATATTTGAAGCAGAGATAGCATCACAGATCTCAGTTTCCATGGGGTTATTCGAATCAGAATTGAGGACACTTGGCGAGGCTACTATCGCGATTATGCACGGATGGCTACCTGGAACCCGATTAGCGACAAACACCTCTTACACGCATGACGACAGGGTCTATTCAAACTCCAATATCTATGACGGTAGACTTCCCACCGTATTCGACTTGGTTCCTATCGGAATATATAACAACTTACTAGATCCAGAATATTCTCAAAACTTTGCTTCACTGCTCCGATCAGGTCTCGCAATACCCGGGACTTTGGCAAAGTCAGCAATCGCAAACGGCCCCCGAGATGGCGAGAGTTTTATGGAATGGCTTTCTAGATCAATGGAATCTAACAGGGCATGGGCATCCACACTTGGAGACGAATTCTTAAATTTTGAATATGGGTCTTTGCAATATTACCCCGTACTCACCGCGAAAAGTTCTTTATACACCGCTGCGAGTCAAGTAGTGGACTACTATTTAGAAAATGATTTATTTTCACAGACTCTGTCGCAAGAGGAATTAAACGAACAGGCGAGAAGGGCTATCTATCCAGATCCCTTTTCGAGAGAGGATGTTTTCATAATAGATGGAACAAGGTTGGGGATATATACCGACACTGAATATTTTCTACGCGCAGAAGGTCCTCTGCCACCAGCATCGCTTCAAGAGGAGACTCAAGAGCAGCTCGAAGAGAGGGCGTTAAAAACAGCACTAGACAAATCACAGAAACCTGAAATATGGTATTTTCTCAAAGATGACGAAAAGTTTAAACAAACTTACCCTTCTCGCGACCGTTCATCAGATGCATCATCTGGCCCGGACCATTCGGGAGATTATCCTTCTAGAATTACATTAAGTATGTCAGCCAGCTTACGAGAAAATTATGGTGACCTGTACTCTCCACATGGAGACACTACAGGTTTCAAGAAAGAAAACTATTGGGTCTTGACAGCTGACGAAACAATAATTGAAGCTGGAGACAATCAAAATAAAGCACAGCATTGGAGAGTGTTAGAGTCATCAAACGCCTCAAACCCATTGATAAGGTTTAAGGAATTTATCACGCCTTCCCTGAGACCAGGACAGAGCTATAGGGCTTTGTTTGAAATTAATAGACAAAAGTTTGAATTAATTACAGATGGAGAAGGTTTCGAGCAGCCCCCAGAATCCGCCACTCTAGATGTTGACCCAACATCCGAAAATGTTTGTTTAGATCAAAATTCAGAGCAAGCAGAGCGCGCTTACGAAGAGTACCGATCACATGCCATAAAGAGAAGAAGAGAGATGGTTCGAAAAATCAGGGAGGCTGTGAGAAGTAATGACGGCTCTAGGACAACTGTTAATCTCGGCGTTCTTGGCGACTTGGACCTGGGAGGGTTTAATAATTTAAACATGGACACGCAAAGCGATTACGAGGTAATGCAAAAGGTGGCTCAAGTTTTACCAGGACAAGAAGCAATCGACTTTATCACTGGCTTTTCCGCAAGTACCAAAGACAGAAAACTTAATAACCCTGACAACGACACAAACAACCTATCGATAACAGTGGAAGAGTTGAAGGAGCGCGTCGACAAAGCAGCAGAAGACCTAAGAGAGGCACAAGACATAATTACAAGAGAAAGAATAAAATTTGAAAAAGGGACAGACTTTAATGGTCAAAACGAAGCTGCACAGCTAAGTGCTTTTTTTACGGACACAATCGACCGAGAATTCGGAAAAAAGTACAAAAACTTATCGAAGGAAGAATTGTCAACATCACTAGATTTTAGCTTTAGGGCCACCGGAGTAGGCCTGTTAGGTCACCGGTCAGGTAAAGACGTTACAAGCTTCGCCGGCAATAAATCAGCCGGACTGAATGAAGTTGAGTCGAAAAAAATATTCACAAGACCTCGTACAAACAACTATCTGTCTTTAATAAAAGATATGACTGCTGCACCAAAATTTTCGGGTTTTTTCGATGATTCTAGAAACTCATGTAAAGACTTAGGCATCAATATTGACAAAATTACTGCGTATGCTTTTGTTACAAAATATACCTCCGGGCTAAAGGCTGCCGCAAGAAAAGAGGAAGACTTTTCATTTAAGAGTTGGTTCGAAAATAATGTCACAGACCCAATAAAGGAGTTCGGCGCCACCTCAGCACAGAATTTTGAAGATTCCTTCGATCCTGACAACTTCCCTGAAGACGCGGCATTAAGAGCCCTAGGCCAAGAGTGTGATCTAGAAAAGGTATGGTTAGGAGCCCTTGACAAGCTTGATTTAGTATCTCTACTATGTGATTATATCAAGTGTATTAAGCTACCTCCTTTTGATTTTAAAGCCCCCGATTTCAGGCTTCCTCCCCTACCTAAGGTTCCTATATTGGGATGGTATGCTGGTTTTTATAAATTTGTAAGGGACAATTATGAGCAGATATTAACTAGGCTAGCCTGTACCGCATCCAAGATGATAATAGACAAGCTAGCATTCCCGTTCTGTGAAGAACAGTTGCAAGACTTTATCCAAAATGATCTATTGTCGAAAAACCAGTACGCAAAGCAAGCAGTTATTGAATCGCTGACACGAACCGGAGTACCTGATGCAGACAAGGCGAAAGACTTCTTCGATGCAACATCCAACATCCTGACCGGCAGAGAACTTTGTTATATATTTAAAGGGAACATGCCAGACGATGCAACAATGTCTGCAATAACAAGGATGGCTGCAGCCACCGGAGTTTCGGAATACCTAGGAACTCCAGAAGACGTTATCAACTTTTTTGGTGTAGTTGGAGTGTATTTGCCTGACGAAATATGTGACCAGTTGAATAATCAAACTATTGTTAGCCCGACTAACTGTGATGATACAAACGATCTATTAAGAGGTGTAAGAAATAGACTACAAACAGGTGATGCCACTCTTTCGGATGAAGAGATAAACAGAGTTGTGAATTCTGCGGAACAAAGCAAACAAGAAGAAGCGGACAGGTTAAAGTCTTTTCTCGATAATGGTTTCAGCGGCTTGGTACCACCGATATTTCAGTATGGAAATGAAAGCGCTCCAATGTCAGACTTTCCAGAACACTTTAAGAAGGAACAAGAGAAGACAGCAGAGTCCATCTTTTCAGTACCTAAAAAAGCCTACAGCGAGGGGTTGGCTCAATATGTTCCAGCTATGTACGTAGGAAGCCCAGTTGATCTATGGCCATACGATGAAAGGTATGACCAGTGGCAAGTATTGAGGCTTGAGTCTGCCCTGGAGCAGTTGAGGGTGTACGCGGAGACGATGGACCCCATCACCGGTTTCAACCCAAGACCAGAGTCTCAATGGGCTTCTTTGCATACATTATATGAAGTTGAGATTATAAACACTATACCAGGGAATCTAATTTCAGAAGATAAGAAAGCGTCTTTGCAAATTCTAGAAGGGACAGAGAATTCTAGTAATCCTGATTACATAGTTCCTCATGATACTGAGATTTTTAATCCACAAAGAAATAGCTACACAGGAAAGCTTGATATACAAACCAAACGGAATTCAGTGTTGGTCCACAAGAGAAAGATTGCCGGCATGGACACTAAAGAGAATATCGAATTCGCACTCATCGGCTTAGAGGATGTAATAGACAGATACGATAAACGAGTCAGACGAACTTCAGACGGAAAACAAGATAGACTCAAACGACAACGAGAGCCTTTTTTGACACAAAGGACAGAGCTGAAAAACTTGCTTTATCGACTTGAACAAAATCCCGAAACGGACTTGTCTCAAGCCGGAGTGGTATCTTACGAATTTTTTATGGCCTATCAGCAAAATATAAACAGTGAAGAAATTGAGAATTATACCGATGATTCAGGGAACAGACTTCAATTTGCACTTATACCATGGTTGGTCACAGGCCCAGATGAAACGGGCTCCGAAGATTATCGAGTACACTCCATGGACTACGAATACAGTAAATTCTTGCGAGAGTACCTCGAAACAGACGCGAATTTGATTTCGTCAGCGGACTGTGTCGAGCGTACAATGTCCATCGAATACAACGCGTACGGCATACCGAGCTTTTCGTACGACTGTGTGGAATACGCCCCAAAACCAAACTACGGAGAACTTAAAGAAAACGGTAAGAGAATTTTTGATACTCCCACTGCAGCTGCATACTTTAGGCTAAACTTCAGTCGCACTGGAGAAGATGACGCCAATGCAAATATTCAAACGGCTATAAATGCTGTGTCGCAAAGAATAAATGATTTGTCATCTAGAATAACGGAAATAATCACCAATAGGCCTCCCATATCCGATGATCTTTTACTTCCAGGCCTTGAAGAACTCTTAGATCAAAGATCAGAAATAGCTTTAGAATCATCAGACAGCACCGCTGAGACCGTAGCATCCAGCGGTCAGCAATTCTCACTTGAATTTAGAGCAACTACAGCATACTCTCCGAAGATTACTTTGAGAGAGATGACTGCCGCGGAAGGAAAAGACAGGTACGACATGATAATTGAGGGAGACTTTTTCATTGGGCTTGATCTGGAATCAGCCAGTGGACCCGCAGGAAGAGAGGTCTACAGTTATTGCAACCAATTACCAGACGCATATACACACCCAAGACCGCAAATGCGCACCCAAGAAGATTTCTTTTCGTCAAAAAGACATAGATTTTCAAATATGCTGATTGATAAATTAAAGTCTAATTTTTCATATCAGAGACAGAATACTAACAATCAATACTTTGAAACTGAATTCACAAGTGGCGAGTTTTACAAGAGAACGACAGAAGCAATCATAGAGTCTCTTTTAGAAGAGCTATCTGAATCTTACTTGTTTGAATCGGAAGAAGTCGAGAGACTAGATAACAGAATAGTTGGAAAAAGACAGAGGAGTACTTGTGTATCAAACCGATTCTCATTCGGTGATGCATCAGTGGTTGCTTTCAACAAGGCTATACTTGGAGATGTCTCGACTGAAATAGCAAAAGAAATGGCAAAACCAGAAAATGCACCGGAAAATTATGATTTTGATTCCCCATCTGCATTTGACAAGGCGATGCAAAATTTAGCATTCAAAGGCTTTATTAAAACGTGCTTGATGGATATTTTACTGAAAGGTGGATTGGCTTATTCTAGGTGGGACGTCGAGCCGATAGTGGAAGAACAGTTTTTTATAGATTATGCGATATCTTATGTTTTTAACGAACTTCAGAGTAGTAGTGAATTGAAAGATTCTTGGAGGATAAACATTGAAAATGTAACAGGGATATCCAATAGCAAGGTTGCTCTTGATACTTTGGTGAAACAAGAGTTGATAAGATTGCCAAACTATTCGAAACAGATCTTCAACCCTGAAAACAATAGTACAAATTTCTATAACTGGTTCCTGGAGGAAAAGACGTCACACTTTCACGTATCTAAGTTCGCGGACTCTGAATCTCAACCATATTCGCCCCACATCGCGAAACATATAAATAGAATTTACGATAACCAAAACGAGAAAGTTTTTATACAAAACAAACCTGAATTTGTGGTGGAGCATTATATAGAAATCACAGGATCTCAACTTGTAAGTCTGTATTTAGATGTTTCCGGAGCATTTGATCTACCCCTTTCATTGGTCGATGACATATCTGACACGCTTATTTTGAATGTAATAGATTTTGCTATTGCAACTCAACTAATTGATCCAGATGCCCTGATGAACGCCATTGAGCAGAACTTCGGAAAGATAAGTCAAGGATCTAGGATTGTCCTTGTAGAACCGGTGAATGATTCCGCTGACGACGTCCGTTTCATCGGCTTTGATCCAAACGCCGATCCTGGAGAACAACAGCAGGAGGTAGATGATGAATATAACCAATTCAGCAAAGCCTTGAGGAATATTCCAGGCATATCTGAAGATGAAATCGCAAGCAGATCTGCAATCATGAGGTCGTTTCAAGTCACAGCCAAAACTACTGATCGGGGTGAAGGTGATAATCCTGTAGTTTTTGCGATACCATTAGTGGAGTATAAGAGAGAGCTAGACTTTGAGGATTGCTATTCAATTAGAAACTATAGTCTAGACAGTTTCACCGAAGCAATACCGTTTATGATCCAAGAGATGACGAAAAGCGAAGACTATGTTCTGCTGCTAGACAATATCTTTCCAACAAGGAGACTGATGTCTATGGCCTCTGTGTTTTCTACAAGTGTAGTATCGGGGTATAATAACATGCCAACGATCCTTACTCCAACAAAATCTTCTCTTGCATCATTGGTGAACACACTGGGATTAGGCAGGAGACAGAGAGCAGAACTTCAGACTCTTTCTCAAGAAGAATTTGTAAAACAGTTCACAGAAAACTTCCCAACAGACGAGTCAAATTGTATTGATTTTCCCTCTGGACTTGAGGATATGTTTAAAAAGTTCTTTGAAGAGTTGTTTAAGTTGATCCGCCAAATGCCATCTATAATCTTTAGAGGAGTAGCAAACCAGTTGGACCCTGCTTATAAGGAGATGAGGCAGCATTACATAAATTGCGATATAAATCACCTGACCTATAGAGGTTTAAGACCAGCCGGCACAGGAGATTATAAGATAACAAATGGTTTATACTTGAAGGGCACACCGAGATTAAAACCTAACCCGGAACTTCAAGAGTATGAGGGTAAAAATAAAGGAAAGTACGTTCCGCTTACTCTGGGGTTTGCGTCTGACTTAACGTATGCACTCGGCGCCATACCGAATTTTTCCATCTTTGGCGCAAGATTAGGCATATCTATAGCGAAGCTGGTGACTTATATCTATGCTGGAAATCGACCATTCTTAGATCCTTCTTCCTATTTTAAAATCCCCTGTGCAGACATAGATGTGGGAGCGTGGAGAAATAAAGGCAAATACGATGCAGGTATCTACGGCCGTTATGGGCACCCTCTTTCTCCTTTTACACTATTGGCGCTGGCAACGCCTCAACTTGAGGGGGACAAGAGAGCGAAAGAAGCAAACTGTCAAGTACCACTTCCAGAGTGTGTGGAGTTGAACACGGGCAATGCGCCACCACCAGAGATCCCAAGGGAAGACCGGGATTATCATCGACCTCCTGGGTCAAGCATCGGATCCGGCGACGGAGACGGTCTTCTGGACGAGGATATACAAAACCCTGACATCATGGGAGGACCCGAGTCAGATGATACACGTACGTTAGACTTTGAAGACTGTCGCGAGTCGTGGGAAGCCCGAGTAGAAACTGGAAACCAGGATAGGTTAGTAGAGTTGTTGGACGATACCGCGCGGATCGAAATCATGCTTTTAGGTCTCAGAGAGAATGGATATGACTCCACCGACCCAGCAAGGCCTGTTGATCTTGAAGGTCCATTCGCTGATTATAACTCAATGACGATTCAACAACTTCTAGAAGCAAGGGACTGGTATTTTGATACGATCAACGAGATAAAATCGTCTTACAGTGAATTAGAGCTGCAGTGTGCATCCGCTGATGAGTACATTGAGTACACCGGCGCCCAAAGCTTAATTGTTATGTCACTTTTATCAAAAGTGGAGCGAAACCGCGAGGAACAAGCCAGAAGCAATGACCGCAGAAGGTGATAAGTGCAAAGGTGTTTATCAAAATAAATGAATTATGACTATTTATTTTTGAGGTTTGAGTAATGCCATTTAATCATTTTATACCACAAAGAAGTGAAGAGATGCTGAAAGTACAATATCAGCCACTTTTCCCTTTGCAGTACGACGGACTATTTGGTCCATATAAACCAGTATCGTCTTTGAGAGATTCTATACAAAAAGACTTTGAATATTTATTATTAACTAACCCAGGAGAGTGGCCGATGAACCCCGACCTGGGCATAGGAGTGAAAAGATATCTTTTTGAAACGTTCGGATCTCCAGAGATGAACAAGATTCAAGAAAGGATAAGGGCACAACTACAGAGATATTTGCCCTTTCCGTATATACAACTGTTCAGTGCAGCGTTTGAATCAGACCCAGAAGAGCAGGATCAAGGCTATGCAAGTTTGGTTATAAAGTATGCAATATTGGACGACTTGGTGAGACAAATAATTGTAACCCAAATGGGGGTCAATGTTACAGACATCCAGGTCAACAACAGATTTCCTGCAGGCGCACAATCCCGGTACCCGACAATAAGCAGCAATATGAGGACGATTAGATGACTACAAACAACAACAGAGGCGTCACGGACGCAAACTATACTAGTGTAACTTTTGATGAAATAAAAGAAAGACTTTTAACACATGCCAAATCTCGATATCCTGACACATATAGAGATTTTAACGCGTCGTCTTTTGGATCGATGATGTTCGACTTAGTGGCCATGATGAGTGAGCAATTAAACTTTTACGCAAATTATGTAGGGAATGAGTCGTACGTCCAATCCGCGTACACCATGTCCGCATTAGAAAAACTTGGGTCCGAAAACGGAGTAGATGTAAGCAATGCTATAACTTCCTACGGCACTGTCAGTATATATACTGCAATACCCGCCGACGCAGTCTTGGGAACAATAGATAGTTCATATACTCACAGGATCCTGAAGGGTGCGGTATTCACAACTCCCTCTGGCGGAAGATACACTTCGACTCAAGACGCCGTCGTCGACTTGGGGTCTACGAACATTATAGGTACAACATTCTCAGACGACGATTCGAGAATTACGTACTTTGTATACAAGGTTGATGTTCCTGTTGTATCTGGTGAAGAAAGAACGACTACATTAAATATTGGAACATATAGAAAGTTTTTAAAATTTGAAATAAGTGACTTAACATTATCGAATATAATAGATGTAGAAGATTCAAACGGAAACAAATATTATGAGACTTCAAATTTAGCCCAGAACGTTATTTACAAGGAGTTGCCAAGTAGAGATAATAACGATCCGACGGTACCGTCGAAGCTAGTACCAATGCCCGTACCAAGAAGGTTTACAAAGGAAATTAATAATGGACTCACCAGTCTCGTGTATGGCTTCGGATCCGAAGACGACCTAAAGGTTAAAAATGTTGCAAACCCAAATAAGATAGCAACTCAACAACCCGGAAAAGAGTATGTTACAGATAATGTATTTGACCCCGCACAATTGCAATCTACTGACAAATTTGGAGTGGCTCCACAAAACACAACCTTGACAATAAAATACAGGTCAAACACAACAGAGAACTCAAACGCACCAGTAAATTCTATAAACGGCATCTCCTCAGCACAGATTATTTTTGAAAATGAAAATAATCTGGATGCCGACAAAGTTGCTTTTATAAGGAATAATATCGCTGTCACCAACAGTGAGCCAATAAACGGAACATTAAAATTTAACACGACCCAGGAAATATCCCAAAGAATAAAAGCATCTTTAGGTTCTCAATCCCGCGCAGTCACTCTGCAGGATTATGTCGCATCAGCCTATTCTATGCCTGCAAGCTTTGGCGCGCTAACGAGAGCATCAATAAGCAGAGATACAAACGACCTGAAAAGGAACTTGAACATGTATGTGATTTCACAAGACGTAGATGGAAATCTTCAACAAGCCAGCGCGCCATTAAAAAATAACCTTAAAACTTGGTTAAATTCAGTTAGAATGGTGACTGATACTCTAGACATCTTCGATGCAAAGATAGTGAACGTTGGGTTGGAGATTGACATTGTCGTGGACCAGAGAACTAACTTCTCTACTGTCTTGTCGGAGGTCAGAGAAAAGCTCTTTGACGAATTAACTCTGGTGAGACCAGAAATCGGGCAGCATTTTTCGGTCGGCGATGTAGAAAAGATACTAAGTAAAATACCTTATGTTGTGAGGTTTAACAGTGTAAAAGTAGTGTCAAAATCGGGAACAGGATATTCGGACATAAGATACGACATTGCAACCAACATATCACCAGACGGCGGTTTGGTGTACATTCCGGAAGACTGTATCTGGGAAATTAAAAACGCATCAGATATAACAGGGAAGGTTCAATAATGAGTATAAAAAGATATGTTGCAAATAAAGACAATACTATAACAAACGCATTTAAAGAAAATCTACAAACACGCGCCACCGAAGCAAACATGGGTGCTTCTGATATAATTGAGGTTTTTTCAATTTATGGCCAGGCATCGACATCTTCAGCCGAGCAGGCTAGAATACTAATCGAATTTCCAGTTTCTCAGGTTGTTTCAGATAGATCAGCTTCCAGGATTGCAGCCTCTGGCAGTGTAAGTTTTGTTTTAAAGTTGACAAATGCTGAACATTCCTTTACCACCCCATCTGACTTTACTTTGAGTGTGTATCGTCTCTTAAATCCCTGGACAGAAGGTACAGGACTAGACATGGAAACCTACACAGATACTGGTGTAAGCAGTTGGACTTACAGAGTCTCTGGTTCACAATGGAGCGGCGCCGACGGGAGTTTCGCGGATAATACGCGATCGGATGTGGCTTTTGAATCGGGAACAGAGAATCTAGAAGTAGATATTAGTGACATTGTAGAAGACTGGATTGATGGAACAGCAAATAATTATGGCCTGTTGATAAAGCTGTCAGGATCCGCAGAGAATGTTGTCGGAGGCGCCGACCCAATCGCGGAAAAATCTTACTACACAAAGAGGTTTTTTGCAAGACAATCTCAATATTTTTTCAAAAGGCCAATAATCGAAGCGAGGTGGGATAGTTCTTCAGTACATACAGCCTCTCTTCCAAGTCCTTATGTTAGAGCGGACGAGTACTTATATAAAATAACGAATTTTAAATCGTCGTATAAGACGTATGAGAATGTAACATTTAAGGTGAATACAAGAAACAAAGACTGGCAACCAAACGTCTATACTGTTGCCACGAACAAAGCACCCGTTGACTTGGTTGATGAATCCTATTATAAAATTAGAAGAGTGGTGGACAATTACGTAGTTGTTGATTATTCAACTGGAAGCGCGCCAGCGTATTCCAAGCTATCATACAATGCGACCGGATCCTATTTTGATTTTGATATGTCAAATTTAGAACCAAACTATTTATATGAAATAAGCTTTTTAAGAAGAAACGAAAACGATTACATCGAACAGAAAGAGAAATTTAAATTTAGAGTTGATCCATGACAGACTACAGAGCAAAGACAGAGAAATCAAAATCATCCGATAGAAAAGAAAAATTCTTTACTAGAAGAAATATCCCCTCGGCTAACGAGAACCGTCAAGGTTTAACATCAAAAGAGCAGGAGTCGGACGGTCTAATAAAGAAGACCAGAGATATTACAAACAAATATAGACCCGACATCATTGTAAAAGACCCAAGCACTTTCGCGTTCTTTGGCAGTGCTAAAAAATACTATGAAGACGCTTTCTCCAACATTGTTAATTATTATCCGTTTGACGGATCAAGAAAAGAAATATTGGAGTGGTATGAGACAGCAACATCAGTCGAGATTGGAATGCTACACAATCATTGGCCATCATATGTCGGCCATGTCTCGATCGATTCACAACAATATATAAGTTTTTATAGTGGCCCTCAATCAATTGCTGAGTCAGAGTACATGGGAGCATACACTCGCGGAGAGACGGGACTGAGACTGGATCCCTCCAAAGGAAATACAGTTGAGTTTTGGCTGAAGAAGGGCAGCTGGTCTATTCCGGAAGAAGTAGTGTTTGACATAGGGTCATACCCTGGAAAGGTCTCCGCTGCAAACGGTGGCCAGTTTAAGTTATATCTTTCAAATTCTTCTGGCTCACCATTCCACGTGGACTATAGTATCGGTACAACCGGAATTTCTGCAACAAACATAGGGTCGTCTAATATTACAACTAGCTCTGTCGGAGACAGTGCTTGGCACCATTATGCGCTTAAGGTTCACCAAGAGGATAGTAAACTTCATATGAAGTTGTACGTGGACGGTAAATACGACTCTCTTACGACTTCTTCTGTGGCTACTATGGGTAGCGTCGACACATATATGTCCGGCCGCATTGGCGCCGCTCAAGCCGACACCACAGGATCTTTATCAGGATCCATGGATGATTTTAGGTTTTGGAAAGGGAAGAGAACGTCAAAACAAATCAGTAGATTTTTCGACCAAAAAGTATTTGCTAGCGAAAACTTAGAGGAAACCTATGAGACTAAATTGGGATTGTACTATAGATTTAATAAGCCAGCAATAGCTGATACCGAGACAGATAGATTAGTTGTAGATTACTCCGGAAACGACATCACTGGTCAAATATATAAATACGACAACACTGTGAGGGTAGCGGAGTCCGCAATAACAATATCCCCATACACTTCAGCATCAGAATTGCAAGACCCCCACCTTGAGGATAAAAGCAGCGCCGTACAGGATCTGAAGGTTGATTTGGTAAATATAGGAGAATCTTACGACATAAACAACGCTTCTAATTTAAAAAATTTCGTACCAGAATGGGTCTTTGACAACAACAACGATGGACTTTCTAATCCAGACAGTCATGTGTCTATATTGTTTCATCTGTTGGCATCTGAATTTGACGAGATCAGACAAAAGATCGATGGCATCAAGCTTGAAAAATTACCCAGATACGAATCAATTACTCAAGAAATTACAAGCCACGAAGACTTTTCTCAGTTAGGAATGTCGTCAAGCTACATGCAAAACAACTTTTTCATCGGATGTGATGATAGTGGAGAAATATACGCTCCATCTTTAGGTTCTCATGCTGAATTTTCAGTCAGGAAATGTGAGAACGTCGGATTTAATGTTGTTCAGAAGCCCTTGTCGAGCGTAGATCCGAATGATGAACAGGATCTTAAGGTCGCGCAAGTATCAATAACGAAGCCATTCGAAGAAATAAGAAGAGCGATTCTTGAAAATGTATATTCATCAGCTAAGTATATGTTAAAAAGAAAAGGCACCGCCACAGCTTTTGGCGCGGTACTAAGATCATATGGCGTTGATGAGGATCTAGTGTCTCTTAACATCTATGGAAGAAACTCTGAGACTTTTATAGACAACTCAAAATTAGATACGGCCATCGACGAAAGAAATAGTGTCTATTTTGGAGAGAACCTGAATTCGACAATATTTCTATCGTCATCGGATAACGAGGAAAGAACTTACCTACAAGCAGACACGGATGAAACAGAATATACATTTGAAGGCACATTCATGTTTCCCTCCTTTCGAGATAAGCAGCATGATACAAACACCTCGTCTATCTTTGGTGTTTCCGAGGTTTCTGCTATTAATAACAACCTGACAGCGCCCGCAACCAATAATGCTGATTTTGTTGTCAAAGTGGCGAAGGACAATCTTTCTTCTGACGATGCCAAGTTTATCTTGACGTCTCCCGCAGGAATCATATCAGATCTGGAATCAAATGTATTTAGAGATGTTTATGATAATTCTCGATGGAACATAGCCCTAAAGGTTGTAAAGGATCTAGATAACAAATTTGTAAGCTCTTCCGCGGCAACGTACAAGGTAGAGCTTGTAGGTCACAATCACATATTGGATACACTCCAAAATTCGTTTAGCATCACTTCGTCTTTGACCCAAGCCGAATATGAAAACTTCCGAAGCGCACATAAAACAATCTTTATCGGCGCACAAAGAACCAACATAACAGGATCAGTAGTTACTTCGACTGACATCAAGGTTGTGGACTTCAACGGATGGAATGACGACCTTTCATTAGACGAGCTGAAAGTTAGATCTATGACACCATCAACCACTGGTAGAGACAATTCAGATACTTACAGAGAAAACTACAACACGGTAAATAAACTGAAAGATAAGAACAAGATTTTTTCAATTCAGTTTGATGCTATATCTGCCTTATCATCGGAAAATACTTTGGTTGCCGTAGATGCAACCTCTGGATCCGTAGACCATGTGGCAAGGTATGGACAATTAATTGGAAACAAGTATCCAGCAAAGTCCACAGTGTTCTCCAAAAACCTAACAAATGTAATACAGAGGGAGTACTTGCCGGTTGTGAGAAACATTCCTCTTGGCAACGACCATGGAGAACAGGGAATACAAACCAAGGCAGCAGAGATAAACAAGTTTGACCTCTCTTCCAGACCACAGAGTAAGCTACTTTCTTTTGAAAAGAGTATGTACCAAGCAATTTCAAGAGAGATGGTCGACTTTGTGGGAGGGCTGTTGTCATTTAACAATCTGATAGGTGAGCCAGTAAACAAATATAGGAAGAGTTATAAGATGTTAGATCATCTACGTCAAAAATTCTTCGAAACGGTGGAGAGCGAAAATCAATTCGAAAGATTCGTAAGTTACTTCCGGTGGATCGACAAGTCTGTAGGACACTTCCTAGATCAGATGGTTCCCGCAACCGCAACTACCAACACAGGCATAGAAGATGTTATAGAATCGCACGCACTAGAAAGAAACAAGTACGACCACAAGGCACCATTTGTGGAGAGAAAAGAGTATGACTCGGGACTTGAGACTAACCTTTTAGCTATAAACGAGCTTCTTTATGACTGGGAGCACGGCCACAATTCTGACAGCGAGGCTGATCATTGCTTGTGGCAGAAAGACAGGAAAGAGAGGACGGGAGATAGAGAGACCATAAGAAAAGTCTTAACCACTGTGGTCTCAGGATCAACCTATGTTACCAGAAACCTAGTAAAGCCGTATCGACACACTATAGATAGGCAAACTCTATTGAACATAGGGTCAAACAGAAACGCAAACAAGAATAAAGATTTATATAAAATAGTCAATGAGGGTAAAGAGATCTCCATATCTTCAAGCGATATTTATGAATTCAAGCAATGCAACGATGTAATAAACCCGCAGCAAGAAAAGATATATTCAGCGAAGACTAACACGACAACAACAGATAGTTACCTTGACGCAGATTCAGACATGATTCTACCGTTCAGTTTATACAGCTCTTCAGTTGGTGTAGATTTCGAGAATTTCAAGCAAAACCTAAAGATAACTAACAACCATGACGGAACGCCTTCGTTACAAAGTCCATTCGTCAAGAGTCTCGTCGGAGGCATGCCTCATAGGAGCGTCAAATTTGGCACTGCTGACGCTGACCGTCCCGAAGCATACGATGTATCATCTTCTGCAAATACACTCACCATAAAGCAAACCTCGGCCCCTAAGTCCATGTTTCACCGTGATTTAGGAGGAGCCCGGTTCTATCACATTGGAAATGTAAAAACCACAGAGACTCCCTTAGTAATCGGAAATTATTCTAAAGACTATGAAATTGTCATGACCAACGGCCGTTCGTTGAACAACAATTATTTGGTAGAGAACGAAGGTCTAAATTTGACAGGCGGTATTTCACAGGGCCTGTATGTTCCAGCTATCACCGAGTTTGAAGTTCCTCAGAGGCCAGCGCGAGACCACGTCATAGTTAATCGCTTTAACGCGCCAGGAGGAGCAGAATCATCAACTCCACAGGGCATGAACAGGGAATCCTTAGAGTACTCAGTGTACAGTACTGTAAATTACAGAAACGGCGTGGTTCGATACATAGAAGATTTCCTGTCAGAAGAACACTCAGAGCAATTCGGATACCGATCCGGCAGCACGACACAAGCTTCTAGACACATGACGAATAGAAACACCGGCAAAAAGACGGGGTCTTTAGGTCAAGAGCTGGAATACGACAACAACTACGTCCAGCACGAAATACCACAAAATGATTTTGGATATTCTTGGGTGACGTCATCTGCAAATGAAAGCGTATACAGTTTTCTAAATAAGAATGAAAACACCGGTCATCAACATTTGCTTAACATATCTGGAGCCCTGAAATCATCTCAGACGATAACTTTCTTGGGAACCTCAGAGTTGACGCCAAACTTAGACTTTGTGAATTTAAATACCTTTACAACTAGAAGTTTGACGTCTGATGTGAACATGCTGACAAACAACTCTGCAGACTTAAACTCAATCGTACTTAATCGCCAGGGACCATACGGATGGCCATCTTGGAAACAATTAAAGGGAGAGCAACATCCCATTACGAAAGCACACAAGAAAAACAACAAGCTTTCGGTTGTTTATCGTACACACAATTCAAAAAAATATGCTTTTGTGGATTCTATTAAGGGTGATTATGAGTTCGACTTCAAAGACACAATTGACATTAGCGACACTAACACTTCCGCAAGATTGGTTGACAACTATGATGAGATGTATATTACATCTAAGTTCAATCCATTGAACGTAAACTTAACTAGATTTGACAACACCAGTATCAGTTTAGAAAATCTAGATTTGGCAATTCGCTCGGCCATCGGTGTACCTATTTTAGCAGTAAACCAATTATCTCAGCATCACATGTGGACAAACGATGAATACTATTTGGGAACGGTTTTGCGTGACGCATCCAGACATAGCGATGGACTATCTTTTGATGAAGAAGATGAGTTCATGATGTTTAGCCCTGAAGGGGCCCTGAGTGAGGATGAGCAAGCAATGCTGTCAACTGCGCTTGGTGGTCTACGCGAGTCGGCCGCCGTGTCTATGCGTGCCACAGTACAAAACAAAATAACAGGCTTCGCTCAAAGAAAGTTTGAAAATTTGGTAATAGCAGGAGTGCAAAACCCAGAAATATGGTCAAAGTATATTGACCATGACAAATATGTTTCAGAGACTAGTTTTGCAGTTCTTAAGAATTTTCTTACGGAGGGTATTACCTCAAGAACAATGAGAGAGTTGAACTACATAGAGACAATATATCCGAGAGAGATAAATACCTACAAATCAAAAATCAGAGCTAGGGATAGCTTTGATTTCTTTGGATGGAATAGTACCAGGTCTAATAGACAGTTAATCTTAACTGGAAACGTTTCTTACGATACTCCTCTGATCGAGAACTCAGATGTCCGATTGTTTTTTCCTCAATCTGCCTTGGCCGAAGAAAGAGAGTTTAAAAAGTCGTTTTACAATACGGTGGAGATGGTCGATATAAATTCAACGGGATCAGATGCTTCGACAACGTCTAGCACACACATCACGGCTAGCAGCTGGGTCCTTGATTCTCGTGAAACTTTTACTGGCTTACCGTTGAATATAACATCTTCATACTTCACAGAAGGGGATAATTTCCTTAGGTCCCGATCACAGGGCACAAGGGGAGAAGGCATTTTACAAAACGATTACAGTATTTTTGGATTAGGATATAATGGACTTCGGGGTGCACCTCCGATATCACCAGTATATAACAGAAGAATACCGCAGATTCACGGAAACAACTCTTACTTGGCTGGTGAGGCGAAATACGAAGCCGCCGCTACTCGAACGGGCCCGTTTTACGATTCATATCAAGACTACGCCGAAGGTTTAAGATCCGCAGGTCAGACATATTCGCTGATTCCTGAATTCCGAATGCACAAAGTTATAGAAGATTATCTTACAACCGTCGATTCTTCGAAGTTTGCAATTGATGAGTTCCTAGAATTAACAGGGACAGTATACCACACATCTTCAGGTAACCTGTCAGTTGGAACGCAGTTTTTTGAAACATACTCGATGACTGATTTTATGAAATATTTTCAAGTTGTGAAAGATGATATCGAAAATGAGAATCTTGGACTGGCTCCTGGCAAATTAACATTAAGGTGTCAAGCCGTGAAAAGATTTTTGCCTTATAGAGGATTCTATCCAGCAGAAAGAGTCGTCCAGATATCCGAAGTTTTCGACAGGAGTTATCTTCGACCCGGGTCATATGGTTCAAAGTATATTGAAAACGATTCTATAAAAGAAGATGCAGCTAAATCTTATCTAGATTTAAGAATTGAAAATTCAAAAGCTCAAGCAATAAAGCCGCTTATGGCGCCTGGTGTGTTAATGAATTCGATAAAAACTGGCCTCGCGGTTGATTATCCGATATTCAGCTCATCAGTAGATACTGGTGTGAGTTATATTTTCAACAATCATATCACATCAGCTCTAGACGACTTTTCTTTGCTTTCTCTCGGAACATCAACCGCTTTCACCGGGTCCCTAATTAACTCGTCTGTAGATGAAGGCATACCGAGAGTTAGCGGTACTCTGGATTACAGAGTGTCTTTTGAAGATTTGTTATATCCACACCGCATTTGGGATCAAATTGTTTATGACAACGAACCACACCCAAGCGCGAGTATGTTGCATGGGACAACAGATCACCTTAAGGTGCTCGACCGTCCACCACGATTTGGAAACATCGATAGAGATATGTCTACTCAGTATGGCGCAATGAATTTTGAAACGTCAGAAAATGCATTTGCAATTTCTATGCTGCCTTTCACATTAGCTACTAATAATTTTTGTGCAGAAACTGTAAATTTCTTCTTGGAGGACGGAGTGTTGAATACTGCTATTTCGGCCCCGGGTGCACAATATTTTGATAACTTGACCTACAAGATGAGAGTGCATCTCGCGAACGAAGACACAGTCATGTACGATAGACACTCTGCTTTCGGCCCACCAGTAGACGAAGGCAATCCAGAGATCACTACGTATAACCTGTCTAGCACAAAGATTTACAACGATGACGGTACCGCCGCCTCGGCTTCCGTGTCTTTCGCCGCTTCTACGGCTAGACCCCTCACTGAGATTCCAACAGAGGTCACGGCGTCGTCTCTTACTGTACTAAATGCTGTATTTGACTCTTTTCCAGGTTTTAGCTTCGAGTCTGCAAACTCTCAAACCGTTAATGTAAAATATTACGATTCAGAAAACTTTGTCGGAGATAACATAAAGTTTAAGTTTGGAGAAGCTTACACTAGTGCAACTCAAACATTTCTAAGTACAGCTCTCCAGCACCCAAGAATCACCATTTCTGGCGCCGCTGGCCAGCACAAATTTAGATTTTACAACTCCAACACTTCGGGCGGTACGCAGTCGGACCTTTCGGATACTGCTTATGTCAATGTTTATGATACTAGCGCCGGCGCCTTACGCGATGGTTCAGAAGTCGCTCAAGAGTTTTTCACAAAGTTTGTGTCAATACCTGTAATGAGCCAATCTTTTGCAGCTTTCTTGGGCACCGGCGCGGACGCCGGGAAGCTTAACTTGTTCGGACGAACTAGAAGTATAGATTCGGACATATCGATAACATCAGACATATCAATCGCCGGATTTAGTCATTATGACGACACATCCACAAAATTCATAGCCAGAATAACAACAGGTAGCAACTCAAATGGTCATACGTCTGGGGATTACGGAACAGAGCAAATAAACTTTTCTTCTTCTGCTACATCCACTTCATGGGCTGCTCGTCTGGCTGCGCTGGATTCCTCAATTAGCAGATACGTTAATATTGGCGCCGCAGAGCCATTGTCTGCCGCTACAGTCGCTACGGCAACTAGGGACGCAGTTTTGGCCTTATCGTCTTCAACTGCCGCCTATCAGATTTCTGCATCAATCGGAGCCTCTTCCAACATTGTGACCTTGAGAAGACTAGACTCAGGTTCGCAGGGAAATGTTCCGATAGGCAACCCAGGAGAAGCTGTTTCTGCAACTGATCTAGTTTCTTCGATCAGTACCAGTTTCGCCGGCGGTGCGCTACAAACCATCGCCGGAAAAGCAGATGTTTTTACTCCAACTACTGCGATTCAATCCGGATCTCATGGACATTTACCATATGTGCCACCCTTTTTAGATCCGAATACTAGCCCTTACGCAGAGTTAAGTTTTACACCAGCTAGCGCTGGAGAATATACGATTCCAGAGGTTCTAAATGACCTGCAAATAACATATTACAACATGCCTGCGCCGTCAAATCAGTCAGAAAACATTAATTACAACGCAGCAATGGTGCTTTCTGCATCCATAGACTTTAAGAATCACATAAAGTTGCGAAGCGATCACACTAATACGAACGTCGGATCAAATACTGTCGACCCAAACTCCGTTGATTTAAACAGATGGGTGATTAGACCCAAATGGGAAACTCCAATAATCGATTTCTCATTTGTCACAGCCAGCGCTATCAATCTGAACGATAACAGCGAGCAGCAAGTTTCGGGATCTCCATGGAAAACGAGATACCAGTCAAATTACTATGAAACGTTAAAGACATCCAGTGTTCCTTACCTGACGGCTTCTACTGGAATGTGGCACCAGAGCGGAAATCTTCTTGACGAATTAGCCCAAAAGGGATATTACATGGTCGTCGAAGCTGGAGATCAGAAAAACCCGGACAGGTTCGCCGCGAAAGACCTGGCAACTAAAGTTGGATTCTTGGATGGTTCTGAATCTAGCAAGAGGATACGTTTAGGTAATCTTGCAACTGAAAAAACAGTGTGGGAGTCAGTAGTAGCGATCCCCTTTTACAATGATCCTAAGCAAGGTATTAAGTTCTTTAACCTTAACGCCGAAGCTTATCGCGATGCTACAAAACTAAACCATATAAACATGATAAGGCACTCAGCCAGAGTTTCTGATAACTCACTGGACCAGAACACTAAGAAACAGCTGAATCAACTGTACGACAACTTCCTTAACACCCCCGGTACAAACGCCGCGGAAAACATAGCCTATCAGCTCAGAATGATGGAAAAATTTATTATACCGCCTCAATTTGATTTCTTGTCTAACAATGTTGATTGCGCCGATGTGGCACCGTTTGTACAGTACATCTTCCAATTTAGCGGGAAATTCACAGATAAAGATTTAGCTAGTATGTGGCAAAACTTATATCCCAACTCAGAACAGGGATCTGGAAAAGCAAAACATTCTTCTCCATATCCAAACTCAGGACAACCGTCGGGTATATCGCTAGACTATCCAGATGTAGAATACGTTTCTGGATTTTTAGACACAGACTCTGTCGGAATATTTCAGGGAATGAGTTCGAATTATGAAGATACTTCTGAATTTTTGGAAAATGAAGTACGATGGCTCGTATTCAAAGCGAAGCAGCGAGGTACCTCCCGATACGATACCATTGTTGAGAAATCTGTATCCAAAAACAACCACTATGATCTGATATCTGTCAATGGCAGAGAGATCAGCGCGGAAAGCATGAAGTCAGCACAATTGAAGCCACAGTTTAACTGGCCGTATGATTATTTTTCCCTAGTTGAATTGGGCAAGATTGAGTCCAAAGTAGATTTTTACGACGACATCAGAACCGTAGGAGTACCTAAAGAGAGTCCTCGCAGATTAGAGAAAGAAAGAGGGAACCAACAAGCGAGTCCACCGAAAACACCGGCTGTTGGCTCAACCTCTTCATCGACCTCATCTTCGAGTTCAACCACAACAGTCGCTACATCGATGGTATTCAGGGAAGTGTTGCTAGAAGACACAACGACGCCCTCGACGAGGATATTTAATATTACTGGTGGCACGGTGTCGTCAGGTACTGAACAGTTGTTTGTAAATGGAGTTCTGCAATCACTAGGCGGCACAAACGATTATACGATATCGGGCAACACTGTGACGTTTACCTATGATTTGGATGATGGAGATTCTGTCGTAATCTCTTATGTTAAAGACTAAGGAGTAAAGAAATGGCATTCTTTAATAAGAAAGAAGAAGTTATAGATATAAAGCTTACGCAATTTGGAAAAGACCTGTTAGCCCGCGGCATTTTTAAACCCGCTTTCTATCAGTTCTTCGACGATGACGTAATCTACAATTCCTCACTTGCGGGAGTATCAGAGCATCAGAACGAATCTGAATCTCGTATACTTGAAAATACACCAAAGCTGAAGACCCAGGCATTAACACTCGGTGTGGAGTCCCGCTTTCACGTAGAGCAGACCTTGATATCTTCTGGAGAGCGCAACACGTTTACTGTGATCAATAGAGCAGCAAACCCATACGTTCAGGACAGAATTTTGTTGTACCCGTTGGCGTCCCAAGAAACATCAAATCAATCAGCGGCAACCTTTACAATGAGAGTTCTGGGTTCGAAAATGGAACAAGGAGTGGATCCATATGTTACAGAATTAACTGGCTCCGGTATCCTCAAGAGTATTCCTCAGATAAACGTCAGCGCAAGTTTCAAGATGACAGAGGATAGAGAAGAGTTATTTGAGTCTCCCACGATGATAAACACTGAGGCGTTTTTTGATTTGTCCTCTAGAGAGACCGTTTTCGCCGACGGATCTAAGATTACGGTTGAGGGCAACCCAGTTATAGTTGATTTGGAAGAGTTAAATGTTTTCTTCGGGTTAGACAACTTTGAACTCGAAATCTATGAAATAACCGAAAAGAACAAGAACAAAATATTAACCAGGATAAAAGACCTAGAGGACGTTAACGGCTTGTTTCATATAAAGACGGATTCGGATGTAGAAGAAGTTGAAGCGAAAACCGGAAGAAAAAGTAATTACTACAGGTCTAGAGAGAATTAACAATGAGTAACACAAGTTTTCCAATTTTAACAACAAAAAGAATAGTTATATCAGAAGGATATGAATCTATTCCTGGTGAAGCCTCGACACGATCAGGGGGCTATGTAGATGAATCAGGGGCAAACATAATAACAGAGGTAGTAGACCAGGCCCCAGCAACACTTAGAGAATTTACAAAAGTAAAGGTAGAGTTTCTTTTAAAGTCCAGAGAAAATACGAGTCTTAGCAAATGGTTTTCTGACACCTACAAGAACAATGAAGCGTTTTCGCAGTACGCAGAATATTTGAAAGTGTACTTTATGGCACTTGATGATTCATCAGACATCCTCGCCGGCTACTTGCAAGACCCTTCGAGTAGATATAGAGCACTCAAATTCTTGCCGAGTGTGTTCGCTCTATCTGGAGAACCTATGCCCAAAGCCGCAGTCAACTCGATCACGTTCGCTGAAATCTTGCAAAATGAAAAGTTCACTACGACACCAGTCTCGGACACATCAGATTATTATGAACACGATATATATGCAGAGATTGAGATGGATATCTCCAATTTAAGCATGGAGTCCACAAGCAAGGTGCACTTAATTGGGTTTATGCACATGGACGTGGAAAGCTACGCTCGCGACAAAGGACTCTCATTGTTGCCAGAAGAGCCCCACGCTGTTGAATCTATAGGCGGAGAATTAATATATGATCTTCTTTTGGAAAGATCAGATTCTCTGGAGGTTCCATTCAATAGAGAGTCTCTCTACCTCAATTCTGAACCCTACTATGGGCCATCACACTATCACAGTGAAGACAACCCAGGTCCCGACGGATACGTTGGATACATGGCAGGGTTCCCCGGGGATGATATGGGCCCCACCCTTGATGTTGTTACATTGAGAAACTACAAGGTGATATCCAGCATATACGACCATCAGGACGACCCATCAGTTTTCGGACTAGGTCCTATGTCATCTGAACCTGCATCTTCTACGGGTGCAAGCCTGGAATCTTATCTCGGATCCGTCTTAGATAGAGAAGATCTTCTAGACGCGTCTCGACGCATGGTGGAACTCGTGAGAGCATCCAGCTATGCGGAGTCTAAATCAAGAAAGAATTTTATGAAAGGTACGGATATACCTGCAACGTTCATTAACTCTGTGTCCTCACTGGATCCCATCACCGGAGAAATAACAAACGAGGGAAGCCACCACGCTAGTGTTGTTGGGTTGGACTATTTTAAACTGGTGCGAGATATGTCGAACTATGGAAACATCATCAATTTTCATTTTGACAATGGCAACATACCGTTGGTGGAGAGTTTACTGGAAGATAGCAAAATCATAAATGTCGAAGTTCTGCGGGACAGAGTAACAAATAACCCATACAGCTTTAACGATACTGATTCTCTAGATTACAAGATATACGATACAAACGAACCAAGCGTAAGAATGGTAAACACTCAGGATGCTTCACATTCATACGCCTTCAATCAACCAGACTCACAACCACGCATACGCCCATTCGCCGGCCGTCTAATCCCTGCATCAACTCATCTAGCCAGTATAAGGGAAATAGATCTGATGAGTTTAAACGCAAGCTCCGGACTGATATCTTCGGTTCCGGGCCACAACAGGTTCTTTCACATAAAAGATTATGATCTGTTTCATAATGCGCAGTTTGGAAAATACAAGTACCGCTTGAAGTTGACGCTGATAGATGGAGTTTATAAAACAGTAAGTTTAATGCTGCGCCAACTGGAGCACTCATACCGTAAAATAAACGAATACTTCAACGAAGCGTCCCAGCCGGTGATCAAAAACTCGCAAGGAATTTACGTACAAGGCAATTATGACTATGACGTGAATGTTTTCCATCAATCTTTTAAAGAGAGGGATTATTCCCTTACGATCCAATTGGCTAAGAGATCTTACGCTTCGGCCGTAGAATTCTTAACAGGCAATCGCCCTTCTGAGGCAAGACTGTTCTCGATCGAGGGCGCCCTAGCACCAGAAGTAGCAAACCTTGAAACGATAAGACATATGAATGCAACGATTCAAAAATTAATACTGGCCATGAGAAATATACTCAAGGCGAACGGGGATTCTTCAAATTCTGAAGATCTCAAGAAGAGAGGAAAAACATATACTCCGGCCTCCGGTCCTGGTCGTAAATCAAGAACCATAGAAGTTACAGTAAAATGCCCGGACGTCATCTCTGCGCTGCCAGAAGGCACCATTGTTGCAAATTATAGCAACCACCAGATAGAAGACGAAGATGGGAATGACATCACACCAGATTTACCTAACTTAGGCCTTCAAGACTATTTGGACAGAATCTCCATAATGCAGGATAGGTACGCGCTCGACTTTTTGCTACCATCCTCATATTCGTCGTTGAGTTTCTCACCATATAGCGTGGCACAGTACGATGTTCAATCAAGAAGGTTTGCACCCATTAACAACGAAAACAGGATTGAAGGCGTATCACAAATGGGATCATCGACAATTGTTTCATCTTATGTTTCATACCAGAACTCTTCAACACAGGAAAAGATAAATTCCGAAATCCTGGTAAACATCGCAAGATCCCGGGATAACATCCTCTCGTCTTTTACAAAGAAGCCTCCTTCAGACCTCGTGTATCAAGCATTTACATCAGCCGGCGTAGTTGTGAATATGCTGGGTACTCCTCTGTCAACTGGAGGACCTTCCACGAAATCAAATAACAGTAGCAAGGCCAAGGAGAAACTAAAGGATGCTCTAGATCAAGCGGACAAAGACAATTGCTTAGAGCTGTCAGACGGTTTAAAGTCGGCACTACAAAATGCTGCTTACAACGGCGTGACGAGAAAAGAGGTCATGACCACGGCAGAGTCTGGATATGCTAATTTAAACGGTATTATCAATGTAATTGGCAACACTTATGATAATATGTTGAGCTTGGTGGGATCATTGCAGAATGCAGCTGCCATCTCACCCAGTGCCGCTAATAAGCCCACAACAGAGGAGCAGAAATTTCTAAACAATGTTGCAAAATCCCGCCGGCGCCTCAATAATTTCGGCCTAAAAAGATATGATTTGTATGGTACCGACGCCGCCGAACTCTATGTTGTTGCTCCGGGGTCACCTTCAATAAAGTTTACTTTAGCGCAGGCAACAAAATGGCGCATGCTAAAAACACAGGCAGATGCATATTTACTTGTGATGGCAAAACCCACAAAAAAAGAGGATGCGGTAATTCACGTTAACAGTGGATACTTGCTTAGGATTTAATTATGACACAAATTATAGACCCGTGCAGTAGAGTGGAAGTCCCCGACGCCCCAGACCAGGGACAAGGCCCTAATCCTGTTTCGACACGATCTCTTGAGATACCACCAGCCGCGTTCCCCGTTAGGCAGTCTGAACCGATAGAACAGACAACTGTCAGAGACAGCGCACTCATAGAGAAGTACTTGTGGAATGACCTCTCAGACACAATAGACCTCCTCAGATACCCTCAGCAGGCAGTGAGATTGACAAGTTGGCAAGAGAGGCCAGAGTTTTTAGACTCATTCCGGTTCGTCGCCGGCAAGAACTGGAGATTTGAAAATGGTAATCTAGTTTTTTACAAGAAAGACTTTAAAGCGTCGACGCTAAAAGGAGTACCCTTTGACTTGCAGACTAGATTTGTAGGAAGCGATCAATCCGGATTGGAGACATGTGAGATAACATTGACACCGGATTTCCCAATATTTCGAGGACTCCTACAACAGAACAATAGGTTTTCCTTGTCAGAATCGTCGATAATCTTTAACGCTCCTCAAAACTTTCATGCATACGTGTTCGGCACAGGACCTTTTGAAGTGCCTCTAATATCAGACACAAATAACTGGAAATACGATTTTTGCTTCAAAGCTCCCGCAGCTTTTTTTAAATCTGAAGTGGATCGCTCAAGTGTACCGTTAGTAGAGGGAGTATCTATAACTTCTCATTACTTGGGCCTACCTGTAAATGAACCATCCGAAGAAGCAAAAGAGTTGACTAAGTATAGCGCATATAGATTTTATGAAAACTCTTTAGACCCAACTGTTCCCGCAAGAGTAGCGGAAGACAGCTCCCAAGTCTTTTTTAATCACGAAATCGTAAACGATATAACAGCGCACGCCACTAGTCAAGGTGCCATGAGTTCTTTATTCTCGACAGAACAAGGACAAAGCGTCTTAAACAATCATGTACGGATAACCCTTGACACTAGTCAGAAGGTGAAGAAAGAAGATTCATTCGCTGCAACCTTAGCTGCAGGCAACCACACCCGCGCTTTCATGAATTTTTTGGTGAACAGTGATGTAGAACTCAACGCCGAAAATAGGTTTGTTCAAATTCTAGATCAATCTAGACTAGGGGGAAATGTTAACAACAAACAAATCGTAAACTATGAGCCTAAGTCCTACGAACAAAACAAGCCCGGAGAATCTGACAATAATTTTAACGAGCACTATGGGTTTTCTGTATATGAATTAACAACATCGCTGTCGGACAAGCAATATTCAAGAAGCCCGATACCCTATGATCGATCGAACTACGCTCTCTCTTTTAGTCAATTCGATGGCGCGGACCAGCGATTGATCGATATCAAAAACACAAAGAAAAGAACATTTGATTCGATATTAAGTGGTGATTTAGCGCACAGCGAGATTATCGCATATAGAATAGAGAAATCAAACTTAGAAGGAGACACTCTACAGAATTTTTATTTCTTCAACAGCTACGATGATGATGCTTTAGACTTTATAGACACACAGGTATTTTATAACAGGGAATATACATATAGAATCTATGCGATTAACGCGGTCGTAGGAAATAAGTATAAGTATGTAAAATATTACGATAATAGTTATATCGACGACATCTACTCTTTTGCAAATGAGTCTCCTTATAAATTTTTGGCACTTAACAAGGCTGTCGTCAGTTTTATTGAGACTCCATTTTTTGAACAGCAAATAGTCATGATCGACAAGCCCCCTCTCTTTCCTCAGGTAGAAGTTGTCCCATTTTTTCAAGAAGTGGACCGAATCGGGTTTAGATTGACACCAACATATGGATCTGTAATAGAAAAGCCAATACAAATAATTGCATCAGATGAGCGGAAGATAGCCGCCATGCAGAGTAATTCTGTGAATTTTTCTGAAACAGAGTCGGAGTCTGAAAGGTTGGTTCACTATTCGAGCGACAATCCCCCAACAGAATATGAAGTTTTGTTAATTCAGCAGCCTCCTAGTTCATATCAGGATTTCGCAACAGCGCAGAGGTTCGCCAAAGAGACAAGCTATAATTCTGGTTACATGGAACTGAACCTTGAACCTAATAAAAGATATTACATGGTCTTTCGAGCCGCGGACAATGCCGGAATATCAAATCCCAGTTCAGTCTACACCATGGTGTTGAATCTACACACAGACGGTATTTTCGTGGAGTTCGATGAGTACGAGATGCAACCAAACGATTCGGACATTCCAATGACGTTTGAAAGAGTTCTAAAAATAGATCCATCTCCCGAGCAAATGTCAGTTGATTTTTCAGAGCAAATACAGCAAGAGGGTTTTTATGCCACTGCACCTTCGGTTTCTGACTTGCAGCTTGGCATAGAAGAAAATAAAGTCTGGACTAAAGATTATAAATTTCGATTAATATCGAGGACGACAGGAAAGGCAATTGACCTGAACATTAACTATGGGTATGACATTGTACAGCCACCAGTCTCATCTAACTATGCGCTTAACTTTGATGATATTGAGATTTTTGACAATCAAGGGACATTAGTGGAAAGAGAGGGAGAAGTCCACGGCGGCCTGTCTGGGCTCCCTGTCGAGTCTGAAAATCAGCAAAGCTCGACCACGGAATATGATGAGGAAGGAAATCCCGTAAGAAGTACCGTCAGGGCAAACCCCGAATCAGTCAGAGAAAGGCTGGCCCGAGAAGAAAGGGAGCGCAACATGGAGAGCATTCGCAGAGATGATGCAACTAATACGGGCCCGACAAGAATATATGAGTATTAAAATAGAGCAATAATAAAACTAAAACACTAATTAATAGTGATTTCATTTAATAAAGGAGCAAAATAATGGCATTTTTGGACAATTCCGGCGATATTATTCTTGACGCCGTCTTGACAGACCTCGGAAGAAAGCGTCTGGCAGCAGGAAATTTTAGAATTTCTAAGTTCGCGTTGGGAGACGAGGAGGTTAATTATAATCTTTTTAACTCAACTGACTCTAGAGGTTCTGCATTTTACGATCTTGAAATTATGCAGACACCAGTCTTGGAGGCATTCACAAGCGACCAGTCTTTAATGAAGACAAGGTTAATGAGTTTTGCTAGAAACAATATACTTTACATGCCTATGTTAAAGATAAACAACAAGTCGGAAAATCAATCAAGCCAACCAGACAGTGCCATTCAGGGCTTCACTCTCATGGCGGACAAAGACACTGTGACGCACGATTCTGGAAACGATAGAGGACATAAGCCCGGATTTATTAGTGGAATGATGGGAGACTCAGCACAAACAACGACTCACATAGCGATCGATCAGGGCATCGACTCCGGTGATGACGGACTAAACATAACTCAAACTCTCGACCCAGGACTGCTTGAGACAGCATTCGTAGTAAAGGTCGACCACAGAATATTGAGACTAGAGTCTTACACTGGGGAGTCCACTTACAATACGCTTACAAATCAATTCATCGATGACGATGCCATAGCTACATACTACATAATGCAAGGGCAAGAAGGCTCTCCGATCTTAGGACCTAGAGAAGCAGGCTTCAGAATGAGGTCTGATCTTAGAGATTCTAATACCACTGAATTGACTACTATCGGCGGCCACGAGATGTTCGCTGGCCCCCTTGGTAACGTCTTGCGCATTGTACCTAGGGTTTCCAATTCGGCTCAACAGTCTACGTCTCTTTTCACGGAACTTGGGGCCTCGAAGACAAATCTAGCGACCCGAACCGGAGGAGCGAATATGAGCAATTACAGATACATAGATACCGTAATGAATATTACAGGTATGACCACCGGGTACTCAATTGACGTACCGATAAGAATTATAAAGAAAAGTTAAACTAGGAGATTAAAATGGCAAATTCTTTTTTCAAAACACTGACATCCGCGGACCGCACTCAATCACGCACTTTGTTGCACGAGAACATTCCAATTACGGGAACACTACTATCTGGAACTTACAATACCGATTCCGCAGGAAGAGAGGTTAACGTAAAAGTTTTTTCTCACGGAATGTTTCAGTCTGTGTATGATTATCCATACGCCAGCTCTTCAGCGAATCATATCCTAGATTTAGCCGCAGGGTTCAGCACCGATGCAAGTTCGGTCTCTTCTTCTGCAACTGCAGCAGCTGCACAGGCGCCGAAGAAGGTAAACATATACAATCAAATGGCACAGGTACTGGTAGGGTATGACACGGGAAGCAACGTTCGAACATTCGATATTGATGGTAACTTCGCCGACACCGGCACTAAGCATCATGACGTAATATTCGTAAACTTTTCTAGGCTCCTTGTTAAGGATGAAATAAAGAAGGGTAGCTTCTCCATAGTGTTAGGCACAGGCTCAGCCTATGCAACGCCTTTCAGCAACACCCTCACAGTGTCTGACACTGGAGCCGCGACTTCATACCTGTCCAACTCACCTGCAGGTGAGTACGGTTTATTGAAGAGTGGATCCACCAATGTTGGATTGGTTTACTACCAGGCAGGCGTTGCTGTCTTGACAGGGTCAGTTTTCGGAACGGGATCAAACATGACGTCCACCGGGACTAAAATAGAAGGGTTGCTGACAGGGTCTTCAATAAACGCAACCGCAGATGCAGTAAGACACAGAATACAGAATATATCCTTCAACAATACAACCGAGCTTAATTCTACAATATTCTTCTGTAGAGCTAATCACAATGAGTTTAATTACAGTTCTAATCCCACTTATTTGAGTGGGAGTAAGATTGTGGTGAAGGACAATGAGCCCCTTAATCTGCCTAGATCGTATGTGACAACTGTGGGATTATATTCTCCAGACAATGAACTTATGGCTGTAGCTAAAGTGTCTGAGCCTCTACGCAAGGATCCAACCAACGAACTAACATTGAGAGTTCGACTGGATTACTAAAATGAGTTTTAAAAGGTTTCAGCAGAAAGACATAGTGAACAACACTATGGTTGCTAAACCTGAATTTAATTTTATAGTTCACAGCGGCAGCACGTTTCTTCAGAGAGAGAGGTCCGTCGACGGCAACTTTTCCAACACAATAAAACATATAGAATCAGGTCATGTAAGTTTACACGAACTAAACATCAACAGACCTAGTGATTCATTAATCTATTCCTTTATTGAAAAAGACAGCACCAGATATTCATTCAAGACAATAACAACAACAGAATTTGATTCTGAATCCACTTTCGGGTTTGGATCTCAAATGACATCTTCTTACCCTGTCAGCGCATCTCTAAGCAGGATATATGTACCAGCAGGTATTGAGTTTAACACAGGTGGAGTGACAGCCCACGTAAATAAGAAATACATCAGGGCTTTGAAAAACCCCATATCGTCATCAAACGTCTTGGGCCCGTCAAACAAGTATGGATCCCTAGGCACTTCCGCGGTCAACATGATCTGCGCCCCTGGTATCTTTGCCGGGTCTGGAATCGACAAGGGCTCGATTGAACTGAACTATTATGTGACTGGAACATTGGTTGCGACTGCCAAAGATCTATATTCTGATGGAAGGATGATACAAACATACGGTTCAACAACATCCGTTGAAGTGGGAATGGTAGTTTATAACCAGGGGATTATTTTATTAACGTCTTCAACCAGCCTACATACAAGCACAGATAAGTTTTTCTCACCATCCTCAACGGCCAACCCATCTTGGTTATCTTTCGGTACCGGTTTAAAACAGGCCGGCCTATCGCTCTCTCACGGAGATGTAGAAGACTCTTCATATTCTATAAATTTCAAGGGGACTAACAAGATACCCACACTTACAATGTTTGCATTTTCAGAAAAAGGAGAGCATAACTTTTCTAAGAATCCGACATTTTTATCAAGATCTTCAGGTGAGGTATATTTTCAGAACAAAGAGAATTATAGAGAGAGACAGTATCAAATAAAGAAGGTGAATAAATCTCCGTATGCAGACCACCAGGAAGAATTTCAGAACGTGACTTACATTTCAAAAGTGGGCATATATGACAAAGACAAGAACCTAATAGCTATCGCCTCTCTAGCTAACCCAGTAAAGAACACTGAAAAAAGAGACTTTATGTTCAAGATGAAGATAGATTTTTAATGGATATTCTAAAGAAGAAGATGAAGTTTTTGGCAACAAAGTTGTCCGCTTTGCAGTCCGAGTTCTCCGTCTCTAGAGAAATATTCGAATTGGCCTCACGAGAAGTTGATAGCATGTTTAAGCAGAAATACTTTCCAGAATCTTCGATGGTAGAAGAAGAAAAAAATAAGGACTTGGAAGAGTATGACCCTGATCAGGACCAAGAACAGGAAGAAGTTAAGGCAGAACCAGCCCCGCCGGAACCTCCAAACCCAGAAGACATGCCAGAGCAACAATCAGCGCTGAAGGACGCATCTCCAGAAGTAAAAAAGATGTTTAAAAAAATAGCATCTCAGTGTCACCCGGACAAGTTGCAAGATATGGACGATGGGTTTGAAAAAACAAAAAAAGAACAACTCTACCAAAAAGCAAGACAAGCACTGGAAAACAATGATGTACTGATAATGGCAGATGTCGCCAACGAACTTGGGGTTGAGATACCTGAAATAACCGAAACGCAACTAAAACAGACTGAACAGAAAATTATTTCTATAAAAAAAGAACTATCAATGATAGAATCAACAGCAGTGTGGCACTGGTTCTTCACAGAGGACCCCGCAAGAAAAGATGACATTTTAAAACAATTATTTCAAGTGATGTATGAAGAACAACAAAACGCTAGGTCTTGACATTTCAACTTCTATTACCGGAGCGACGGTCATGCAAGACAGTAAAATACTAGAAACAGTGTTCTGGGACACCAGAAACAAAAGAAAGTTTCCTACCTTCTATGAAAAAGCAAAGTTTATTAAAGAAAATATCTTGACAATAAAAAAGAAACATGGTATAACTAATATATACATCGAGCAATCTTTGCAATCATTCCGCTCGGGATTCTCTTCAGCGCAGACTTTGTCGACGCTAGCCAGGTTCAACGGTGTCGTGTCGTGGTTCTGCTTTGAGATATTCGGAATCCAACCAGAAATGATTGCAGCAACATCCGCCAGAAAACAAGCAGGTGTCGGCATCAAGCGTGGCGATAATGCTAAAGAAAAGGTTTTACAATTTGTTATTGACAACTTCCCACAAATTGAGATACAATATACAAAACACGGAAATCCAAAACCGGGCACACTAGACATGTGTGATAGTATTGTAATCGCTTTAGCGGGAGATAGACTTGTCAGAGAAGCTCAAATTACTTAAGAAAGCTCTAGGCCACTGTTGGTCTAATGAAGATGAACACCAGTTCAGTTGTCCAAAATGTAACCATCATAAGCTAAAATTATCGGTCAACATAGATAAGGATGTGTTCAAGTGCTGGATCTGTGACTACTCTGGAACAAAGATATCGCAACTAATTAGACAGTGTACACCAGCCTATTACGCTGACTGGAGACAGTTGGCGGGAGAACTCGACCTTGCGAAATACGACACTATATTCGCAGAGCATGTGCCTGAGCCTCCGCAAATAATAGATCTACCAGAAAATTTCCAAACACTAACAGGTAAAAAGACAAGACTCAAAAGGAGAGCCCTAGGTTATCTTTACTCTCGCGGCTTTACAGATAGAGATATTTTGACTTGGAAGATTGGTTTCTGTGATTACGGAGAGTATCAAGACAGAGTTATCATCCCAAGTTTTGATGACGATGGTAATGTTAATTTCTTTGTGGCGAGATCATATACAGACGATTGGATGAAATACAAAAACCCAAGAGTCAGTAAGGATATTATCTTCAATGACCTCAACATTGATTGGGATGATGATGTAATCTTGGCTGAAGGCGTGTTCGATGCAATGAAGTGTAAGAATGCCGTTCCACTGCTTGGTTCGACTCTGAGGGAAAACTCAAGACTATTCCAGAAGATATGCGATCGCAAGCCTGATGTATACTTGGCTTTGGATGAAGATGCCAAAGGGAAAGAGTTTGGGATAGCAAACAAATTGAGAGAATACGGCATTAAAGTTATGTCCATCGATGTCAGCGGCTATTCGGACATTGGAGAGATGCCACAAGAGGTGGTAGAACAGCGAAAACAAAATGCGGATATTGTATCCGATTTAGACTATTTACATTATAAATTAGATTTTTAAAGGAGTTTTATAATGAAAAAATCAGAACTGAAGAGAATGATAGCAGAAGAAGTTTCCAGAATAACCGAGTCCGCCGGCTCGGTTCGTCATGACCTAAGGTATATCAAAGAGATAATTGAAGAAATCGGCGCCAACCCCGACACCGGTCCCACCGCCCTAGACTTCCAAAATATCATGGGGCATTGCAAAAGAGCGCTGCAGCGACTAGCCGACCGGGAAAAATATCAAAATCCGGCAAAATAACAAAAAAGGAGAAAATCATAAATGAACAAAACACAACTAAAAAGACTAATAAAAGAAGAAACTAAAAAAGTATTAAATGAGAGAGGAAACTCCAAACAGAATGCCATGCACAATGCAAGGAGAGCACTTGAAACAGAAGATGTTAAATGGCTAAAAGATGCACTTTTACGTTTAATGAATGAGATGGCCGGCTTAGACCCGGAGCTAAAATTTTATCTACCAAAGAAAGAAGAGCCACAGTGTCATGATACACCATTCGGCCCGTTGTGCCCGGACGATGATTGATCAAGCACGGAATAGAGTCAAAACAAGCAACAGGAGAACAATAATGGAACTTACAAAAAGAAGACTAAAAGAAATAATCGCAGAAGAGATGAACCACTTAGCAGAAACAGGCGACCTCAACATGATTACCGAATCAGAAAAGAAAGCATTCGCTATCATTCTTGAGAAGCTTACACCAACTCAACTTGAGACCCTCGGCCTCAAAAGAATTTAGTTGACACCCCTACCAAACCCTGCTATACTTGTATCATAACAATTATTCACGGAGAATAAATGAGATTTGCTCACATTGCGGACACCCATATCCGAAACCTAAAATACCATTTTGAATACAAAGATGTATTTCAACAACTTTATAAATCACTAAAAGAAGAAAAGGTGGACTACATTATCCACTGCGGAGACATCGCACACACCAAGACACAAATCTCACCAGAGTTTGTGGACATGTGCAGAGACTTCTTCCAGAACCTTGCAGCCATCGCACCAACCTACATCATCCTAGGTAATCACGACGGCAACCTTCGCAACGGTTCTAGGCAAGACGCTCTTTCCCCTATTGCAAAGGCAATCAATGACCCAAATCTCATCCTGTTAAAGAACGCCGGAGAGACAAAAATCAATGATAAGTTTTGTCTAAATGTTTTATCTGTATTTGATGAGGAAAACTGGACCGAACCAACAGACTACAACCTAGTTAACATAGCGTTATATCACGGCGCTATTGATAAATCCAAAACAGACAGCAACTGGACACTAGGCGGCGACCATAGTATCGAAATCTTTGAAGAGTTTGACTTTGGCTTTCTTGGGGATATTCACAAAACACAAAAGTTAGATAAGGAAGGTCGTATCTGGTATGCTGGCTCTACAGTTCAACAAAATTTTGGTGAGTCATTGGATAAAGGTTATCTACTTTGGGATATTGAAAGTAAAGACAATTTTACCAATAGACTCATTACCTTCAATAACCCAAAGCCTTTCATTACTCTTCCTCTAAGTGAGAAGGGCAATCTGCCAAGACTAAAGCCACCAGAAGGTGCACGTCTTCGTATCGTATCTGAGAGTAATGTATCTCTGGACAAGGTTCGTAAGGCCGTCGACATTGCAAAATTTAAGTACAATCCTGAGTCGGTAACTTATCTTAACAGGGCTGCCGGTAAACAAATCAAAGTAGCAGCACCAGAAGGTCTAGAGAAACAAGACTTACGAGACATCAAGACACAGGAAACTCTAATGGCTGAGTATCTAAAAGAATACGAGTCGACAGAAGAAGTTCTAGAGAAAGTTTATAAACTAAACAAAGAATTCAACAAGCAAATTGAAGAGAACGAAGACGTAATGAGGAATGTCAATTGGTCACTTCAGAGTTTGGAGTGGGACAACCTATTCAACTACGCAGAAGGAAACAGGATTGACTTTACCAAATTAGAAGGTATCGTTGGTATCTTTGGGAAGAATTACTCAGGCAAGTCTTCTATTGTGGATACTTTGCTTTACTCTATGTATAACTCTACCTCGAAGTCTATTCGAAAGAACTTAAACATTATCAACCAAAACAAAGATGAATGTGTTGCCACAGCAACCATCAAGGTTGATGGAACAGACTACATCATAGAACGAAAGTCAAACAAGTACACAAAGCGCCTAAAGGGTGTAGAGACTCAGGAGGCAACGACGGACTTAGAATTCTACTCAAAAGACGCGATGGGCAATCACACGGGACTCAACGGCACATCGAGACAAGATACTGACAAGAATGTGCGAAGATACTTCGGGACTCTACCGGACTTCCTCGCAACCTCCATGGCCTCTCAGTTGGACTCGTTGTCTTTTATCAACGAGGGTTCAACAAAAAGAAAAGAGTTTCTGGCCAAGTTCTTAGATTTGGAAATCTTTGATAAGAAGTTCAAGATGGCAAAGGAAGCTTCGGCCGAAATCAAAGCGTCTCTCAAGAGGCTCGAAGGTATCGACTTTGATGGAAACATCAAGGACATCAAATCGGAAATCACCAAGGGAGAGCTTGCAATCGAAAAGAACAAAGCAATCTGCAGCACCCTCAAAGAAGAGCTAGGAGACTTATCACAAGCTCTAAACGACCTTCAGAATAAGATTGCATCAGTTCCAGCAGACGTCATAGACCCTGTGATGACATCACGGGCCATAGCGAACAAGCAGCAAGTGATACTACAGACCACAGCTCAGAAGACTGAGGCTCAACAGCTACTAATGGAGAACGAGACAAAATTTGAAAAGATAGACACGTTTCTCGCAGCATTCGAAGTAGATTCATACCGAAAGAAGAAAGAACTTATCGATTCTAGTTCTGAAGATCTTGAATTGTTGCTTGCTCAAATGGAGAGTGAATCTAAGAAGAAGAGTAGAAATAGAGAAAAACAAGACCTACTATCACAAGTGCCTTGCGGGTCACAATTTCCCACTTGCAAGTTCATCAAGGATGCGCACCAAGCAGTCGATTTGATTCAGATATCTGAAAAGAAGATGAGTTCTATGTCTAAAGATATCAATTCTTTAGGAGAGAAAATTTCTTCACTGGAGCCTTTGAAGGTGGCAAGCCATCTTGATAAGTACAATCAACTGGTGGAGAAGAGAAATCAAATAGCAACAACAATCGCAAACAGCAAGCTCGTTGTTGAACGCGCAGACAGCTCCCTGTTCAAGGAGCAGGTTGAATTAGATGAGCTTAATACCAAGGCAAACTTGTACGAAGAAAACAAGGAAGCTATCGAAAACCTAAAACAACTCCTATCAGATAGAGACAATTTGAAGGAACAGGCATTATCGAAAGAAAGGGAGCTTACATCATGCGATCAGAGAATTATGCAGCTTCATAAGAAGCACGGCTCATCAGAGCAAAAGCTGGTTCACATGCAACAACAACACAAGGAGTTTCAAGAACTAGAAGAGAACTTTGCTGCCTATCACTTGTTCATGGTTTGCTGCCATCCCAATGGTGTTTCTTATGAAATCATAAAGGAGAGGTTGCCTTACATCAACCAAGAAATCTCCAAGATCTTGACAAACATTGTAGACTTCGAGGTCTTTATCTCTAACAATGAGGACAAGCTTGACATCTTTATCAAGCACCCAAGCCACGACCCTCGTCCATTAGAGATGGGATCTGGTGCAGAGAAGACAATCGCATCAATGGCCATTCGACTTGCATTTTTAACTGTGTCCAGTTTACCAAAGTCCGACCTATTTATACTTGACGAGCCGGGAACTGCTCTCGATGAAGAAAACATGGAAGGCTTTGTCCGTATCTTAGATATGGTCAAGGGATACTTCAAGACTGTTCTTCTTATCTCACATCTCGACAGTTTAAAAGATTGTGTAGACATGCAGATAAACATCGAGAAAAAGAACGGCTATGCGCACGTAAACATTTAGGAGGATTTATGATGACAGCAATAAAAGCATGGGCAGACAAACACACGGAAAGATTTATTTCTCGCAAGTTCTTAGCGTGGCTAACAGCGACAGGGCTAGTAGCATACGGCTCAGTAACTTCTTCGGACTGGGTTTCGGTAACGTTAGCATACATTGGATCACAAGCAGCAGTCGACCTTGCCACACAGTGGAAGCACGGTAAGCAATAATGTTATATCTCAAGATCTTCTGGGCTTGGATAAAGAAAAACTGGAAGCTATCAGCACTTGCAGCATGGACCATTTTTATTTGGCTTGTGTCTCGCAAGAATGCCGATGGCGCCATCCAAGCCATGAAGGCGAACAAGGAGTCTTATGAAGCTCAGATCCAGGGCCTCAAAGATGCTCACGAAGAGGAAGTTCAAAAAAGAGAAGAACTTCACTTAAAATATCGTGTGACTCTTGGTAAGATAAAAGAAAAATACGATCTCGAAGAAGAACAGCTTTCTCGTAAAAAGAAAAAGAAAGTAAAAGAGATCATAAAGAAAGCAAAGGACAATCCTGATGAGATCAATGAAAAAATTGAAAACCTCTTTGGCTTTACTGCTGCTGATTAGTTTTACCAGCATCTCGTTTGCAGCGCCAGGAAAATATAAACAAGTAGAGCAAGGGGACACTGTCCCTTTTTCTGGTTGGTGTTTTGACAAAGAAGCATCAGCACAGATACTAGCAGACAAAGAATTTCAAGAAAAACAATGCAAGCTCAAGACCAATAGAGCTTTACAGATTCAGTTCGCAAACTATGATTTAGAGTTGGGTAAACTCAAGGCCGACATGAAATATGAAGTTGGCACAAGAGATACGATTATCGAAGCTCTAAAGGAAGAGAATCTAAAATTAGAAAAAGTTATTATCGATAGTTCGAACACTCACTGGCACGTCTTCGCATCTCTCGGCTTTGTAGCTGGAGCTATATTGACCATAGTAATTGTGGAGACTGTAGAGTGAAAGAAAAAGATCTAAACGAAGTAGCTAAAATAGAAAAAGCAATAAAGGAGAAGTACGGAGATGAAGCGATTCAGAACCCTAAGGGATCTTGGGATCAGGAGAAAGAAAATAAATATCTGGAAGACCTCAAATCTTTTTACAAAAGGGATCCTCGCAAAAAAACAACAGAGGTCATTGGGGATGTCAAAATTAAAACAAGAAAAGCATCGAACCAGGTAGAGAGAGAATGCCCAGTTTGTGGTTCATATTCCTTCTCTGGACGAGATGATGTTTATATGACAAAGTTTAACTGCTGTTTTGATTGTTATATTCAGCATGTCGACGGCCGAGAAGAAAGATGGAAATCGGGCTGGAGACCAAACAACTAACTATTTACTATTAGAAAACTATTTATTGTAAGAGGAATTTAAAACAATGGCAACAACTTTAGAAATTATAAACTGTATCTCACAGGTACTTGCTAATTCATATGACGGAGCACTTGACGAGAGCGGAGAACCGGTTAAAATTGGTCTCCGAAGGGAAGAGGGTAACCCCCTAATAGATCAAAGAGTCATGGACGGATTTGGAGCGCACATCAGCGGAAACAGACTTCACATCAAATACCACGCAGAAATACCACTTAAAGAAGTTCACTCAAATGGTTTCGAGGGAGAGATGGAATCCATGGTGGAGAAGGTCAAGTCTTTTATTCAGAAGGAATACAATAAATTGAAAAAATCTTCTCTTTCTCTTTCGGATCCAAGTGAGGTTGATGTTCTTGTTGAATATGTATCTCGTATACGTTGCAGTGTCAAGGTACACAAATGCTACGAAATAGGAGGAGTCCAGTCAGAGATCAACGATCCAGAATCTACTGAGCGTCCCACAGACCCATCATTCGCTAAGATGGTTGCTCTCGGCGGACTTAAGTAAGAGGCTTTAGTGTCGATAAAACTTACCAAGCAAGAAATAATGAAGGAAATTGTCCGATGCGGCAAGAAGCCTGAATACTTTATCCACACATACGCAAAGATAACTCACCCAATGAGAGGGCTGATACCCTTCCACTTGTATCCATTCCAAGAAGACCTGTTGGAAGATTTCGAAGACAATCGATTCAACATCATACTCAAAGCGAGACAGTTGGGAATCTCTACAGTCACCGCGGCATACGTTGCATGGATGATGATGTTTCATCGAGAGAAGAATGTGCTTGTCATCGCGACTAAGTTTAACACCGCGGCAAACTTAGTAAAGAAAGTTAAGGCAATCATCAAAGCTTTACCAGATTGGCTAAAGATCTCCACAGTAGATATAGACAATAGAACCTCATTTGTTCTTTCTAACGGATCACAAATTAAGGCATCATCCACATCCGGGGACGCCGGGCGATCGGAAGCACTATCTCTTCTCGTCATAGATGAAGCAGCACACGTAGAAGGCCTTGACGAGCTGTGGATGGGCCTCTACCCTACACTATCAACTGGTGGTCGATGCATCGCCTTGTCTACCCCTAATGGTGTGGGAAATTGGTTTCACAAAAACTACGTAGAAGCGGAGAATAAGTCAAATGATTTTTTCCCAACAAAACTACCGTGGGACGTCCACCCAGATAGAGACCAGGAGTGGTTTGAAAAAGAGACCAGAAATATGTCTCGTAGGGAAATTGCTCAGGAGCTAGAGTGCAACTTTAACATGTCTGGTGAGACAGTCTTCGGCGCCGAGGACTTGGAATTATATTTGAACATGTCTTGTGAACCCAAGCACCGAACTGGATTCGACAGAAACCTTTGGATCTGGGAAGAGAGAAGACAAAACAACACTTACCTTATCGCTGCAGATGTTGCCCGCGGTGATGGTAAGGATTACTCAGTGTGCCATGTTTTCAAATTGGAAACAATGGAACTTGTTGCAGAGTATCAGGGAAAGGTTACACCGGACGTGTTCTCTAGGGTTCTATTTGACGTGGGACAAGAGTATGGAAACGGATTACTGGTGGTAGAAAACAACTCAGTAGGTTTTGCAGTCCTTGACAAGCTTAAGGAAATGCAGTATCCTAATCTTTACCATTCCATTAAGTCCACACACGAGTTTGTGGAGGAATATCAAGCAGATCAGATGTCCAACGCGGTACCTGGATTCTCTACAACGTCAAAAACGAGACCTTTAATAGTCGCTAAGATGGAAGAATTCATTAGAAATAACCTAATTAAGATATATTCCACTCGTCTACTAGCTGAAATGAAGACTTTTGTTTGGAATAACGGAAGAGCCGAAGCTATGAGATCTTACAACGACGATCTCATAATGGCTTGCGCCGTCGGGTGCTGGGTTAGAGATACTGCACTGGCAGTAAACCAGAGGGACGCCGAGTACGCTAAAGCTTTTATAGGTTCCATTACGAAAACTACAAACGAAATGGACACGAGGATAAAAGGTATGGTTGGAACGCAAAAATTAAAAATGACAGATGCCGCAAATGAGCATCAACAAAACATCGCCGCATTTCCGTGGCTATTTAAGGGATAAAACATGGCAAGCAAAAAGAATAAAAACAACACAAGAAACCCACAAAGTCTATTGTTCAGGAGACTGACGAGACTGTTGTCGGGCCCTCTGACTCAGTACCGGACTCAAAACAATCACCGGCTCAGGAGAATTGACTTAGACAAATATGCTAATAGCTTTACTTCTACATCCGGAAAGGATTTTAAAAAGACTGCGTACAATCCTTACGACAATTTGCAAGCGCAATATATGGCATCTCAACAGAGAGCAGAAAGATACGTAGACTTCGACCAGATGGAATACACACCTGAGATTGCTTCCTCACTTGATATCTATGCTGACGAGATGACAACTTACTCTTCTCTCTCTCCGATGTTAAGCATTGAGTGCCCCAATGAAGAGATCAAGGCAATTCTAAGCTCTCTTTACAGTAATGTGTTGAACATAGAACACAACATGTTCTCTTGGTGTCGAACAATGTGCAAGTATGGAGACTTCTTCTTATATCTCGATATAGATGATGAGCTTGGAGTTACGTCAGTTATTGGTCTCCCAACACAAGAGCTTGAAAGATTAGAAGGAGAAGATAAAACAAATCCTAATTATGTGCAATATCAGTGGAACTCAGCCGGACTTACTTTTGAAAACTGGCAAGTGGGACACTTTAGAATCCTCGGCCAAGACAAATACAACCCATATGGCACATCTGTTTTGGAACCATCGAGGAGAATATGGAGACAACTAACCCTTATCGAAGACGCTATGATGGCGTATCGTATCGTTAGATCACCCGAGAGGAAAGCTTTCTATATCGACGTTGGCAATATACCTCCGCAAGACATAGAACAGTATATGCAAAAGGTGATGACTCAAATGAAGAGAAATCAAGTTGTAGATTCAAAGACAGGCCGAGTAGACTTGAGGTATAATCCACTCTCAGTGGAAGAAGATTATTTCATCCCTGTCCGCGGCAATAGCAGTACAAAGATAGAGACGGTACCTGGAGGTAAATATACAGGCGATATCGACGATGTTAAGTATTTGAGAGACAAACTGTTTTCTGCACTTAAGATACCAGCCGCTTACATTTCTTCCGACGGAGAAAAAGCGATGGAAGACAAGACAACCCTGGCACAGAAAGACATTAGATTTGCAAGGACAATCCAAAGACTTCAAAGGTCTGTCATATCAGAGCTTGAAAAGATTGGAATTATTCACCTTTATACGTTGGGGTACAGAGAAGAAGATCTTGTTTCCTTCACATGTCACTTAAACAATCCCTCAAAGATCGCCGAGATGCAAGAACTCGAACACTGGAAGAGTAGATTCGAAATAGCGGGGAACGCAACAGAAGGGTTCTTTTCTAAGCAATGGCTAGCAAAGACTTTATTCGGAATGTCCAACGAAGAATTTATCAGGAACAGAAGAGAAATGTTCTACGACAAACGATACGAGGCAGCTCTAGAGACAGCAGGGGAAGCCGAGCAGGCAGAGTTAACTTCTGATTTGAATTCCGGAGTCGATGATCTTGAGACGACTGCAGGCAATGCGGACCTCGCCGGCGGCACCGGCGCCGTAGGTTCTGAGCCTGAACTTGGTGCTTCGATACCTGCCGCTGGTGCAGACCTTGGAGCAGACGATGCTGGCCAGGACGGAGACCTACTAGCAACACCACCAGGAAAACGAGAGGACGACAAGGGAAGAACCACGACAGACAAGTCTCACGGATGGTACGAGCCCCGCGGACTAAAGCCCGGCGGAGACCGTAGAAGGGCGTCAGGACCACGGAAGAAAAACATGAACCGCGCCGCATCCCCGGAAACAGGAACAATGAGAAAGATGTTCCCTGGTATGGAAGAACTTTCAGGCTTAACAAAAGCAACCAGTGTTTATGAAGATAAAAAGACTAATTATAAAGTAGAGGAGACAAAAATCCTCAAAGAACAAAAAGAGTTAGATGCTCTTTTCAAAAGCCTAAAAGCGAGGGACGAAAAGAATGAGACTGAAGCATAACAAGAAAAGAAACACAGCATTTGTTTACGAGGCACTGGTAAGAGAGTTGACAGAGTCGGTTGTTAAGAACAACAAAAACAAACAAAACAAGATTGTTTCAATTATCAAGGACCACTTCAAGGGAGACTCCTTATTGAAAAAGGAGCTGGAGCTTTATAGAACCATATATGAAACCCGACATATTGAAAAGACCACAGCCGAGAAGATTGTTGTCCAAGTTAAAGAAAAGCACGACTCTATGGATAAGAGGATGTTGTTCTTGGAACAATCTGCGCTCATCAATAAGATAAACAGAACACTGTCGAACAAAGTTTATAACAACTTTGTTCCAAATTATAAGACGATAGCTTCGGTTTATTCTATTTTTCAAGAGGCACTGCCAGTAAAGGACAGAGTTCTTCTGGAAGAGAACATTGTTGATCAAATGTCCGCATCAGCAAACACAATCCAAGAGTCGCAACAACCTATTGATTCACTTGTGTATGGAACTTTTGTAACTAAGTTCAACGAAGAGTATTCTGATTCGTTGAATGAGAATCAAAAAACGCTCCTAAGCACCTATGTATCCTCTTTTGAGAACAATGGAGTGGACTTGAAGATATACTTAAACGAGGAGATCGGTAGAATAAAGGGAAGGCTAGTCGAAATAAAAGAAGAAAACAACAATTCAGAGCTTAAAGAAAAGTTAGAAAAAGTTTATAATATTTTAGATGAGACAAAGACAAAAGAAATAGACACCTCTACATTAGAGGTTGTTCTTTCTACGCAACAGTTATTGGAAGAGTTGGAAAATGGCGATTGATATTAAAATAGAATTAGACCCTAGGATAAATTTAAAAGCCAGAAGAACAATAGAGGGCAACATTATAATACTAGACCATGAAGACATGGACATAGTTTTGATGTCTGAGAAGAAGAAGTGTATAGCGTTTCCGAAGGAGTCAATGTCGGATAAGGTTTACTCCTCTCAGGACAGGATGTTCAACTTCTTAGCCAAAAGAGGATTGATAAATCGTGGCACCATTCGCGGAGGTAATGTCTTTGGTTCCTTAGAGGCAGACATGCTTGAATCTAAGATCCCCGGTGTTGATTACGGCCAAGCACTTCTATATTCTATTCACGAATATATTACAGACGAGCGCCCATATTTCAAATCAGCTGAAGAGTATGATGATGCTCGCCTTGATGCAATGCTTCGCCCTTCAACTGAAGATTCGACTGAGCTTGGAGACGTGCCGCAGAAAGCCAGTAAGGGTTCGATGACTAAACAGATCGGACCATACGGCTTTCAATACAACTACTCCCTCGTCAGAGAGGACCAAGGTGAAGACTAGTGACATTTATTTGGTTCTCACTTATTTCATATGGCCTCACCCAGATCCTCGTTTACGGAAAAATCCTAGACCCAATCCGCCCAAAGTCCGGAAAGTTAGGGCAATTGCTTGAGTGCCCAATGTGCACCGGCTTTTGGGTGGGTCTATTTTTATGGTCCGTAAAGGACTATACTCAACTATTTACTTTTGATAATTCTTTTGTTACAGGCATACTGCTTGGTTTCGCCGGCTCCGGCTCGGCATACATCGGCAATATGATTTTTGGTGACGAAGGAATAAAAATTGAACATCTTGTAAGGGAGAAAAAATGAGAGACTTAATTACAATAAAGAGAATGCTAAGACCAGTAAGACGCTGTAAAGCCGGCTGCTAGATGACGCGGGTGGCCCCCGCTGTGAGGAAAAACATGAAACTTATTAGAGAATATTACGAATTATGCGAAGGCGGCGTATGCCAAGACCTTCTTACTGAAGATGACAAGAAGTTTGTCGCCGAAGGCGGCCGCATGTTGTCCGGCGTTATGCAAATGGCAGAAACTCAAAACGGTAATGGCAGAGTGTACCCACAAGCCATACTGGAAAGAGAGGTCGCTAACTATGCCAAGCTTGTAAAAGAACGCAGAGCACTTGGGGAACTAGACCATCCAGACAGTTCTGTCATTAACTTGGCTAACGCTTCGCATATGGTCACTAAGATATGGATGGAAGGCAAGGTCTGTAAAGGTACAATTAGGGTATTGCCGACACCATCCGGAAAGATCCTTGAGGGCCTCATTGACGCTGGTTGCCTGTTGGGTATATCCTCACGAGGTATGGGGTCGGTGACTGAGAGAAACGGTATTACTATGGTAGAGGATGATTTCCAGCTTCTTTGTTTTGATATGGTTTCAGACCCTTCAACGCCAGGAGCTTTCATGTTAAAAGAGGCTAAAGAAAACACAAACATCTTCACCAAAGAAGACAAGATTGACAGAGCTATAAACAACTTTCTACATAAGTTTGGAGAAAAATGAAGAAATCAGAGTTAAAAAACATCATTAAAGAGTGTGTAAAGGAAATATTGTTCGAAGAGGGCGTACTTTCTAATCTCGTCGCAGAGGTTGCATTTGGTATTGCAAAAGCTCAAGGAACATTGGTGGAAAACAACAAGCAACCCCAAGACACGAAAGCAGCGCAAGAATTAAAAGAAGAACAACAAGAGTCGAGAAGACAAAAACTTCTCGAAACAAAAAGAAAGATGCTAGATGCTATGGGTAATCAAAACATGGCTAACGTCTTCGAAGGTACAGAACCACTCAAGTCTGCCGGCACCCCTCAGGCTTCACCAGCCCAAGGACCGATGGCAGGAAGAGACCCTAACGATGCTGGTGTAGATATCAGCGGTTTGTTTAGTGTAGCAGGACAAAAGTGGAACGCTCTAAAGTAAAGGAGAAACGATGAGCAAAGGAAAAGTATGTCACGTTGAAATCGTGATACATGATCAGAACCAAGTAGAGAGGATGATCAAGAAGTTTACGCGCAAGTGTAAAAAGCAAGGTCTGTTCGCAGAACTACAGGAAAGAAGATACTTCAAAAAGAAGTCTCTTAAGATGAAAGAAAAACGGGAAAATAAAAAGAGGTTGTCCCAAAAAACAACTCAAAAGATGAAAGACAAATTTAACAAATTTGATTAGGAGAACACAAAATGGCAAAAGGATTTAGCAATGTACCAGCACCATCGCATGAGTTTAGAAGTGCATCAAGCTGGGGTAGGACAAGAGGCCCGAAGAATTTAGCCGGCACCAACGGCACGCAGGTGTCAGCTGCAACGGCGCCTCCAACATCCGTAACGAATGGTTATGCAACAGAGAACCAAAGGTATTTGCACTTACGGTTTAAAGAATCACAGAACACATCCAGAACAATAACGGTGTGGGCTTGGTCTCATGCATTCGGAGCGTGGTCAGCTTTAACAGACTTGACTGGAACGGCCGTAACTCTTACATGCGACGCCGAAACAAAATATAGAGTGTTTGAGATAAGCGGCGTCGACAGAGTTTATTTCCAGGCATCCGGTGCACTACATGGCTCTGACGAACTTCACGCAGCAGGCTCAACGTTCTAGGAGAAACCAATGTCTAAAAGAGTTAACTTAAAAGCAGTTCAGTTTTCTTCGAATGGAGACACAATAGATATCGCAGACAGCGACAACTTATCTTTTACAGATGGTTCGGGCACAGACAAGCCTTTTTCTATATCTGCTTGGGTGTATGTCGGAAATATCGCAACAGACTCAGGTGTAATAATTTCACGAAGAAATAGAGACGGCGCCGGCGTCCAAGACGGTGAGTGGATAATAGAACACGTCAACGGAAAAATTAAAGCTTACTTGTATGCTGATAATGCTTATAACGAACAAGCAGGCTTCTCAACTTCGAACAGGTTAATATTTGAATCTTCTGCCGCAAACCTAACTTCTGCTACCTGGCACTTCATAACAGTTACATACGATGCAAGTCAAGCCACCACCGGACTTAAGGTATACAAAGATGGGACGGAGATCACTGCGAACAAAACTGTACAGAAGAACCTCTATGCCGGCATGCCCAATTATAATATCGTTACTACCATCGGCGGCACCGACAGCCCCGATACAAATACGTTTGAGGATAACATTGCTGACGTCGTTGTTTTTGATAAGGAACTTTCGCAAACTGAGATAACAGAAATATACAATGGCGGAAAAGTTAAAAACATGACAAAGGCCACCACATACAACAACATTATCTCTTGGTGGAAGATGGGCGACGACACCGATGCTCCAATCGCCAATGGAATAAAAGACTATGTGGGCTCGAACAACGGGACCATGGTCGGAGACTCTGTTATAGTCACTGTACCCGCACTGGATACAGACAGGATAGGTAATGACGGAGTTATGATACCATCAAGTTGGGGTCGCACCCGACAACCAAAGAACATCGCTGGCGACCACCAGGTATATGTTCATGGTGGCATCGCAGGAAACATGCCGACAACAGTACCAAGCGGAGTAGACGCAGGGTATGCGCTGGAAAACCAAAGATATCTACATCTTTACTGGAAGGCTGCATCCACAACTGCAGCAGTGACAGCCTGGACATACAGTCATGCCTCCGGCGATTGGTCAGAACTATATGATACTGGTGGAACACAGGTGAAACTGTCAGTCTCAGGGGCCCCCGCAGATACCATGAGAATCTTTGAAGTGTCAGGTGTAGACAGGGTTTACTTTCGCCAATCCGGCACCGCACTCGCGGCAACTGATTTGTTTGCAGCAGCTGCCTCTAGCTTCTAGCAGAAATTTTTCCTTCCCTTTAGAAACTGAAAACACTATTTATTAAGAGGCGGACCAATCCGTCGTCCGTATAATATAATTTGTTAGGAGTCAAAAATAATGTCAAACTTACTGGAAAGAGCAATCATCGATGCAAAAGCGTTGAAGGAAGTGGCGCTTAAAAACGCAGAACAGCTTGTAATAGAGAAATACTCTGTAGAAGTCAAAGAAGCGATGAGCCAGATCCTTGAAGATGAATCTGCCGAAGCCATGGTCGACCTCTTCGGAGATGAACAGTCTGCAGAAGCAGGCATGCCCGAGTCTCCTGAAGGAGAAGAACTCGAAGATCCTATCACAACTAGTGATATAGAATCTCAGATACCAGATGCATTCATGTCCGACGACGAAGAAATAATCCAAATCAAGTTGGACTCTCTCGATGATGAAATCGAAGACGAAGATGCTTTGTTTGGAGGAGACGACAAGCTGGATGACGATGAGATAGGTATCGACATCACAGACGACGAAGAGATGGACGCGGACCTTGATGCCTCTATCGAGCCTGACATCGACCTGGGATCTGATCTCGGCTCCGACATAGGCGCAGGCATGGACACTGCAGGATTGCAAGAAGTCATAGCTTCCGCTTTACAGGATATTCTATCCGAGGAAGAAGAGGATGAGGAAGACCTTAACGAAGAGGACAAAGAAGAACTCGATGAGGAGATTGACCTAGATGAGCTTATGGAAAGAGTCAGAGTCGAAGGCACTCCACAAAAGTCTGGTTGGGCCGGAACACCAGAATCTATCATGAAAGAATACGAATCAATGCTGCTTGCTAGAGAGCAAGACAGCGAAGTAAAAGAAGAGAACGAGGAACTTCGAAAGAATGTTGCCGCTCTTCAAAAAGAAAACAAGACACTTACTTCTGCGGCACTCAAGCTGCAGGAGCAAAACAAAGATTTTACTACAGCATTTAACACATTGCAAGAAAAGTTAGAGACCATGAATGTTTCCAACGCAAAGTTGCTGTATATTAACCAGGCTCTAGAAAATGCCTCCTTGAATGAGCGACAAAAAAGAAAAATTGTCGAAGCCATTTCGAAAGCCGGAACAGTACAAGAAGCAAAGATTGTATTTGAAACTATGAACGACACAGTTGTTACTACTTCAGACGTGAGGAAAGAAACTACTTTAAGTGAAATGGTATCAAGAAAGTCTTCACTACTTGTCGCGGCTCGAAAAGAGCAACCAAAACAGGAAGCCAGCCCCTTATTCAATAGAATGCAAGCGCTGGCAGGAATAAAGACAAATTAATTCTAATAATATTACAGAAAAGGAGGTGAATTTATAATGTCTATTTTACAAAAATTAACAGAAGGCGTACAGTCCCGCGATATGCAGGCCGAAGGTGCAGCTCTTCTTAACAAATGGGAAGCTACTGGCTTGCTTGAGGGTCTCAATGAGGGATCAGCAAAGCAAGGTATGGCAGTTCTTCTAGAAAACCAAGCAAAGGAGCTTCTCCGTGAGGCTTCTACAATGGGTGCAGGCGATGTCGAAGGCTTCGCAGCAGTTGCATTCCCAATCGTTCGTCGTGTATTCGGCGGGTTGATTGCAAATGATCTCGTATCGGTTCAGCCAATGAGCTTGCCGTCCGGTCTCATTTTCTTTCTTGATTTCACACATAACAATTCTAAGGGTGGAGCCATCGGTGGCGATTCTATCTATGGCGGTAATGTGGTTGGTCGTCAGTTGACTGGCGGTGTTAATCTTGCAGATCCAGCCGGCTACGGCAACAACGTCGGTAAGGGTGGTCACTATGACTTCGGTCATGCACACTCATCACCAACTGGTTCTGCAACTTCAACAGCTACTCGTAGTACTGCTACCGGCGTCGGTTTTACTAGCAAGACCATCGCGAGCCTGGTTGAGGCTGATCTTAAGCTTATCGATTATGACGTAGATATCACGGAATTAGGCAACAGCGACTCTGATGCAGAAATTACAGTTCAGGTGATTACGGACGCTGCTGAGTTAACCGCGCTTAAAGCAGCAAATATCGACCTAGAAAATCTTTCTGGCCTACAAATCGCGGCCGCTCAACTTGATACCCCTGAAAGAATGGTTCGTAGGTTAACCAAAGCAATACACAACGCAGCAGGTGAACTTACTGGTATCCGAATCGTCCTCATCGACGAATCAGGCGCTGTCACAACCGTCGCTACCGATAATGTGGATTTCACATTCCCAGTTGTTGACGAGTTCACAAATGGTGTAGCTGCAGGTTCAGTTGTTGGTGGTGCACCATTCGGTCTTGAAGGTTCCGACAATAATGGCGGCGACTTTGATGGTGTTGGTCGCGACATAATGTCCGAGATCGACATCAAGGTTGACAGCATCGCTGTTACCGCACAGACCAAGAAGTTGAAGGCCAAGTGGTCTCCAGAGCTTGGTCAGGACCTCAACGCATACCACAACTTGGATGCAGAGGTTGAGTTGACTGGCATTCTTTCAGAGCAGATTGCTTTGGAAATTGACCGTGAGCTTCTTAGTGAGCTTGTTAACGGTGCAACCGCCGGTACTCGATACTGGAGCCGCGCTCCAGGTTTGTTTGTTAACTCTCTCGGCCAAGAAGTCGGTGCTAACACAGCTGCTCCAGACTTCACCGGTACAGTTAGCGAGTGGTACGAGACGCTCATTGAGACAATCAATGATGTAAGCGCTCAGATCCACAGAAAGACGCTTCGTGGCGGTGCAAACTTTGTTGTTTGCTCTCCAGAGGTTGCTAACATCCTTGAGTTCACCAGTGGTTTCCGCGCAAGCGTAACTGCTGACCAGGACAGAGGCACAATCGGCGCCGTCCGCGCTGGTAGCTTGAGCAAGAAGTTCGACGTTTACGTTGATCCTTACTTCTTGCGAAACGTGATCCTCGTTGGTCGTAAGGGTAGCTCGTTCCTTGAGAGCGGGTTTGTATATGCGCCTTACGTACCACTCCAGGTAACACCAACCATCTTCGGTACGGAAGACTTCATACCGCGTAAGGGTGTAATGACCCGCTACGCGAAGAAGATGGTACGACCTGACATGTACGGTCTTGTTGTTGTTCAGGATCTACTTGGTAAAGAAGGTAGATAATACAGCTACAAGCTAGCACAAAAGCTAAGCCCAGTCTTCGGACTGGGCTTTTCTTTTTCTATTGATTAAACCATGTACTATTTATATTGATAACCTTAAAACAGGAGGACCCCAAAAATGGGCAAGAAAAGAAGATATTTGACCAATCCCAAGAAGTTTGGCAAAAAGCATTTTGAAATTTTAGACAACATGGACGGCACTGATGACAATATTATTTCATCGGACAACGCCGTACTAGCTATAAGAACACTAGGACTCGTAGCAAACAATGACAGGACAATCTCTCTTACAACAGAGTTGTTCGGTTCAGGTTCAGACACAGAGTTCTTAAGGTACAAGTTCCCTGTTACTGGTGGCGTAGCAGTTCTCGCCGACATTATTGGTAGCGAGACTTGTGAGAGAAAAGTTACTTCCACTGGATATCAGTTCACGGCTTCATTGCCGGCTAACGCTAGCGTGGCAGGCCCACTGAGAGACGCCTCCGGAAATATCTTTGTCTTGCCCACAGGTAAGACAGATGTGTTGGCTGCCATAGGAACTAACTTTCCAGACAACATATCAACCCCAGCAAATGCAACGACTTTCTTGCAAGAGTCGGTAACAGTTAGCACGGCCCCAATCGGCGTAACCAGTACACTCTTGGATACCTCTCTTAGTAGCACCGGCGCACTAACAATGAGTTGTACTGCTGGATTAGTTGGAACAGGTCCACAACACGGTTCTGGTTCTGGAGTTGGATCGTCTCAGGTTTACTCTATCGCTAGCGCCGTCGGTCATGGTTTCCACGTCGCCTTATCTGGCAACTTGACAGGGTCCTTGACTTTGAGCCAGCATAGCGGTTTTGCAACGACGCCAAACTACCATGGAAGCTCATCGGTTGTTCTTTTGGCTTCCGCATCAGTTGCTGCACTTGCTGCACAGACACTTACTGTCACATTCACTCCACTGGATGTAAACGGAGCACAATCAACAAGCGAAGCGGTATCGACAACGATGACCGTACCATTCACATAATACGAAAGGATAAGTAATGGGTAAAAAGAAGAAGATTCTTCTCAAGTACAAGAAACTTGGCATAATAAGCAAGAAGTGGGAAAAGAAATTTGCTCACTTCTTGCAGGCCAACATCGACACATTCACTGCAAAAGTTGAAGAGACATTGGAAAAGGTTGATCAAGTTCTTGAATCAACGCAAGTTGTTATCGATTCTACAAAAGAAGTCGAACCAACTGAGCCTGTAGAAGTGGTCGTGGAAGAGAAGCCTAAAACTACAAGAAAAAGAAAGTCGCCTACAAAGAAGACTGCTACTACTGCAGATAAGAAGACGACACCAGCCAAGAAGAAGCCAACTGGTTCAACTGAAAAGAAAACCACCACTACAACTCGTAGAAGGCGAACCACCAAAACTAAAACAGAAGCCTAGGTGAAATGGCCGCCTGGACAACTAGTTATAATGATAAACTATAACTTGTGAGGATCTGTAAATGTCTCTACCAACTCTAACTCCAGCGAGCGCTCTTTCGGCCGTTGTACTTCCTGTTACTGGTGCAACCAACAAGGTAAACACCGCGGTACCATACAAGATTTACTCTGATGAAACATCGCCGCTTTACTCTTCTGAGTTTATTTCAGGCGCAGTGGATCAGGTATCTTATGTGTATAAGAAACTTGGAGGAGATGTACTAGACCTGGAGATAACAGAGGGAAATGTTTACGCTGCTTACGAAGAAGCTGTTCTGGAATATTCATACTTAATAAACGTCCACCAAGCAACAAACATTCTATCGGATACTCTAGGGAACACTACAGGATCGTTTGATTCAAAGGGCAACATAGAGTCAGGCTCATTGTCGTCTTCGTTGGGAGGCGAACATGTAGCGCTTAAGTACCCCAAATTCGAATATAGCATGACCCGTCGCATCGCTGATGGTGTAGGTGCAGAAGTGGGAGTTAATGGCTCGGTCCAATACTCAGCTTCTTTCGATGTTACTTTTGGTATTCAAGATTATAACCTTCAAGATATTATAAGTTCTTCTGAAGAATACTCCGGATCAGTTGGGAACAAGACAGTGCTTATTAAGAAGGTCTTCTATAAGACCCCTCACGCCATGTGGAGATTTTTTGGTTATTACGGTGGACTGAACGTCGTGGGCAACATGCAGAGTTATGGTCAATTTTCAGACGACTCAACCTTTCAACTGATTCCGACCTGGCAAAACAAGTCTCAAGCGCTGGCTTTCGAAGATGCAATATATACTAGAATGTCTCATTTTTCATATGAACTGAGAAATAACAACTTAAGGCTAAGCCCTATACCATACACTGGCGGCCCAACAAAGATGTGGGTTGAGTTCTCTATACCAACGGACGTTTGGGACAACGACGACACCGCAACTGACGGTATAAACAACATGAACACGTTGCCGATCGGAAATCTTCCGTTTAAGAACATAAATTCAATAGGTAAGCAGTGGATCAGAAGGTTTGCCTTGGCACTATGTAAAGAGACTTTAGGGCAGGTAAGATCTAAGTTTGGAAATGTTCCAATACCAGGTCAGCAGGTCAGCTTGAACGGTACCGCACTGGTCAGTGAAGCAAAAACAGAGCAGAATGCTCTGCGAGACGAGCTAAAAACTACGCTAGCTGAACTTACATATGCTAAATTAGCCGAAGCTGATGCGAATATGCTTGAAAGTACTGAGAAAGTTTTGGATAAGGTTCCAAACTATATTTTTGTGGGGTAATGTAAATGTCTGAAGATAACAAATGGTCACAACCAGCATCACCGCCGCCGCCCTTGTTTACGGGAAAGAAGGAAAAAGACCTTGTAAAGCAAGTCAACGATGAAATCATCGAAAGAGTTGTTGGGCAGACAATAGCATACTACCCAGTAAGCTTGGAGCATACAAATTTTCACGAAATCTATGGAGAAGCCATACAAAAGTCTTTTTTAAACCCAATAAGAGTCTATGCGATGGTCTCTTATGTGTCAGAGACAACCACGACCACTCCGCTTGGCGTAGACAGGGTTGAAAGAATAAAGGTATCGTTTCACAAAAGAAGATTAACAGAAGATCAGGACCTCTTTGTCAGAGAAGGGGACTTTGTACAGTACGGTGATAACTTTTATGAAATATTGACACTCTCTGAACCGATTTGGCTTTACGGACAAGTAGAATCGAAGTTCGAAATAACCGCAGAGTGCGTCAGAGCTAGAGAGGGTTTATTTAATGTCTGAAATTACCAACGATGTGAAAAAAGTCTACTTTGACCCATCAACTATTGAAACTATTGACAAATCTGTGTTAAACTTTATTAAAGGATTGAATCTTTTCTCGAATACTAATGAAGGGTGGAGAGAGGTTCCAGTGGTGTGGGGAACTTCAGAGAGAGCATTCCTGGTAAAGAACAGCAAGGACATAAGAGACCAGCAAGGGATCCTAAAGTTGCCAATAATATCGGTATATAGAAGCTCCATAGTGAAAGACATGTCGAGTAAAGGAGTATTCCAGGGCAATGTGCCTGGCAACAACGACGAACAAGGAGGAAGCCTTGTTGTGTCGAGAGTCATAAACCAAGATAAAACAAAGAACTTTGCAAACGCAGACGCAAAGAGACTCTATAAGCAGGAGAACTATCCTTACGATAATCAGAAGATTGTATACAAAACAGTCAGTGCACCAATGCCTGTAAATGTAACAGTATCATATGAAATTACGATAAGAACAGAATATCAGCAACAAATGAACGAATTAATGTTGCCTTTTATCACAAAACCTGGTACTATAAACTATGTAAATTTACAAGAAAGCGAACACAGATTTGAAGGATTCGTAGACGGAAACTTTAATGACCAAGGAAACTTGCAGAACTTCTCTTCTGATGAGAGAAGGTTTGAGACCAAGATATCATTAAGAGTTGTCGGGTATTTAGTCGGTGAAGACAAAAATGGAGAAAGACCACACTACTCGATCCGAGAAAATTTTGTAGAAGTAAAGATGCCAAAAGAAAGAATTATAATAGATCCCGATGAGTGGGACAAGACATAAATCAAAAAAGAAAGGATACTTAATATGTCAGAAGAAAACAACAAAGAGCAAGAAAACGCGCCACAATCACAGGAGGTCGTAGAGATCGAATGGGAGGAAGTCAAGGAACTTGTCAGTGTCAGAGCAGCACTAAGCCAAACAGAGAACGAACTAGCACGGTTTATGCTACAGGCTGAGAGAAGAAAGAACATGCTGGTGGCAAAAGTAGAGCAACTCGAAGCTGGCCTCTATCAGTTGGGTTCAGAGCTTAGAAGTCAGAAAGAGATTGATGACTCATTTACTTACGAGTTAAAATTACCATCCCAGATTGGGGAAAAGGGCTATTTTCTCCGGAAAGATTCATAAACACCACCACAGCAGACTACTTAGGTTATAACCGCAAGTTCAACATAACAAGGAGAGAGCGATGTATACAACTAGCGACATAGGCATAGCAGCTTATCTGCAACTAAGGAAGTTTAAGCTTACGGAGTGTAGGAGATTGGACTCTGGGAAGTTTCATTTTGTCTTTGAAGACCCTAATAATCAATGCTCGGTAATTGCACTTGAGTTTCTAGATTCTGACTTTTGCAGATTTGATAACAACGTTAGAAACTTAAAGAAAATTCTCTTCTCTTAGTGTAATCGGAAACTATTTATAAGCAGACGTTCGTTAGCTTCATTTAAATAACATTCCCTCATATTTAATACTCTTATATTTTATAAAATAATATTATTTTTTATATAACATATATAGGAGGAAAAATATATGGCTTATGAAATAAGTTCTTCCGTCGCAAACTCTACTTTCGCTATTCAGGGGGTGACCTCATCCGTTACAAACGGATTCGAGCAAGGCGGCAAGTTTAGCCCAGACGGAACGAAATTGGCTGTGGGCACATATCGCCATGGCGGAGCCGGATCAACGGACTATGGTATAGACATCTATACCTCAGCCTCATCTGGCGGATGGACTCGAACAGAATCCATCGACACCGGAACCAGCGGCCCCGGGGCCCACATGGAGTGGTACTCAGCCACTAATATCTTTGCGATTGTTGGAAACAACATCAAAAACTTTCTCAGTGGCGCTTCTGGTTGGTCAGCCGGTCAGGTTAACGTTGCAACTGGTGGTGATCGTTACTTTGAATTCAACCCAAGTAAAACGATTCTCGCAACATGGAAAGGTACAGACCAAAACTGGAGGTCTATCTATTCAGGCTCAGGAAACTGGACTTCAACATCAGACCAGTCCGCAGGCAGCTATGGCGACCTGCAGAGTTTGGCTTGGATATCTGATGATGTTATCGCTTTAGGTTATCCAGAGAACTCATCCTACAGAGGTATCTTGTTGACTTACAAGACAACTAACGGTGGCTCTAGCTATAGCATGGCTGAATATCTGAATGGCGATTCAGTCCAGTTGCCAGGTATGGGTGCTGCTTTGTATTATCACACGTCGAGCAACGCTCTTCTCGTGGGAACACGCGCCGCTGCAGCTGACACTGAGAATGCTAAAAACAAGCTAATCTTGATCCAGTCAGGTTCTGAAGGTCACCTACCTGCGAGCTATACCTCTCACACGGTTATAGACTCTGGTAAAAGACCGATAGACGGCTTTCAGACTGCACCACAGTCTGGAAACGGTGATAGAGTGCTCATGGTTACCCATGATGACGGTGCTGACGATGCTGACTTGTTAGCAATCGAATCCGGATCGGCCGGATGGAAAGTTACAGTAATCGATGATAACATTCAAGGCCCAAGTTCGGAAGGTAATATTGATATATCATCTCTCGGTGCTGTTGTTTCGAATGACATTGGAAACGGCTCCGGCCAGGCTACCTTTGTAGTCAGGCAGATGATATCTGCAGACCCAGCACTTGCATCTACTGTTGCATCGACTGTTGGCAGTTCCGGAGGAACCGTTAAGGCAGGTGGTACTAATTCATCCCCTGTAGGTCAGGTTGTAATACCGTCAAACGCGCTTGGCGGTAATGTGTCCGTCAGTGTTGATACCGCGCATGCGTCGTCGTCCGTCAAATTAGGCTTAAGAACGCTAGGAGAAGCTTCTAGTAATATAATTCGCCTAACGCCACATGGCACAAAGTTTAGTTCAGCAGTTACAGTTACGATTCGTTTGAAAGATGGAGCTTCAACCGACAACTTACAGTTGTTGAAAAGAAACAGTGAAACCGGACAATGGTATGATACCGGAGTCAGCTTATCTGTTTCTTCAGGCACAGTATCTTTCACCACTACTAGCTTTAGTGATTATATAATAATAGGAGGACAAAAAGTGGCTAGAACAAAAATAAATAATATACAATTAGATAGATTAGAGAGGGCAAACTCGGTCTTAGCTTCGGCTTTGAACCTTACAGCTTCGGCAAACACAGTTGCACTGGATGTGATTGATTCAGACAGATTTTTACTGCAATCAGCAAGTGGAGAATCTCAGATAGTCTCAGCATCGGCTATAGCAACATATATGGCAACAAAGGTACAGCCTACCCATATCCAAACAACGGATACGGACACAGCAGGGACATATAGAGTCACGTTTACAGACTCAACAGACACAGATACTACATCACAAATCTTTACTGATGGTGATCTAGTTTTTAATGCAGGAACAAATGCTTTAAGCATGGCAATCCTGTCAGCATCATCAGATATCAGCGGCTCAGCTGCACTTTTCGTAGGATCTAGTGCAACCGTTAATAATGGGCTCACAGTCACTGCTGGTGGCGCAACAGTTACAGCGGGCGGACTTACCGTCTCGGCTGGCGGAGCAAGCATAACAGGACCAGTAACTTCATCTGCAGCTGTAAGGACCGGTGCAGGCTTGATTACTGGTCAATCTATTTTGGACATTGGTACAGACAGTGATCCTGATGCACTAAGAGTTGGTTCAAGTAATGTTAATGTTTCATTGTCTCTTGAGTCGAGTGGTCCATCCTCCGGTGCATTTACTGTAGCCGGCGGCGTCGGTATCGGCGACGACCTTTTCGTCGGTAATGAAATATCTGGTTCTGGTGATCTTAAAGCAGGAACCATCACCATGGCGGAATTCACTGTTGCTAGAAATGGTAACACTGATATTGATGGTACCTTGAACGTTGAAGGTGTTCCAACTTTTCAAGCTGGTGCAGTCTTTTCGTCCGGTATTACAACCGCAGGTGCAATTGCAGGGGCAACAACAATCTCTGGTTCGAGCACAATCTCAGGCCATGCCTTGGATATCGAAACGGATGCAAACGTCGCAGGTGACCTTACTGTTGTTGGTGATCTTGTAATTCAGGGCGCCACAACAACGATTGAAACCACAAATCTTCTCGTGGAAGATAGCTTGATTGAGATCGCCCGCGGCAATGGCGGCTCTAGAGCATCCAATGCAGGAGCTGGTCTCTTTATTTCTGGTACATTGGCTAACGATGTTTCACTTACTGTACAAGGCAGCGGCGGACGACTTAGAGTCAGCGGTTCCACCCCTGGTTTTGATACTGTGTTTGGCGGTTCTTACGCCATCAACGGAAGCTCGGTCCTCAACAACACAACACTTGGAAGCTCTGTTGTTAATTCAAGCTTGACTTCCCTCGGGACACAAGCAGAAGCGTTGAACATGGGCTCTCAGGGCATTACTGCTGCTGGCGCAATCGCTGGTGCATCAACTGTATCTGGTTCTGGTCTTGCATCTGCAGGTGGCGGTCTCGCTGCCGGCTTTGGTAGCCAGTTCACCGTAAGCAACGCAGGCGCAGTTGTCGCGGCTAGTTTGAATAACAGCGCTGGTGGAATCACCAACGCTGGATCGATCAACGGCGCAACTACTATTTCTGGCTCTGGCCAGTTATCTTTAGCAGTTGGGATTAGTGCTGCAAACGAAAACTTCACTGTAAGCAGTGCAGGCGCAGTTGTTGCTGCTAGTTTGAACAACAGCAACGGCGGCATTACCAACGCTGGTTCAATTGCTGGCGCAACTAGTGTTGACGGTTCAGGTGATCTTACCATGGGTACAATCACGATGACTGGCTTCGCTGTTGATGCAGACGGTGACACTGCTCTCAAGAGTCTTACTGTTGATGATGGATCGACAATCGGTACAGACAGCGACTCAGACATGCTGACTCTTACCAATGGTTCTGACATCACCGTTGCTTCAGACCTTGATCTTGTTGTTAGCGAAGGTAAACTTAAGCTTGGCTCTACAGCAGTAACTTCTACTGCTGCAGAACTCAACTTGCTTGATGGTGTATCCGGTCTCGTCCAAGCTGACTTTACTAAGTTGGCAGCGGTTGACGCGACTGCTGCAGAACTCAACTTGCTTGACGCTTCTGCAGGATCCGATACGGCTCTTGCTTCTGGCGACGGTGTCATTTTTGGTGATGCATCAGACAGCAACAACACTAAGAAGGCTACAATGCAAAACGTTGCAGACCTTTTGGGCGCTGGTGATGGCTTGCAGGTTAACGACTCAACCGCTGCAATCAGAATTGATTATGTCAACGACATTTTCTCTTCAGCATCACACATGAACGCTGGATTGTCATACGATATGATAACAGCATCTTTAAGTGCAACACCATTATCATCATCATTGCAGGTTTACCTCAATGGTATGCTTCAGGTTGTTTCTGGAGCTGTCGACATCAGTGGCTCTTCTTCAGGTGTATATACTCCTGTTTCTGCTTTTGACTATAAGCTTTCCGACGGATCAAGTGAATTTGGTCTTGGAAATGCTATGGACACAGCTACTAAAGTTATCTTCGCAGAGCCAATTGACAATGATGACGTAGTACAAATCAAGTACATCAAAAAATAATTGATCCCACCATAATTCCCACCTAAGCCCGCCTTTTTGGCGGGCTTTTCTTTTTCTTATTTCCTTTGCGCAAAGGAAAAACTATTTATTAAGTAAAATAACATTTATCTTGATCCGCAAAGGAGATATTAACATGGCATCTAGAAAGTTTAGATTCGTTTCACCAGGAGTATTCCTCAAAGAAATAGACAATTCACAACTCCCAAGGACACCCGAAGGTGTCGGACCAGTGATTATCGGTAGAACCCGAAAAGGCCCATCAATGAAGCCTTATAAAGTTCGTTCATTAGAAGAGTTTGAAAGGGTATTTGGCAAGCCAATGCCCGGAAACCAGGGAGAAGACCCTTGGAGAGATGGTACCGGCCTTTTAGCTGAATCTTACTTGCCGTATGCTGCAAGGGCTTATTTGTCCGCAGATATTGATTCACCAGTTACAGTAATAAGACTTGCTGGTGTCGCCGGCGACGATGCCGCTGCCGACGGAGCAGGCGAGCCAGGCTGGGAAGCATCAAACGCTTGGGGCTTATTTGTAATGCCCAAAGATTTCAGCGCATCCGCCGCTGATCTAGAATTAGCTGCAATATTTTACGGAGCAACAGACTCGACGGCCTCCGATTTTGGAATAAAAACAAAGGGTATACACGCTTCTGGTGGAGCAGGCACAGCCGGAGGAAGTGATATATTAACAGTAAACAATACAGGAACTCAGCTTGGAACCGACGGTCGTTTCACGGTTCAGCTTTCAGCTTCATCCGGAACAAGAGAGATTTCATTTGCATTCGAAGATATAAGAAAAGATTTTAACACAAACCCAGTAATGACGAATACAACAATCTCTTCTGTCGCATCCGGCACCCTAGCAGAACATTATTGGCTGGGTGAGACTTTTGAAGAAAACTACAGAAAAGTTTCATCATCAGCCGGCCAGAATGGGTTGGTCGCGGTAGCGATGCAGTTAACAGATCTGATGGACGATTTTAAGAGCTTGGAGCACGGCCTAACCGAGGCTAGAAGTGGCTGGGTTTTTGGAAACGATACCTCTGGGAACCCCTCTGCCTTTTCGGAAGCTAATCAGCAGAAGCTTTTTAGAATTATTTCAATCCAGGAAGGTTTTGAAGCAAGTAGGGACTTGTTGATTGGGATTGAGGATATCCGACCAGCACGCCCGGGTGCATTTGAGCGCTTTGGCACGTTCTCTGTAGTAGTGAAAAGAATAACTCCGTCAAATGTTGTGGAAATAGAAAGATTTGATGGATTAAATCTAAATCCAGAGTCAGCCAACTTCATCGCAAGACGAATTGGGGATGTTTATATGGAATGGGACTCTGTACAGAAGAGAAACAAGATGTACGGAAGCAATTTGAATATTTCAGAATTTATCAGAGTTGAAATGAACTCTGAAATAGAGGTCCAGGGTGGCCCTATAAATGTTGAAACAGTGCCGTTTGGTTTTTATGGCCCAATCGTCCCTAAAACTGAAGCAAAGGCAGTGGCGGGCACAGGTGGCGTAGCTTCCGTGGGTAGCTTCAAGGCCCTAGATGCATTTAACGCTACTGGAGCAAATGGCCGCACATTTAGAATTAAAACAGTGGCCAATACAACTGGGTTAGTGTTCGAACTCAAATCAGATCTGACTTCCGCAGCCGCGGCATCATCAAATGCTGCAGGTCAGGACAATGAAGCGGCACCAAAGGTTGGAACCAACGGAATTAGTGCAGGTGATAACGCGGCATTTGCAGCTGCAGTAAAGGCAGCAATTGAAGGGTCAACATTAGCGTCAGATTTAACGGTATCCGCGGTTGTTGCAGACGGCTCCGACTCTGTGATAACGATAACACAAAAAACCTTAGGTGCTGTAACTACTGCAGCACATGAGACCGCAGCCGATGGGAATCACTTTACGATCACAGAAACAAACGCCGGAAATAACCCGGAGTTTCTTGTCTCGCCAGGCTTTTCGACTTGGGCAACGGCCGAAGTTTCATTATCTGGAGCGGTAGCTGATTCATCTGATATAAGTCTTAAGTGGCCACCAGCACCGCTTGTTGCAACTGGGTCAAAAGAACCAGGTCAATCAGCAGGGTATATGTTTGGTGTTACTCCATTCAAACAAACTTACACCGGTGGAGCAGGAACTCCAACAAGAGAGATTAATAAGGGCTATGTTGACTTTGTTAGAATAATGTCCGATTACGGAACCTTAATAGCAGATCAGACGTCAGGAATCGACGGCACCAACGGCGAAGCACCTTATAAGTTTACATTGGATGAAGTTATTATTACACCTAAGACTGGAGTCACACACGCAAATCTAACAGGCCCAGGTGAAGTGAAGTCTGCAGTGTACACTACAGGATCACGTACTGCATCCGCCGCCGGCGGTATAGCCGCCTCGTGGACTCAGCACGTCGATAAATCAGGCTCATGTGATATTAGAACTTTACTTGATATTGTTGGCGGCTTTAATATGCCACTCGCCGGCGGCTCCGATGGTGTTAACATTATAGAAGCAGATCCATTTAATATGGGAGTTGTAGACGCCGACGCGACAACTGCAACATCTTATGCTTTCGCATCCATAGACAGAGCGATTGAGATGATAAGGGACCCAGAACTGATAGAACATAACCTCGCTGCAATGCCTGGTGTCACAAACACCACATTGACAACAAAGCTTGTCAGAACATGTGAATCAAGGGCAGACTCTCTGGCAATCATCGATTTACCAGATGTTTATGTACCTCCATTTCAGGCAAAGTGTTCAACTTTCAAACAAAGAGTAGATGGTACGACACCAGAACTCTCAGCGAAGAATTTAGTGTCGCGACAGCTCAACTCTTCTTATGGGGCAACTTATTACCCATGGGTTAAAATTAAAGATGAAGTCTTCAACAGGGACGTCTGGGCACCCCCTTCAGTGGTTGCACTCGGCGTCATGGCATACACAGAAGAGCGCGACGATGTCTGGTTTGCTCCTGCAGGCTTTAACAGGGGTGGGCTGAATACCGGCAACGCTGGCTTACCAGTGCTTCAGGCTTCTGAACAACTATTGGCAAAGGACAGAGATACACTATATGCAGCAAACATTAATCCAGTTGCACAATTCGTATCAGAAGGCTTGGTCATATTCGGACAAAAGACACTTCAAAGCACACCTTCTGCGCTTGATAGAATAAACGTCAGAAGACTGTTAATCTTTGTAAAGAAGGAAGTTTCTAGAATTTCTAACGGTCTTCTTTTCGAACAAAACGTACAGGCTACGTGGTCAAGATTTACAAACCAGGTAGTACCTTTCCTTAACCGTGTAAAGACACGATTTGGATTGTCAGATTTCAAGGTTATCTTGGATGAGACAACAACAACACCCGATCTTATTGATAGAAATATCATGTATGCCAAAGTTTTATTAAAGCCGGCAAGATCAATTGAGTTTATTGCAGTAGATTTTGTAATAACAAACACAGGAGCTTCTTTCGACGATTAGGAAAAAGTTTCTTTAACACTATTTAATTTAGGAGATTTTATAACATGGCAAATAACTTTTGGAATATAGCGAGCGTCGAGCCAAAGCGTTCATTTAAGTTTTTACTTTACTTTAACGGGATGCCGCAGTTTGTAGCGAAATCTGTAACAAAACCAAACTTTCAGATTACCACAACACCGCATAATTTTTTGCAGCACCAATTTAATTTTCCAGGAAAAGTTACTTGGCAGCCAATAAATATTACTATTGTTGATCCGATACAGCCAGATTCTGCACAGAGCTTATACAACATTATAAAGAACGCAGGATATGTCACGCCGCCAAACGTCGCATCAGATGGTGATTCTGGAAAGAGAACACTTAGCAAGGAGGGTATGGTAAGCCAGCTTGGAAACAGAATTCAAATAGATCAGATAGGTCCCGGAGGCGCACAAGATGTTAAAGAACGTTGGCATCTTAACAACCCCTTGATTACTTCTGTAACTTTTGGTGATCTAAGTTATGAGAATGACTCAATTTTAAACATTACGATAGGTATAACCTACGATTGGGCAGATCTCAACGACGGCGGCCTACCAGTAAACCCAACACCGTGGGCTTCATCCACAGCAGTGGGCGGCAGTACACTTACATAATAAAGAAAGAGAGGCGTTATGTCTAGAAACTCAAAGAAGTTTCAAAAACAGAGCAATTCAGAAGGCTCAAAAGATACAAAGACAGAAAGACAGGACCCAAGAGAGAATATTCTTTCCAAACTGTCTTTTGTCGCAAGCACACAAACAATACAATTGCCCACCGAAGGTTTACATTACCCTAAGAGCAGCCCTCTTTATGGCGTAGCAGAGGTAGAAGTCAAACACCTTACAGCCAAGGAAGAGGACATGCTAGGCTCCCTGGTAGCGTCAAATTCAAGGGAAATTTTCACCCGGGTCGCGCAGAGTATACTGATCAGCCCTCAATTCGACACATCTTTGCTTTGTCAAGAGGATTTGACGGCAATATTGCTGCAAGCAAGGATTACGGGATTCGGAAAAACTTACACAGCGAGTGAATTCTGCACAGCGTGCACACAAGTAACACACTTTGAATACGACTTGACAAGACAGGAAGTCATTAAGCCATCCCTCAAGGGCGTATCATATGATCCGTCAGAAAACACTTACGAAGTTGTGCTTCCAACTTTTGATGATATGAAGATCAAGTTAAAGGTTCTTTCTGAAGAGGACTATGCTGCTCTCGACAGAGAAGAGCAGAAAAAGAAAGAGCTTGGAATTGATTTCAACAGAACGGAAGCGTTTTTTAAAATGGCGATATTGTCTGTAGAGGACAGGCAAGATAAAGATATTATAGAGACATTGATAACCAACTTACCGGCATTAGATTCCACTGTTATCAAGCAGGTCTATACAAATAGTAGACCAAGAATCTCAACCATGCAAGAAGTAGAATGCCAGAACTGCGGAGCAGTCAGCCGAAGGGAGGTGCCCGCTTCATGGGCCAGGTTTCGCCCTGACAAAGCAATATATTCAGAGGGTTACTTATGAGGAAATATTCTACCTCATGAGAGAGTGCAACTTTTCTTTTACTGAAGCCTACAACTTACCCATCGGCCTCAGGTCTTGGTTTGTGGAAAGAACAGTCAAATATCTAACTCCACCAGATGATAAATAAATAAAATATATCCTATTTATAGTAATGTAGACTTTTGAGGAGTGAAGCAAATTGGCTATTGATTTTAAAACCGCGTCCAATGATGATATTCAGAAACACATCCAGGGTATAGTTGACAAAGCAGTCAAGAAAGACAGGGACTCTAGAAGTGACTCGAAAGAACAAAAAGAACGATTCAGCAGACTGTACAAAGATGACGCTAAAGAGCTAGGGACGGTGACTGAGCTATTAAAATCTATAAACGAGCAAACAAACATATATAGAAAATCTCTACAACAACTCGGTGGCGAAGGCGCCTTTTTTGTTAAAGGTGGTCCACTGCAAGAAGGCCTGAACGCTACGATCAAAAAAATGGATGCGCTCACTGCATCACCCGAAAAGGGAGCAGAGGCATTTAAGCAGTTAACTGTACAAATAAAGAACTTTGCTCAACTGGCGAAGGCAACAGAGGACGCCCAGGGCGGTTTGGCTGCTTCATTGGCCGAACAAGCAGCAGTTCTCAATGATCTGGGGCTTAGTTATGGAAATTTTAGCAAGAACGTGGACTTTGCAATATATTCCATGGGTCAATCCCGCGGCGCCGTAGACGGCCTAAACACCTCCTTGGTGAATCTGTCAAGCCAAATAGGAATGCTGCCCGATGACGTATCGAGAAATTTTCAAATGGTCGCGAAAAACTTAGCATATAGTTTTCAAGGAATAAAAGAACAGTTTGTGGGAATCCAAAGACTCTCAGCAGAAACTGGTGTTTCTATTGACAACTTGATGGGCAAGTTCGGACAAAGGATGGATACTATATCAGGAGCATCCGAAATGGCTGCAAAGATTAACTCTCTCCTGGGAAAGAACGCGTTCAGCGCAACCGAACTTTTAACAATGACAGAAGAAGAAAGAATGACCTCAATCCGTGATGAATTGATGGATTCAGGCGCCGCCAGCACAGCGCTCGGCGATGGAGTGCAAGGCAAATTTGCTCTACAATCCATAAACGAGGTCTTGGGATTGGGGTTAGATGATACAAGAAGATTTCTACAAACAGGTGGCCTCAAGCAAGATATCACAGATAAGGTGAGTGGAGACTTCAACGCCGGCTCAATGGACAGCTTCACGAAGGCAACCGACAAATCAGCTGACGCCTTGGAGGACTTTACAAATATTATATTAAGGTTTATGACACCAGCACGAGAGCAAGCAATTAGATCAAGAAGGGAAGCAATGGAAAAACCCAGTACCCTCCTAGGAGTCGGAGTCTTTAGAGATTCGGGCGAAACAGGCGACATCAACACAGCGATGATAAATAACTTAGGCTTTAAAGACCTTATGTTTACTTACAATCAAGACAAAACCAAAGCCAACAACCTTGGAGTAGACGAAATTACGCTGAAAGGAATCGCCGCGAGTATAAACGCCGGAGGTGCCTCTGCACTTAAAGCCCAACAAGAAGCTAGAAATCTGAATATCATGTTAGGATCATCTTCAGCAATACGAGGAGGAATCAGTCCACTTCAACAATCAATAATCGCCAAAACCCCTGAAAAGTTTGGCATGAGAGCAGCGCTGATAAACCAATTCCGCGGAGGAACAACCGCTGCCGAACTAGGTCTAGATGCAGACTCGAAGAAAGAAGACATCAGAGGTGCCTTCGATTCAACCACAGGCACTTTTAAAAAAGGAGGTGGGGCGGGCCCGCCTCAAGCTCAAACCCGGGTCCCAGTTTTGAGGCCGAATTTTTCATACAACCCGACGGTTAATGTCACTGTAAACGGAAAACCAGCTGAAAACGTGCTCGTTGAGCACCTTAAACCATTAGACCCCGACGAATAATAGGAGGAATAAGATGCCATTTTTTGATGAAATAGCGAAAAAAGCAGGACAGATCATAACATTTACATCTGTCGCGACAGGAGATGAAGTAAGCTTTCCAGCTTTTATAACACAGTTCAATGACAGTTACAACGTAGGATGGTCGGGAGACACGCTCTTCGGCCGTACTGATCCTGTGAAACATTACACGTCAACAACCAGAAGAATAAACGCAGGTTTCGATATTCTTGCAAGAAATAGAGAAATAGCAGTGAATAATTTTAAAAACTATGGTAGACTAATACAGATGCTTTACCCTGTTTTTAGCGAAAAAGTCGGACCAAGTGGCAACTCTAGGACGATTAAAGCTGCCCCGCTGATCAGGATCAAATACGCAAACTATATAAAATCCTCTGCCAGCCAATCAGGGCTTTTAGGATGCATACAGGGTTTTAGTTTTCAGCCTGACTTCGCCGCCGGACACTTCTTGACAGGAGAAAACGACATGATACCAGTAAAATACGCCGCATCAATTGTTTTTGAACCGCTGCACGAGACACCGCTCGGATCCAACATGCAGGGAGAATTCTTGACTGAAAACTTTCCCTACAACCAGGAGCCGGGTAGAAGAAAATCCCCCATGCCGGGCGATTTAACTAATATATTAACTTGAGGTAAGAAAGAATGACTAAATGGAATGAAGGAGTAGAAAAAGTAGCAAACGACACAGATATCGTGAAACCTTTTCTAGATAAAATAGGTGTGACAAAGGTCAACCACTACAGTTTAGCCTTTTTTGGTGATCCTGTGGATGAAGAATTCTTAAAAGAGATAACTGTGACTACTCACATCTTCTCATCGGGAGATAAGCTAAGCAAAATAGCATATGATCACTATGGAGACCCTCGACTCTGGTGGGTCTTAGCTTGGTTCAACGCTAAGCCAACGGATTTTCACTGTAAAATCGGAGATGTGATAAGAGTACCAGAACCCCTACCAGAAGTTCTGCTGCAGGCTTACAAGAGGGATGAAAACTGACGGTAAAGTAATATGGCTAAAGAAAACAACAAAGAACCAACATTTTTTCCTCAAGGCTTTTTGGTCTACAAAAAAGCTTATGGGTCGATTTTAGATAAGAGCTTGTCTCTAAGCAGCCTGGGGCAAAACGGAAACACCTATACTCCTGTCGCAAAGCTAAAAGGAAACTACATGCCAGAAGTGGTTGTCTCAAGATTGGTTAACACTGACGGGGTATCTGTTGACAACCGGTTGTTGAACCTCGAAAACCACAAGCTCTCAGCCCTCGTTCCTGAACTCAGGCTTTATAGGGTCGTCGAAGGGGATTCTCAAGCAACTTTACCCTTCTATTTCCCCATCGCTGCAGAGTATGATTTTGATAGCGACGGTAAATTAAATCTAAACAAGTCCAGCTTCTCTGCAAATGCAGCCGTCATAGAGAATTTTGGATTTACAATGTCTGGAGTAAACCCATATCAAGTAACAAGAAAGTTTTTAAACTCACAACTGAGCATAAAAGTCGATAACCTTTCAGTGTTGTTCAATGAGAAACCAGGCTACGCGATGTTAGCAGACCTTTTCACAATCCGAGCCGGAGGTCGGCGAACAAACTTCCCGGGATCCGATAAGGCCCACACACCTGGCGCATTAGCATCCGGAAGAAGCTGCAGAGTAATAGCCACAGTGGGGTATTCTGTGCCAAGAGATCACAACATGTTTACAGCAGAGGAAATAATATCAATAGAACAAACAAAACAGATAATAAACCTTTACTATTCCGGTCATGATTTAACCGTCGCTGCAGACGGTGCAACATCAGTGTCAATAAAATATACAGGATATTTGGAAACCATAAAAGACGATTCTAGTTTTGATTTTCTATCTGACTCTTCCACTAAGGCTGGCAACCACCGCAGAGAATCCAAGACTGATAGAGCGGCGAAGAAGCTAAACAAATCACTTGGAAGAGAAGAAGATAAGAAGGGGGATGAAACAGAGGAGGACAAAAAGGAGAGACAAAAGAAAACACAAGACGACATCGCTGCAGCATTCCGAGAATTAATAAGCAACATGTACGAGCTGAAGAGGATACACAGGACAGAATTTGACCCAACCTATTATTCTTTAACCAGCGCGGACTTTGCTGAGGAACAAGGGCCCCCTGCCCCACAACAACAAGCGGAAGAGAAGAATGAATTTTCAATTTTCAACAGACACGCGATTCATTACTTTACTTTTGGAGATTTTGTTGATTCGTACTTCAAAAAGATAGGCAACGATCTAGACGAAGCGATGAAGAAGAACGAACAAAAAAAGCCGAAATCTAAATCAAAAGAGGACTTGGATGAGGCGATTAAGAAAGCACAAAACGCCAAGGAGAGTTTGAAGGCATTAAATATTTTAATGTGCGACATCAATGTACAAAGAAAGAAGGAGAGTTCTCAGGGTTATTCATTTATAGAGAACGTGGCAGATGTGCCTATATCTTTGGACACTTTCTACACTATGGTCTGGCATGCAATAAGAAAACAGACAATTGCGTTTTTCGATATGAAGTCTTTTTTGAAACTTTCTTTGGAGCTTCTAAATAGATCCCTTGATTATTTTCCGGGCGCCCCAATCATAGAAGATATCGAATACAAGATGTCTACCTATTCGTCTAGAAAATTGAAACAGAAGATCAACAAGGGCATAATAGATATTGACCAGTCAGAAAAATCAGCAGGGTCTTTTACGAAAGGATCCATAAAGGATCTTGCAGAGTATATAGTGTTCCACCAGCAGCCCGCGAAATACTCAAAATCTCCAGGAAGCGGAAATAGAAACAAAGATTCAAGTTCAGGTATATTCCACCTACAGCCCAACAAAGACAGGGGGCTTTTGAAAAATGTCTCCTTCTCCAAAATCAGCCAGCCCGCTCGCGAGGCAAGTCTGGTTGTGGGTAATGGTGACCTTTATGACGAGCTGAGGATCCCCCACAACGCAACCGCAACTATGTTTGGAAACTTCATGTTCTTGCCAGGAAGCCAGGTTTATGTAGATCCGAATACTTTGGGATTTGGAAGTGTCAGAGACAAGAACTCAGCAGCACGTCGACTAGGGTTCGGAGGATATTACACAGTAGAAAGCGTGTCAACCTCCTTCGCCGGAGGTAAATTAGAGACGTCCTTGAGCTTGTTGTTTAACGCATTCCCGGAAACTAACAGCCAACTTTCTTTGTCATCTAATTCGCTGAAATCAATCAACAAAGTAACAAACACGATGGGAGCTAAGAAACCATGAGTGAAATTTTCCGAGGCGGAGCCACCAATAACTTTGCAGATGAATATAATGAAAAGGTAAAATACAGAAACTTTCTTCTTCAGTCCGGGTATAGCTTTTTGGACACTCTATATAAAGATACGTTGTATGGTTTTATTAATCGGTCGTATGATGTCATCGCTCCGGTCCCAGATACGACAACCTTTGGAGATTATTCTGCAAATGCGGAAGGGTTGGTTTACGTTGTAAATCAATTTAACGATTTCAGGACATACTACCTGGAGAAGGCAGCCCAGGGAAACTTCACTGTTCCTGCGCTTATCACCGACCTCTCTCCACGCGTCAGTTTTGAGGACTATGAGGTCAATTATTTCAGGTACTTGGACAGCTATAAGACATCGATGATACAGAAGGTCCCCACCGGCCGGAATACTGCGCCCTTGGGTTTTGAGCCATTTGTAAGGTTTTGCCATCAGAAAATCTTTGAAATAGACATGTTAGGGCTTCCAGCTACGAAGTCTGGTTTTATGCTATCAAACAGCGCGGATGTTTACAACACAGGCCTCTACATAGATATGAGGCAAACCCCTGCCCGGGCAGTGGATCAACAAAGAGCGGACTTCATATCGGACGAAGGGTTTCCTTGTTTTATGGAGTTGGCAAATAAGTTTGGATTTTATGTTGATGGAAACTTCCCCTGGCGAATCGCGGTTAATCTCAATCACGAATATACGATATCAAAATTGATGAATGGGCGCCCGACTCCTATGTTCCAAAACTTGTACTCAGACCAACACACCATGAAAGTCTGCTTAGATGACTACGACGCTATAATCAGAATGTATAAAGAGATGTACGTCGCATACAGCGAACTCAGGGGCACTCCTGTTCTTAGCGGCTTTGCAGACACCGCACCCCCGAAGTTATTTTTGGAAACCCTTTTACTTCACAGGTTTAACGAGTTATCGATGATGAGGGATTACTCGGAAAACTCATATTTTAAAATAATTTTAAGAAATACTCTTGACATATTCGACCGTTTCGGGTTAATATCTAATAGTGGAGCAATCGGATATATAGGTAACTTCTGTGCCCAACAGCTAAAAGATAAGATTTTAGGACAACAGTGATATTACAGACACTAGACATAAAAGACAATTGCAAGGGCATCTTTCACAAAGGTGCTTTTTTGCTTGAAGATACGCAGCCAGCCATATCCAATTATTCTGTGGCATGGAAGCACTCCTCTTTGTTAGATGACGAGAAGTTTCGTTATTTGTATCTTTCTCTGAAGAGCGATGATTTGTCCGGCTATTGTCATGATCCTCATATATTCTCGACATACAAAAAGAAAATGTCAGCACAACAAAAAGCTGCAATTGCAGCAAAGATAAGTCTACAGGACGAGTGCTTTTTCGACCTACTGCCAAAACATCAACTTACAAGGTGGTTCCAGCTCCGACAACAGGCCTTGGAAAATCTACACAAGGTGTCCAAAATAGAAGATGATTATGACATCCTTCATAAGGCACATGTCCTGACTTCTGAGATTGGCCGCCAAGATTTAATGTTCGAGGGCAAGAAAGGCAGAGTTCAATACAACATCTTTGGCTCGGCAACAGGAAGACTGACCACAAAGAAAGGTTCAGTGCCTATCATGACCCTAAAGAAGGAAGACAGGCACAAAATAACCCCTCAGAACGATGCTTTCGTGGAACTAGACTTAAACGCAGCAGAAGTAAGAACGCTAATGGCTCTATCAGGCCGAGAACAGCCGAAGGGGGACATTCATGAGTGGGTCGTGGAGAATGTGTTCAATGGAGAGATAGAGCGCTCAAAAGCAAAGGTAGAGCTGTTTGCGTGGTTGTATAATCCTTCGAGTTCGGAAAGTCGATTTGACGAATTTTTTTCGCGGCAAATTTTTCGAGATTTTTTTGCCCCTGAAGACCAGACGCTGAAAACTCCATTTGGCAGAGTCTTGGCGGTTGACGAAAGAAAAGCGCAAAACTACCTACTCCAATCGACGACATCAGATCAAGTACTTGAAAACGCGTACAAGATTATGAAGATGCTTAAGGGCAAAAAAAGCAAAATAGCATTTACACTACACGATTCGATTATTATTGACATGTGCAAAAAAGATGCTATAATGTTAAGAGACATAAAAAAACAGTTTGAAAAAACTCGATGGGGAAGTTTTATGAGCACATGCAAAATCGGTAAAACTTTCGCCGATCTAAAGGAGTTGAAGCTTTGAAAAACATTTTGGGCATTGGAACCGCTGGCTGCAACATAGTAGAGCAGTTATCTGAATATCCTGTATACAAGTGCCACCATATTTCAAATGAAATAAAAAAAACTTCGAAGTATAAGTTTGCGCTGACAGAGCTAGACGGCCCTGAAGAGTACGAGTCAATGGACATGTCCAAGTTGCACAAGTGGCTCTCGACAATCGAGAAGAATTGCACTGTGTTTCTGTGCGGAGCATCAAACTCGGCCGGCATCACGCTTCGGGCACTACATGTACTACACCAGAGAGGTGTAAAAGTAGAGATAGTGTATTTCAGACCTGAAACAGAGGTCTTATCAGAGGAAAAAACTCTTTCTGAAAGGGCTTTCCGCGGCATTTTGCAAAATTATGCTCGAAGTGGTCTTTTTGAGGGTATGCGCCTTATTTGTAATCTCCGTCTGGAAGAGATTGCCGGGTCAACAAACGTGTTCGAATATTACAGTCAAATAAATCGAGTGTTCACAAACACCTATTATATGATAGATGTGTTTAAAAACACAAAACCAATCACGTCGACATTTAAGCGCCCAAAAGATTCTTGCAGGATATCAACAATAGGCCTCAGCGCTGTTGAGGGGGAAGAAAAGTTATTTTTTCCTTTCAATCAGGAGACGGAAGTGGTATACTATTATGGTATCAATGAAGAAAAGTTGAAAACTGAAGAGAACCTTTTCAGGACAATCACAGACAAAGTAAAAGAAAGAATAACAGATGAAACAAAAGTTTCATTTGGCATCTATCCAACGCAATATGAAGTAGATTACGTTTACGTGGAAAACTTCTCGCCAAAAATTCAATAAGGGACACATGTTTCAAGCAAATATTTCAGATCTACGTTCAGATCGACAGAAGCTTAATTATAATCTAGCTATCGATTCGAAATTCGAAAAAGGTGTAAACCCAGAGGCCCTCAATCGACTGTGTGAATACCTTAGCATGACAAAGGAAGAGGTGGTATTGAAAGCATCTCGTGACGAGGCTTTTGAAAAGACCGTTGCTATGTATGTCTCGATAAACGCTAGTAGGCAAGGTACAAAAGACGAAGCGTTCATTGTCCAAGGTATTTCTCGTGAGGTTAAGAAATATGGTATCGATATTAGAAACTATACCACTAACGAAAAGGTGCCAATCCGAGAGAGCAGCCAGGTCTTGCCAAGATCGCAAGCTAAAAAGAAACACGACAGTCATCTTTTGATGAAATCATTTGACTTTGGCGGTAAGATATGTGATAATAGGAGAATAGAAGGTTTTGCAAAAGTATGCCTTGGGTCAGGAGGACACCAGGATAACGTATTTCACGAAGCTTCTGAATTCATGAAATGGGCTTCAGAATACGGCAGCAAAAACACAATCTATACCGTTTTGATTGACACCGATCAAGAGAAAATTTTCAACAACTTAAAGAATCTAGAAGAAGAATTAGGAAAACAAAATTTATGGGTAGCAAGCCACAGAGAACTCCAAGAAAGATTAATCTCTCTAAAAAACGAGAACTAGGCCAATTCTATACTACGAAGTACGACTACATCTTAGAAGGCATGAGTATTCCTGCGCGATCCAAGGTTATCGAGCCTTTCGTAGGAGCAGGGGACCTTTGCCTATGGGCACACCAGAATGGAGTTGATGTAAGCGAGGTAGAGTGTTATGATATTGACCCACCATCGACTCTACGACTTGAGTTTGATATTCTAGTTCGCGACACTCTGAAGAGTCCGCCTGATTATGACAACAAATTCATATTAACCAATCCGCCATTTCTTGCAAAAAACAAGGCTAAGCAGTCGGGATACGAAGATATATTTACTCGATGGGCTACAAATGATTTGTATAAATGCTTTTTGGAGTCTTTGATTGAGCAGGATCCTGCAGGTGGCGTGGTGATTTTGCCTCTTAATTTTTTCTGTGATGATAGAAAAGTCGAAACGAGAGATAGGTTCATTAATAAGTTTTCTATAAAGAGGGTCAACATTTTCGAGGAACAGGTGTTTGCAGATACGACGTATACCATTTGTTCAGTCGAATTTGAGAAAAGGTCCAGTCCTGTCCTTCCTGTTATAGACATAGACACTTATATTTATCCAAGAAGAGAAAATATCAAGATGTCCGTTTCTAGCTCCACGAAGTGGAAGGTAGGTTCAGAAGTACTCGCACGGAAGCAGAGTGAGTATAAAGTTTCTAGATTGACCCATTCAATGGTGTTTGATGATTGTGTTAGGAATAAGACCTTAAATCCAGAAAAAGAAAATAAAGTCACAAATATCTTGCTAAAATGTGTTGATGGTGGTAAGATGGATTCTAGAATAAAGTTGGAGTGGAACAAAGTGCCTCTTTTGGCAAAAGATACTGACAGAGCTTTCTGTACTGTTGTTATCGACCCGCCAATCTCCAACAAAAAACAAAAAAAACTTATTGACAAATTTAACAAAAAGTTAGAAAATTATAGAAGCAAATATAACAGTCTGTTTTTGGTGAACTATAGAAACTCATCAAAATCATATGCAAGAAAGAGAATGTCTTTTGACATAGCATTTAACTTAATCAAAGAATGTCTAAACGAGTTAGACAAGAAGGAGAAAAAAAATGAGCAATGATCATTTTGTGGGAATACCAAGTATTCACCTACTGAAAACATATGAAAACAAGAAATATCCAAATATATATGCAGCATTAGAGGAATACATCGACAATTGTTTTGATGCTTTCGAGAGAGTGTATTTTGAGGAGACAAAATTCCTCAAGCCGCCAACAATCACTTTCTCTCTAGGTGGAGATAGTATTGTAATAGGAGATAACGCCTCAGGAATGGACCAGGAACAATTAAAGACAGCCTTAAGGCTTGGGGACTCGGGAACAGATAAGTTTGGACTTCAAGACTCTTTAGGTATGTTTGGTTGCGGCGCCTCATCAGCCGCTTTGACTGTTGGGGAATCTCTTGAATTTCTGACAAAGACCAAAGAAGGAGATTTGCTTTATGGTGCACTAGATCCAGATTATATTCAAAAGCATGGCAATTGGGCTTACCCCCTTCGACAGGGGTCTGAAGCAGAAGGGGTCGTGTTTGAGAATATTCTCGGTACCGACACGGAGTCTGGAACGGTAGCATCTGTACGTGGTCTTGCGGAGGCCCCAAAGAATAGGACCAACTTCTACAGCACCTTGAAGACCAAGATTAGAACTAGATATAGTCATAAATTTATGAACCTAAAACAACAAGGCAGAGAGGTTTCGTTTAAATTCTTAAAGGGTGACAGTAGGAACTTTAACGCCACGGAGAACGTTGTCGACGTCCTGTGTGATGAGGATGCGAGTAAAACTAAATTCTTTAAAAATTTCGGTGGTCCAAACTGTGATGTGTCATGGATAAACGTTTTTGGGTGCCAGGTTGGTGTAAGGGCTTCATTTACTGAAAGTTATGACGCTCACCTCTCAAACAAGCGAGAAAAGGGAACTTCTGAAAATTACTGGGGATACGGAATTAATGTAAATCAGAAGCAGGGAATATACTTTTACAGAAATGGAAAATTGTTGGAGACCAGGAGCGGAGACCCTATTTGGAAGTATCACGGCGCGCTCCGAGGACTGTTGGTCGAGATCCACATAACCGAAGACCTTATTGAAAAAGGACTTGTAAAAATCGCACAAGAGAAAACTTCAGTTATCTTAAGTGAAGAGCTTAAGAAGGAGATGAAGAGGATCTTTCAACCAATCACGACTAAAGTCCGAGGATTGCGAGAGAGCGAGTCCAGCCAAAGTGTGCACCTAACGGACGAACAGGAAAAACAAAAGGCTGCAGCTACCGTAGAGGGAATTGGCAGGGCCCTGAAGACCAAGAGGAAAGAAACTAAAGGATCTGATTCTTCTTCATCATTAAGCGAGGTTATCAAACAAACTTCTAGAAAAAACAAAAGCTATGTTGGATCTGGAGACAAGGTAGAGGTAACAAAGTCTAACAAAAAGCAGAGTGACTTTGATTACAAGTGGGTCAACCAGACTAGATCAAAGACTACCCCGTTTTGGATTGAGTATACCAACCCGGAGGCATCTGTTGACAAAATCAACACTTCTAAAACAATTGTCCTCAATCAGGCACACCCAATGATGGGGGAGTTGAAAAACGCGAACCTGACTCACACAGCTATTATTCTAGCAGTGGCAATTGCTTACGGGATAAACAAGGACAATGATTTCTCTACGGAAGAGTTTGAGGAGACAGCTCATGGCATCGGAGAGATAGCTTTGAAAATCATGGACAGCATGAAACCAATAACCAAGACAGAAGAAAAATCATTTAAAGTTTTAGCAAATAATGCTTGACGCAAACAATGAAATCTGATATTATATAAACAGTTGGTCAGGATATTTGCTGACCTGCTATAGCCAAACGTGCAAAAAAACAACATACCATAGGAGGTAATAACAATGGCACTTAATTTAGACGCTATGAAAGCGAAACTCGATAAACTTAACGGAAAGGGAGACGGAAAGAAAAACTTCTGGCGACCAGAGGACGGAGAAAGCAATATCCGTATCGTTTCCACGAAGGACGGCGACCCGTTCAAGGAAAAGTTCTTCCACTACGGTGTTGGTGGTCAATCTTTTCTCTGCCCAAAGCGCAACTTTGGGGATGACTGCCCAACCTGCAACTTCGCCAACAAGCTTTGGAATGAAGGCACAGAGGATAGTAAAAAGCAAGCAAAGGAGATGTTTGCAAAGCAACGTTTCTTTTCCCCGGTTCTTGTCCGAGGTGAAGAAGCAGAAGGCATTCGAGTTTGGGGATACGGCAAGATGGCTTATGAAAAGCTTCTTACAATCGTCCTTGACCCTGACTATGGTGATATCACAGACCCTGAGAATGGCAACGACCTGAAGTTGATGTACGGCAAGCTGCCTGGTGCTAGTTTCCCTCGCACCGACATTCGACCTCGGCCTCGAAAGACTGTTCTTTGTGATGATGCTGTCGGTGGAGACGACCGATGCGCAGAGCTTTTGGAGACCATTCCAAACTTTGATGAAATCTTTGAGCGCAAGACAACTGAAGAAGTTCAGTCTATTATGGACCAGTTCCTTTCAGGAGACACTGGAAATTCAGAGGTAGAAAAGTTCGGTGGCAGTAATACCACTTCTACCACGTCTTCGGACTCGGTGGAGAATGCATTCAACGATTTGTTGAATCAGTAGGTGAAACATGGCTAAGGTTTCGAAACTCAAAAAGGGTGCTTTAGATATTGCTTCTATCCGAGGCATTATCAACAAGAAAGCCGGTAGAGAAGTTGCTCATTCACTTCAGGATAATAATCCAACAGAAGTGAATGAGTGGATTCCTACTGGTTCACGGTGGCTTGATGCCATCATTTGCAAGGGCAGACATGCTGGTATCCCTGTGGGTAAAATCTCAGAGATTGCCGGCCTTCCTGGTACTGGTAAGTCATTCTTGGCTGCCCAGATTGCCGGGAACGCTCAAAAGATGGGTATTGATGTGGTATACTTTGATTCAGAATCAGCTATTGACCCTTCTTTTATGGAGCGCGCAGGTTGCGACCTAGACAGGCTTATGTATGTCCAAGCAGCATCTGTTGAGTTTGTCCTGGAGACCATCGAAGAACTGCTAGCCACTGGTAACAAATGGCTTTTTATTTGGGATTCTTTGGCTCTTACTCCCTCGATTTCTGATATTGATGGCGACTTCAATCCTCAGTCTTCGATGGCGGTAAAGCCTAGAATCCTAGCCAAGGGAATGTCTAAATTAACTATCCCTATCGCTGATGCAGATGCAACCTTTCTAGTCCTCAATCAATTGAAGACTAACTTGGGAGCAAGAACACCAGCGCAGGCTATGACTGAACCATACACGACCCCAGGTGGAAAGGCTATGATTTATGCTTATTCACTTCGTGTGTGGCTCACAGCAAGAAAAGCCAAAGCTAGTTTCATCGTGGATGACAATGGTTTCCGCATTGGATCTGAAGTAAAGGTAAAGCTTGAAAAGTCTCGTTTTGGGACACACGGCCGAACCTGCAACTTCAAGATCCTATGGGGAGATGATGCTGTTGGCGTCCAAGATGAAGAAAGTTGGTTCGATGCAATCCAAATCTCTGAAAGACTTGAACAGTCTGGTGCATGGTTTACGCTAATCCACAATGATGGGTCTAAGGAAAAGTTCCAGCGCAAACAATGGGTCACCAAACTTGAGAGTGAAAAATTCAGAGAAAGTGTCTTGACTATTATTGAAGAAGATGTTATTATGAAGTTCAAGAATAGAGAAGGCAACGCAGGCGACTTCTACGAACCGGAAGACATTCCGGCTGAAGATTAGCCACTACACAGCCCGCCTCTTCTGGCGGGCTTTTTTTATGGAGAAGAAGATGAATAGAGTAATGATTGTAGACGCATATAACCAGTTTATTAGAGGTTATATCGTAGACCCAAGTAAGAACCCCAATGGCGACCCAATCGGCGGCATACGGACGTTTATCAACATCACAAACAAACTGACTAGAGAAATCAAGCCAGACTTGGTAGTGTTAGTATGGGACGGCAAGGGCGGCTCGCAAAAGCGTAGAGCAATGAACAAGGCCTACAAGGGAGGCCGCAAGCCACCACGCACTAACTGGGGTCAAGTAGGTATGAGCCCGGAGGAGCTTACGGACAATAAGGTGTGGCAACAAATGAGAGTGATTGAATACTTCAACAGTACTCCTATGATTCAGTTTATGGAACCACACGTAGAGGCAGACGACGTTATCTCTTACATCAAGAATACATCAATGTTTGAAGACTGGCAAAAGGTCATCGTCTCAGCAGATAAAGATTTTATTCAATTATTGGATGATAAAACAATCCTGCACAGACCTATCCAGAAAGAGTATCTAAATAAGAACAGTATAGTGGAGAAATTCAACATCCACCCCACGAACTTTGCTCTTGCAAGGGCTATCGTTGGAGACTCCTCGGATAACCTACCAGGAGTGCCTAGAGTAGGACTACCGACAGTAGCAAAGAAATTTCCTTTCCTAAAAGAAGAGAAGACGCACTACTTAGATAGCATTCTGGCTGAATGCAGTAAACCAGAAAATAACCAAAAAGTGTATACAAACATTTTAGAATCAAAGGAGTTAATAGAAAACAATTATGATATTATGCAATTATCCTCACCAATGTTGTCAATTCAAGCCAAACAAGGGATCGACGATACGTTTGAGCAATATAGCCCCCACTACAATCAAACGGAAATGAGAAAACTGATGATCCAGGACGGAGTTCTCACCGTAAGCACCCAAGACCTAGACCAGAGATTTAACAATATTATCTCTTCCTTTTCTCGGTAAAACCTGTTATACTGTATAGATAACAAAGGATAAACATGGAACAAGATACAAGCTTCTCCAAATTTGGTAAGTCTTTTCAGGAAGACCTATGCCACATGATTTTGAACGACCGTCCATTCGCGGACCAAATGTTCGAAGTCTTAGACATTAACTTTTTGGAACTGAAGCACTTGAGAGTGTTCATCCAGAAGATACAGGACTACAGAAAAAGATACGGTGTACACCCAACCTCTAAGATTATGCTATCGGTCATCCGAACAGGGTTAGACAGCGAGCCAGAGTCGGTCAAGACTAGAATCAGGGACTATTACGCCCGAGTACTAGCCAATGGTCAGGAACCAGACGCGGTTGAATACATCAAGGACACAGCGCTGGATTTCTGTAAGAAGCAGAAACTAAAGGGTGCTTTGATAAAGTCGGTTGAACTAATTAAATCGTCTTCCTTCGACGAGGTGTCTAAAGTTATCGACGATGCTCTCAAATTAGGTTCAGACAATACAATGGGTTATGATTATATTGCGGACTTCGAGGCGAGATTTCTCAAGAAAGCAAGAGACCCAGTAACAACAGGGTGGGCAGATATTGATGACATTTCTAAGGGAGGTCTTGGTAAAGGGGAGCTTGGCGTTGTTGTGGCTCCTACTGGTGCAGGCAAATCAATGGTCCTCGTACATCTTGGGGCGCAGGCAGTCAAGGCCGGCAAAAATGTACTACACTACACATTGGAACTTGGTGACACTATTGTTGCTGGTCGTTATGACGCTGCTATTACTGGCGTTGAACTGAAAAATCTAGCAGTTTTCAAAGAGAAGATTTATGATGAGATAAAAGATGTTCAAGGTAGGCTCATCGTCAAGGAATATCCCACCAGAAGCGCTAATATCCAAACAATCAAAAACCACATTGAGAAGCTAAAACGCCGAGATTTCGTCCCAGACATGATCATCGTGGACTACGGAGACCTAATTCGACCAGAAAATGGCGGAAAAGATGAGAAAAGACACCAACTCGAAACTATTTACGAAGAGCTAAGAGGATTGGCTCAAATTTGCGAGTGTCCACTCTGGACAGCATCGCAAACAAACAGGTCCGGACTGAATGCTGAAGTGATTACCATGGAATCGATTTCGGAGGCATTCAACAAATGCTTTGTAGCAGATTTTATCTTTACCGTCTCTAGAACGGTGGAGGACAAGAACAATAACACTGGTCGTATCTTCGTAGCGAAGAATAGGAACGGCCCGGATGGACTCGTGTATCCTTTGTTCATGGATACCAGCAGCGTGACCATCAAAGTCCTGTCTCAGACAGGTGAAACAGTAAATGATATAATTCAAAAATCTTCGAAGGACAGGTTAGATGCTTTGAAGGAAAAATACCAAGTATTCAAGAAAGAAGGAGGAAAGAAATAAATGGAATTATCGAATCAAATATTATCAGAAATAACAGTGCACATGAAGTACGCAAGGTACCTGGAGAGTGAACAGAGAAGAGAGACGTGGGACGAACTAGTAACACGCAACATGAACATGCACCTAAAGAAGTTTCCTGAACTGGAACTTCAAATCGTCAAGGCTTACAAAATGGTCTTCGATAGAAAGGTGCTACCTTCAATGAGATCAATGCAATTTGGTGGTAAACCAATTGAAGTGGCCCCAAATCGTATCTTTAATTGCGCATTCATGCCTACTGACGACTGGAGATGCTTTGGAGAGGCCATGTTTCTCCTTCTCGGCGGTACCGGTGTTGGTTATTCTGTACAAAAGCACCACACAGAGAAATTACCAGAGATTACCAAGCCAAACATGAACAGAACGCGTCGCTTCCTAGTCAATGACTCAATCGAAGGCTGGGCAGACGCGGTAAAAGCTCTTGTACGCTCTTATTTCCAGGGAGGTTCACACCTTCGCTTTGACTTTACAGACATCCGACCAAAGGGAGCAGCACTAATCACTTCAGGTGGCAAAGCCCCAGGACCACAGCCTCTCAAGGAGTGCCTGGTCAAACTAGAAGGTATTCTCTCAAACCGTGAAAACGGTGAGAAGCTTTCCACAATCGAAGTACATGACATGATTTGCCACATCGCAGACGCAGTTCTTGCCGGCGGCATTAGGAGAGCAGCACTTATTTCCTTATTTTCAGCAGATGACGAGGACATGATCGCAGCCAAAACAGGAAACTGGTGGGAAACCAATCCACAACGAGGTAGAGCCAACAACTCTGTTGTACTATTACGCCACAAGATTGATAAAGAATACTTTATGAGCCTTTGGGACAGAGTTAAAGCTTCTGGCGCTGGAGAGCCTGGTTTTTATTTTTCAAACGATAAAGACTGGGGAACCAACCCTTGTTGTGAGATTGGTTTACGTCCATACCAGTTCTGTAACCTCACGGAAGTAAACGTATCTAACGTAGAGGATCAAGCAGACCTCAATGAGAGAGTTAGAGCCGCAACTTTTATCGGAACTTTACAAGCCAGCTATACAGATTTTCACTATCTTCGCGACATTTGGCGCAGAACTACAGAAAAAGACGCACTTATCGGTGTATCTATGACCGGTATCGCTTCTGGAGCCGTCTTAGAATTAGACATGAAAGAGGCAGCGAAAGGTGTAAAGACAGAGAACGCAAGAGTGGCGGAGCTTATTGGAATCAAACCAGCAGCACGAACAACTTGTGTAAAACCCGCGGGAACTACAAGCTTGACGCTTGGAACATCTTCAGGTATCCACGCTTGGCACAATGACTACTATATTCGCAGAATCCGTGTAGGCAAGAACGAGCCTATCTACGCACACCTGTTGAGCAACCATCCAGAGCTAGTAGAGGATGAATACTTCAGTCCTCACACTACTGCCGTCATCTCTATTCCACAGAAGGCCCCAGAAGGCTCTATCATGAGAACAGAGTCGGCGCTACAGCTACTCAAGAGAGTAAAACTCGTGACTGACGAGTGGGTAAAGCCAGGTTTTCGCAAGGGACAGAACACTCACAACATATCAGCGACTGTGTCGATAAAAGATGCGGAATGGGTTGACGTAGGCGAGTGGATGTGGGATAATAGAGCTAGCTATAACGGCTTATCGGTTCTTCCCTACAACGGTGGAACCTATACGCAGGCTCCATTCGAAGATTGCTCAAAGGAGACTTACGAAGCTATGATGGCCTCTCTCACTAATATCGACCTCACTCAGGTCTCTGAAGATGAAGACAACACTAACCTAGCAGGTGAAGTTGCCTGTGCTGGTGGAGCTTGCGAAATAAAATTCGTATAAAACTACTTGACAAATGTGATAAAATGTCATATTATTATAATACAACTCAACAACAAAGGAGAATTTATGAGTTCTAACGACAAATTGCTAACCAAAGAGGAGCACCTCTCAAACTATATCAAGACCTTCGTGGCCATTGAAGACGCCATGGAACCATTCAAGGAGCAGCGCTCTGACCTTCGAGAATCCTACAACGAAAATGGATGGTTATCAAAGGAAGAGATGAGACTGGCAGTGAAAGCGTACCGACTTTATAAGTCAGAGACGGATATGGAAATCTTGACTGATTATGTAAACAAGTGTCAGCGTTCTATGGGGAGAATTTTAGCATGAGTGGAGTACCATTCAGACTCAAGCCGGTGAACAGACATCTTTTGGTGGTACCTCATGTCGCAAAGAATGAGACCACCACAGGAGTTCTGCTCCCTGACGATTTTAAGCCAGATGAAGACAGGTATATCGAGGCCACTGTTATCGATGTCGCATCTGATTGTAGCCCTCAGTTCAAGTACCTTAGGCTCGGGAACGTTGATAATAAGAAAATTATTGTTGATAGGACCATGGTCGAGGAAGTGAAGCTAAAGGAAAAAACCCACTACATGATTTTAGAAAACTACGTAGTGGGAGTATACAGGAGGCCGGATGAGGGTTGAACTCTTTGACGACAAGATAGGTGCGGTTGAGTACGTTTCACATATGGGTTCAGATCTCTCGGTTGTTAATGCAGCAAGGGTATCTTTCGGATCGGAAAAAGAAGAAGTAGATGAGAAGGATATCAAACTTATCAACTACCTTATGGACCATAACCACAGTTCTCCTTTTGAGCACTGTGCTATCACGTTTAGGTTCACAGTACCTCTCTTTATACGTAGCCAGCACCACAGACACAGGACTTGGGCCTATAATGAAATCTCTAGAAGATACACATCAGTAGACATCAACTTCTACGAACCTAAAGAGTTTAGGCAGCAGCACAAAAGCAACAGGCAGGCCAGCACTGACGACTTGATAAACCCAATTGTCGAGTACAACAGGTCCGGTCTGCCTATCTCAGCCGGAGCCTCAACATTAGTGAAAGCGCACCATCAAGAGTGTATGAAACTATTTGAGCAGATGCTGAAGTCCGGAATTTGTAGAGAGCAAGCAAGAGGCGTTCTACCTCAAAATTTGTATACGCAGTATTACGGTACAGTAAATCTACACAATCTTCTCAAGTTCGTATCATTACGTTCGCACGCAGGAGCACAGTGGGAGATTCAGCAAGTTGCCGAGGCCTGCCTAGAGATTGCAGAAGACCTATTCCCACACTCGGTACACTCATTCATCAAAAGTAAGATGGAGAAGTGATGGAATCCGTAATGACCTTGTGCCTCGCTGCCGGATTAGCTTTACAGTTGAACCCTGTCCAGCAAAGAAACGTTTGTCGATACGAAAAAGATATTATCGAGAACGCAAATAAATATAATCTAGAGCCAGAGTTAGTCGCAGGTCTCATGTTCGTGGAGAGCGCATACTACCCAAATGCTGTTTCGCATGCAGATGCCTGTGGTTTGATGCAGGTTGTTCCTAAGTGGACAGGTGGGCGCGCCACTGGAGGTAAGAGGTACACATGCGAACAACTGAAGGATCCCAGGACAGCAATAAGTACGGGTACCCGCATCCTAAACTGGACCATCAACAGTTTCGCAAAGGGCAATCTCGACCAGGGCCTATGCTTTTACAACGCCGGCTCGATTTGCAAGAAAGAAGTGTTCTATAAGAACCTTTACTATGTTAAATTAGTTAAAAGAATCAGAGACAAAATCAAGAGAGTATACGAGGAATAGCCACAATGAGATACCTACCTTTGCTGCTAGTCTTAGCGTCCTGCGCAGACACAGTTCCACAACAAAGCGAGACAAATGACCTACAAGTAGGCATAAGTGCAGACCTTTTGTCCCCAGACATACAAATTATAGAAATCCCAGACATCATTGTCGATGCTTATGTCGACCCTTGTGCTGATGTTCGGAACATAGACGAGGACTATTGTGAATGCTTTCCTCGTTGTTGCCAGCGGCAAACTTGGTATTGCCCACCAACAGGAACAGAGATTCAGGCCAAAGAAGCTATTCTGGACATATGCGGGGAAGACTACATTCCATGTGATAGAAACCTGGACGACACCTGCGCGCCATCAGAGATTATCTATGAAAGCGACTGCAACCACGCATTTGACTGTCCCCCGGGAATAAACGAAGACTTTACAATGTATTATGATTGTGATGCAAATGGTATTCCGGGCAGACAAGAGGTAAGATGCGACAAAGGTAGATTATATTATGGAGAGTGTGTAACTTGCATCCCTTCAGACGAAGTATGTGATAGCGTCGACAATGATTGCGACGACGCAGTGGACGAGCATCAGCTAAATGAGTGTGGGCTATGTGGACCTCTTCCTCAGGATGTGTGCAACAACATAGATGATGACTGCGATGGCAATGTGGACGAAGACTTAGTTAGGGAATGTGTTACTGAATGCGAACGTGGCATCGAAGCGTGCATCGAAGGCCGTTGGATAGGTTGTACTGCGAGACAACCAACGGAAGAAGCCTGTGATGGCTTTGACAACGATTGTGATGCTCTGGTAGATGAAGCTTTAAACTGTCAGTGTCCCCCTGCTATGATCGGGGCCCTTATTCCCTGTATGGAGCCACCACTTACATGTGGTATGGGGTTCAAGACTTGCGAGTGTGATAACGACGATTGCTCTTTGACTAAAATGACGGATTGTCTTGCCCTCTGTTCTTGGTTGCCTGAAGAAGTGGTACCCGCAGACGCACCAGATACTTGCGATGAATTTCTGGGTATTCCGGTAGAGCCTGAGGTTTGCAATAATTTTGATGAAGACTGCGACGGACTCATCGACGAGCAACTAACAAAGTTTTGCTACTCAGGCCCCGAAGGAACATCTAATGTGGGCGTCTGTCAAGTAGGAGAGATGTTGTGCAAGGAAGGTCAATGGTATGGAGAGGTTTCTAGTGGAGACCTACTGCTAGACTTTTGCGCCGGCGAGGTTGTACCAAGTAGAGAGATTTGTGACGGAGCAGATAACGACTGCGACGGCACTACAGACTTTGGAGAGGAAATACCAGACACAGACATTCTGTTCATCCTCGACTGGTCCGGGTCAATGTCGTACAGCATTGGCGCCACTCGCATGGCGATGAACAGGTTTGCTAATCAATTCGCAGCAGAGGACAAACTGAAGTGGGGACTAGAAACTGGACCCAGGATGCTACCAGCTCTTGGGCAGGACGACCTTGATACGGCAGAATATTTAAGAATTGAGACAAACATTGCAAGTTTTGCTGATTTTATGTCTGCATTCGCGAACGCCGGCAACTTCGATCTCGGATCCAGCAACGAAATGCTTCGTGACGCTGTCTATCTGTCAATTGATAATCTAACAACCAATGGACCCTATGACGTCTCTTCAGCTAGGTGGCTAAACAGGCTATCAACAAACGTAAATTCTATCCCTCCGCTGCAGCAATTCAAGATTGACTGGAGGCAAGACGCCGACAGGATAATCATTGTTTTTACAGATGAGGATGATCAATCTTATTTGGTTCCGGAAGTAGAACCTTCAGACCTTATAACGGCCCTCTCCGCCACGCCAGACACAAAGCTATACGTCTTTACCAAACCTTACTATAGAGCCCAGTGGAGAAGGTATATCGACCCGACAGGTGGTAGTGCGTTCATCCTTACGTCAAACTCAGAACAGATGTACAACGACTTGATGTCTATCCTTGATGAAATATGCCTGCCTGACTCGTCGACTGCAGCCTTACTGCCACTTGGCATGCCCGGATATAAGAGAGTTAGTTATGGATCAAGATATGATTTTGAGATGGGGATATGTTACTAGATAGGGTTGTCATAGGTTCTACCACAGAGTCAGCCTATTACGCTCTCTTGAACGACTGCTTCTTTGTTTCGACTAGGCAGCACCCACCCATGTTTTATCGCGAGAATATTCAAACTTGGCCAAAGCTAAATCTTATGCTGGGCTTGCTTTCACGCCTCATAGCGTTCGAGGACACAGAGACCATAAGACTCAGCGACACACAATTGAAAATCTCGGCGCAAAACAATACATACAAATATAACTTTAAAGAATGTTTTGTGTTCGACACCACCGCCGTACAATTGGATAATGAGGTGGAGCAAACAAATCCAAAAACTTTTATCGTTTTTGATGATTTCGAATTATCTACATTAGGTAAACACAGATTTGAGATAGAGCCGATATCAGACGGCACTGGTTTCACGCGCGAAATGCACTTCTATTCCTCAGACAGAGTTGATGGATCTTCTTACATAACAGATTGTGTGGTGGAGTCGGAGTTGACACAAGAACAACTAAATTCCTTTGACTATTCTGACACTATAGCCCGATTCGTAGTCGAAAGACACTTGACTTCTGTTGGTATTTATGGTACATTCATGAAGCACTATAAGAGTGGAAAGCCAAAATATCGAAAACCAAAAGTGAAACACGTAAATAGATTTTCTTATCCCAAGGACAACAACGTATATGCGGACTCATCAACGGTAAAAATACTGAATCTTTCTATGGAGCAAATAATTGAAGAGAGCACCGAAAGGTAGAAATGTTGTAGGAATTGTTCCCTTAGCTGGATGGAACAACTCCTTTGATTTCCCGTGGCCAGACTACCTGCACCCAGTCAGGCAAGGAATGTTAGCCATCGAGAGATCTGTGTATGAGTGCGCCTACGGTGGATGCGATAGCATTTGGATAGTGTGCGGAGACGACGTGGCGCCAATCGTGAAAAGAAGACTGGGAGACTACGTCATGTCACCCCGGTATTTTGAAGAGAAGGAGTTTGTAAAGAACAGGGGCTATCACGAAAAATGGGTGCCCATATTCTACACACCGTTATCGCAAAAAGACCGCGACCGCCGGGACAGCCTGGGATGGTCAGCGCTCCATGGAGCGCTCATGGCTTTTCAGATATCTGACAAAATGTCACAGTGGGTGCTGCCTACAAAATACTTTGTCTCCTTTCCTTATGGGTTATATGATGCCACGATGATTAGAGAGCATAGGGATTCGATACGAGGACCAGCCTCATTCTTCCTTTCCTATAATGACAAAACAGTCAGGGACGGACTCTATCTTAGCTTCACGTTCTTTCCCGAAGATTGGCCAAAGTTTAAACATCACGTCAAGAACCAGTGTACCGGTGGCAGCCGAGACACACCAATTCAACAAAGATGGTCAAGTCGTCATTTTTCACTTGACAAAATATTCAACATTGATGTAATATCAATAGATAAGAAGGTAGAGATACCTGAGTATTACGATTTAGATACGTGGGATAGTTTGCAAGATTATTATCGATCAGAGATGAAGATGCCTAGGCCCAGCAGACAATTTATGAAACCATATCACCACAGGAGAATGATAGAAGATGAACAAGATTGAAGAAACGTATGAGCTAGTGCCGTCAATAATCAAGGAACATGCAGGCCTACCCGACTCATTTAAAGACTTGACAAATGACCAGGAAAGGTTTATAATGGAGATGTTCCAAATTGATAGAGAAGTGGTAAAAGCCACATTGCTAGAAACAGTAGAAGAAATGAAAGAATTAGTGAATGACATCTAAAACAACCAGTAATATCCCCTTCGTAGGATTACATGCCCACTCAGTTGCGGGCTCTCCATTTGACGCTCTCGGCTATCCACCAGAGCACATGGACTTTGCCTATGAAAATGGTATGGACGCACTTGCGCTTACCGACCATGGTAATATGAATGGCCTAGCTTGGCAGGTTCTCCACGCAAAGAAGATGAAGAAGGAAGGTAAAGAGTTCAAGCCAATCTTCGGTTGTGAGGCTTACTTTATTCCATCTGTTGCGAAGTGGAAAGAAGAGTATGAGGAAATCAAAGCAGCCTCCAAGAAGAAGTCTGACTACGAAGCAGACAACTCTGGGACCACAGTGGAAGACGAGGGCTCTTCTAAAAAGCGTATCAAGTCTGTTCTCAACAGAAGACGACATCTTATCTTGCTGGCACAAAACCAGACAGGTTTGCAGAACATCTTCAAAATGATTTCCAAGTCCTATACCAATGATAACTTTTATCGTTATCCTCGTGTTGATTACGCCATGCTTAAGAAGCACAATGAAGGTGTCATCGCAGCTTCAGCTTGTCTTGGTGGTGTCTATGCTGGGAACTACTGGGAGAACCGAGACACTGGCCCCGACGCCATATTGGGAGCGATGCGACAAACAACACAGAAGATGCAATCTATCTTCGGTGATCGATGGTATGGTGAACTGCAGTGGAATAACGTTCCGGAGCAGCACGACCTCAACCAATACATTATCCAGATGCACCAAGAGTTTGGTATTGAACTTATCTCAACCGCTGATTCGCACTACTATAATGCAGACGTCTGGAAAGACCGTGAGCTTTATAAACGATTAGGTTGGCTAGGTAAAGGTAAGCCGGACTACTTATCAGACGAGCTTCCGCTTTCCGTTGAAGAAGTTGGCTACGAATTGTATCCAAAGAACGGAGACCAGATGTTCGAATCTTACAAGAAATACTCAGAAGAGTGCGGAGTAAAGTATGATGACAAATTGGTTCTCGACTCAATCACCAGAACGCACCAGATTGCGCACGAAAGGATTGAGACATTCCTACCAGACAACACGGTTCGGCTACCGGACTTCGTTGTCCCAGAGGGATCGACTGCTGGTCAAACCTTGGCTGCCCTCTGTGTTGAGGGTCTTCGGTCCCTTGACCTCCATACAAACCAGGAGTATGTGGATCGCCTCAAGCATGAAGTTAGCGTCATCGAAGAGAGGGGTTTCTCCAAGTATTTCTTGACCATGAAGTCTATCGCTGACGTTGCGGTAGAAAAGCAGCTGGTCGGCGCAGGACGAGGTTCTGCCGCCGGCTCACTGGTAGCGTACGTTCTAAACATCACCCAGGTCAACCCTATCAAGTATGGGCTTCAGTTCGAAAGATTCCTAACTAAGGGCGGCGCAGGCTACCCAGACATTGACTATGATGTATCTGACCCGATGGTCCTCAAGGAAATTCTTATTGACCAATGGGGCGACAACTCTGTTGTACCCATCACCAATTGGAACACACTTCAGTTGCGTTCGCTCATCAAAGACATCTCAAAGTTCTACGGTATTGACTTCCAAGAAGCAAACAATGTAACTAGTAAGATGGTTTATGAGGCAACCCCTCGGGCCAAGGCAAAGCATGGTATTACATCTGGTGTGTATGCTCCCACATTTGAGGAGTTGGTCGAGTATTCAGAGTCCTTACAGGGTTTCTTGGAAAAGTATCCGAACATCAGAACTCATATCGAGAAACTGTATGGACAAACGCGTTCTGCTTCTCGACATGCTGGCGGTGTTGTTGTAGGTGAGAACCTAGACCAGTGGATGCCACTTATCAACTCAGGAGGAGTTCGACAAACACCATGGTCCGAGGGTATGAACGTAAGACACTTGGAGCCAATGGGTTTCATCAAGTTTGATATCTTGGGTCTTGCTTCACTTCGCATGCTGGAGGGCGCCATCGAGCGTATCCTCAAACGTCATCACGGAATGGAGAACCCTACATTTGCGGACATCAAAGATTTCTACGACAAGAACTTACACCCAGAGAAGATTGACTTGGATGATAAAGAAGTTTGGGAGAATGTCTTTCACAAGGGTAAGTGGGCAGGTATCTTCCAGTTCACAGAGACCGGCGCTCAATCGTTCTGCAAGAATGCTAAGCCAGATAACATCATTGACTTGTCGGCTATCACTTCTATCTATCGACCAGGTCCACTAGGTGCGGGAGTAGACAGAAAGTACATCGGAGCAAAGTCAAATCCAGAGGACGTGGAATACGTCAACAAGCATGTGCGAGAAGTAACAGAAGAAACATACGGCTTCCTTATTTTTCAGGAGCAGATTGCTATGTTGGCTCACAAGTTAGGCAAGGACTTATCCCTGGATGAAGGTAATAAGCTCAGAAAACTACTTACTAAGAAGGGTACTGGTGAAGTCCAGGCTCAGAAAGACAAAATCTTTGACAAGTTCAAGCGCGGATGCTTGGAGAAAGGAATGAAAGATTATGAAGCTAGAGAACTTTGGGAAACATTTGAGTACTTTTCAGGCTACGGCTTTAATAAATCTCACGCTGTATCCTATTGTGTGCTCTCTTATCAGTGTGCTTATCTTCTTAACTACTATCCATCGGAATGGCTAGCAGCCTTCTTGGATAAAGAGCCGGAGACAAGAAAAGAAAGAGCAATCGCAACAGCTAAGTCGCTTGGTTACAACGTAGAGCAACTCAACGTAAATACGTCAGGTGTCGGCTGGGAAATCAGCGATGATGGAAAGACTTTGATTCAACCCCTGTCCTCCATCAAAGGACTGGGCATCAAAGCTATCGAGCAAATCATCGAGCACAGACCGTTCAACACTATTGAGGAGTTCTTGTTCCACCCGAAGATTACTTACTCTAAACTAAATAAGAAGTCCATCACCGCTCTGTGTCTTTCCCAGGCCCTGAGCACATTACAAGACGACAGGTTCTCCGGTATGCAGCACTTTTATGCTGCTGTCGCAAATGACCGACCAAGGAAGGAGAAGAACCTGGATGAGAACATAGAGAGATATGAGCCAGAGGGTGACTTTTCCGAAGAAGAAAAGCTAGAGTATCTCGTCAATCTTACTGGCGTGTTCCCAATCAACGCAGTGGTTACACCAAGAGTAAGGCAGAAGCTGAACGAACTATATGTTCCGCCTATTTCAGAGTTCGACCCTGAATTAGGTGTGACCTGGTTTATCCCTAGGGAATGCATACTAAAGAAATCAAAGAACGGCAAGAACTTTTACGTGGTAAAGGTGATTGATGACAACAACGAGATGACAACTATCCGATGCTGGGGTGTAGATCCCAAGAAAGATATTGTCCAAATCAACCGGCCTTATATGGCCAGACTAAACTATAATCAACAGTGGGGATTTTCCACATTCAGTATGAGAAAAATGTTCAAGCTATTAGCATAAAGGAGAAAACAATGGCATCATTAGACAATAGTAGAGTAAGAGTATTTCGCACCCGGCCCGACGCGAAACTACCAGTTAGGGCACACAGAACAGACGCAGGGATGGACTTTTTCTTCAATCCCATCGAGGGCGCAGCAGTAAGAATCCAGCCAGGTCAGAGTGTCTTGCTGGAGACTGGAGTGAAGATGGAGGTACCGTCAGACTGCATGCTGCAAATCATGAACAAGTCAGGTGTAGCTAGCAAACTGCATCTCATCACAGGTGCTTGTGTCGTGGACGAGGGATACACAGGAGAGATCTTTGTAAACCTTCACAACATTGGAAAGGATGTAGAGTTCATTGAGCCAGGACAAAAGGTCGCTCAAGGCGTATTCGTCAGAATCGAGAAACCTGGGTTACAGGTAATCGAAGAAGATAATATCTATGATAAGGAAACGACCAGGGGCGATGGTGCACTTGGTTCAACAGGAGATAAGTAATGGGAAGCTTTGCAAGGAAAATAAAACGAAAGCAATTCGTCCAGGCTAGAAAGCAGTTCATGAAAGATTTCAAATCTTCCATGGCCAACTTCAAGAAACAGGTAAAGTGCACAGAATGCGACCGACCTCCGGCGCAAGGTGAGAACATTGACGACTGGCACGTAAATAAGTACTCAGAAAACATTGACTTAATTTGTACCAGCTGTTATACTAAAGAAGAAAGTGAGGAAATCAGTGAAGAAACTCAAGACAGCCCTGAGCTTTGATGACGTGCTATTAGTGCCTCAGAAATCAGACATAGAATCAAGATCCGAGGTTGATACTTCTTCTGTGATTGGCGAATATAAATTTAGCTTGCCTATCATCTCTTCCCCTATGGACACCGTAACCGGAGAGGACATGGCTTTTGCTATGGGTGAGGCCGGAGGATTCGGCATTGTACATAGATATAACACAATCGAAGATCAGTCCTCACTGGTAAGGAGAGCCGTCATAGGTCGCGACTACAAAGTCGGCGCAGCCATAGGGGTCAGTGGTGATTTTGACACTAGAGCTTCTGCAGTTGTAGAGGCGGGAGCATTTTTATTGTGCGTTGACGTGGCCCATGGCCATCATTCAAACGTAGAAAGAGCAATAAAGACGCTAAAAGATAAGTTCGGAGAAAAAGTTACTATAATGGCTGGAAACGTTGCAACCGCTGACGCATTTGCGGATCTACAAGAGTGGGGATCAGATGCAATCAGGGTTGGAGTCGGCGGCGGCAGTATTTGTAGCACTCGCATTCAAACAGCTCACGGCGTGCCCACTTTTCAGTCTGTATTAGAATGTAGTAGAGCGGTCGACAACGCCTCGTTAGTCGCGGATGGTGGAATCAAAAACGCCGGCGACATTGTAAAGTGTCTCGCCGCCGGCGCAGACTTTGTTATGCTTGGATCTCTGTTGGCGGGAACAAAAGAATCACCAGGAGAAACATTTCAAGGCAACGATGGCCGCAAGTACAAAGCTTATAGAGGAATGGCTTCTAGAGAAGCTCAAATCGCCTGGAGAGGAAGGTCTAGTTCCCTGGAAGGGGTCTCTACAACGATACCTTACAAAGGGAGAGTCTCAGAGATCTTACCGGACCTCCACCAGAACATTCGCTCTGGTCTTTCCTATAGTGGTTCCAGGTCAATCCGAGAATTTAGAGATAAAGTAAAGATGATTAAGCAAACATCTTCAGGCATCTCTGAAAGTGCAACTCACATTTTAACAAAATGAAAGAACATCAGCCAAAAAAAGTAGTTGTCATATCTTTTTCAGCTTATGAGAAGACATCAGCAGACATTAAACTTAGAATAAGAAACGATAACCTTACACAAGTGAGTTGGTTTTCAGGAATAGCAAAATTATACCTTGAAAACGACCCTGACATGTTGAAGGTTATGTACAAAGTAAAAGAAAATGCCCGGTCAATGGGCAAGAGAAAATTAAACAGATACAAAAAGGATATTGATTCAGGCCAAGACCTCATGAGGGACCTTGGAATTACTGAATCTGACAAGGATAATATTTTCGATATGATTGAAATGGATTTAAAAGAATATGAGTGATGAGGTTTGTGATTATTGTGGTGGACTCAAGGAAAGATGTTGGATAGACTACCCAGAAGATAACAACTGCGTCCATTGCACAGTGGACAAGCATGGGCAATTAACTTTAGAGCAAGCGGCAAAAAGATTGCACATATCTTTAGTGAGAGTTTCCCAGATAGAGAAAGAGGCCCTTAAGAAGCTTTCTAAGAGAATAAAATTTGACTTTCTAGATGAAAAAGACTATTTATAGTTGTATTATTTATACCAATCACCGCTTTCGAAAAAGGAGAAATATAAAATGAGTGATAACAAAATGTTAAAAGAAAACACAATCCGCAGGTTTATGAAACTTGCAAACGTCGATGCAATGACTGAGAATTTTGTCAGTGAAATGTACAGTGCCCCTGGTAAGAAAGAGGAAGAAGACGTAAAAGAGAACGAAGAGATCAACGAAGAAGAGGAAGTTGAACTTGAAGAAAATCTAGAGGACCTCGAAGAAGAAGAGGAAATGGAACTAGACGCTGAGTTGGACATGGATCCAGAAGGCGATATGGACATGGATCCAGAAGGTGAAATGGACGAGCCAGCAGATGAGCCAGGAGCCGCAGACATGAGCCTTACTGAAGAGGAGGCACAACTTCTTATCAGCCTAGGCGAAAGACTATCAGCAGCAATGGGATCTGAATCTGACGAAGACATGGAAGACATGGAAGACATGGAAGACATGGGAGACATGGGAGAAGCCGATCCAGAAATGGAAGAAGAGGAGCCCGAAGCCCCAGGCATGCGCCAGTCAGTATATGAGAATGAGCAAGAAGACCTTGTGAACGAAGTGCTTAAGAGAGTTACTAAAAGACTTGTTGCTGCAAAGCTCAAGAATAGAAAGTAAGATAAAATAATACGTTATCACTTAAAGCCCCAAACCTATCAAGGTCACTGGGGCTTTTTGCTTGATTTCCAACAGGAAAGATGCTAAAATAATATTATGAATGAGATACAACTTTACTCTATAATAATGTTTTTTACCGGCGTGGCCCTGACGCATGCAGTTTTTTATTTTGACAAGAAAAGAAAACGAAAAAGGTTTTACATTTTTATGTCTGCATCTATACTACAAGTTTTAGACAGTATTGACTTAGCACACAAAGCTGCAATTGATTTTATAGCAGAACAGTCAAAAACACTTGAAGATTCGCAGAAACAAGAGTACTTAGAAGAAGAGGGCAAAAAACTTTCTACGTTTATGGAACTCTATGTTTTGCTTTTTATAAACGCTGTACCACCAGCCGGACGCAAACACATAAGTTTCAGATCTTGGTCGGAAGCTCGGGCCCTCATTGAAAAGATGCGAGGGTTTCTGAAAGATGAGAAAAGTAAAGGGCGAACATTGGAAAGTTGACGAAAGAACGATAAGGATCCAAATCAAAACAGATGAGGAACAGTGCAAATTGGAAGAAGCGTTACCTGGATGGCAGTGCGTTTCATATGGATATGTTCCTAAAACCAGTGAAGATATCTATGTATTTGAAAGGGAGTTTGACTCAGACAAAGAATGGATGAGTTTTAAAAATTCCGACAAGATAACTAATTTAATAGAAATGAGAGAGGTATAATATGACTAAAAGAGTATCAGCAATTCCAAAGAAGAAAAAGAAGAAGAAGAAGCAAGATGAATTTACCCAGGAGGATAAACAAGTTGTAATTATAAATAACATACAACCTCCGTCGCATTCCGAGCCCGAGCCAAGGACAATAAACCTTTATGGAGACATATCAGAACTAAAAGGCGCCGACGTCGTCGCAGCTTTACTGTACCTGGAGAACACCTCCCACACGATCTCTCCGAAAGACCCCAAAGACCCAGAGTCTGATCAGGTCATCATTGCCCGCTCAATAGCTATGATGGTGTCAACTCATGGAGGAACTGCTTCCGACATGTTTTCGATTCTTGATATCATGGACATGGTCAAGGAGAGAACGTGCGACATTGAAACTTTTGGTATAGGAAAAGTGATGTCAGCCGGCGTCCCCATTCTTGCTGCAGGAACAAAGGGTAAGCGAAAAGTTGGCCGAAACTGTCGTATCATGCTTCACAATGTGATGGCTGGCACCGGCGGAACAATCTTTTCGATGGAGAATGAACTGGAAGAGATAAAGTGGATTCAGGAGAGGTATATTGAGACGTTAGCAAGTTATACCAACCTGACGCCATCAAAGATAAAGAAGCTTCTCAAGACGCAGAAAGATGTTTACATCTCTGCGGAAGAAGCAATAAAAATGGGCATTGCAGACGAAATTATCTAATTATTGAGAGGAGTTTTAACATGCCAAATACTATTACAAGCAAAAATGATCTATTCGCCCTTTTTGAAGAGGTGTTTCAAGACTGGACAGAAGGGACATCAGCACTGACAGAGATGTCAGACAAGGCCAGAAAAAAAGAGGCTGAGAAATTCCTGTTATCTCTCCCTAAGTTCACGCCAACTGAAGCCTGGGGAAACCCAGAGTCTACGGGACGCAAGACTATCAACAGAATCTTTTCTGTGATCGGCGGTGGAGCTTCGGTTGAAGGTAAGCTGGCATACCTCCAGAGAATTACAGATGTAAACAACAGAATTACTTCTCCAAGAAGAGTTATAGCCTCTCTGATAATGTTAGAGGCGCTGGCTGCGATCATTTCGGACTTTAACGAAGCATCCGCTGGTTTTGTATTTGAAGGCTGGTTATCTGCTCTACTTCAGGGTAGACAAGAGGCGGAGAGAACAGACAAAGGCAATCTCCCCATTCAGGATTTGGTCGCCTTCACACAACTCAAAGAGGGTACCCCCACCGTCCCTGTGAGTTTGAAGCTTTTGAGTCCAAAGACGAAAGTAGAGGGAAGTTACACTAACCTAGTTGACGCACTATTCGACGAGCCCGAATTCGGAGGTCGGATGTATTATGTCGTCGCCAGAAAGCTAGAGAATCACATTGTAGTTGAAGGGTTTGACATTAATAGAGGAAACTTTATAGACCTTATGACCTTACAGGGCGGAGCAAAGGGCACTACAAAACTGAAAGGTTCAGGCGCCGTATTGTTCGAAGTTTCGGACACTGCAATACTTCGTAAACACGGACTCAGAAGGGGCGATGCACAAAGCGTCATAGACCTTTTGAAATCCCTAGACGGAAAACCAGACGAACAATATGAGATTCTCATGAGAACCGCTGGCTATACACAGCTTTCACGCAAGCTAGCTCAGATTGAAAAAGAGAAAGACCAAGAACAAGGACAAGAAGATCAAAATTTTGAAGATCCCGAAATCCAGCGTCTGGCTAAAAAGTTCAATCTAAAGAAAGACCCTCAATCCGAAAAAGAGGAAAACCTCCTCCGCGCCCAGGAAAAAGCAGGCGTATCGAGACCTCGAAAATCATCAGGATCATATCGCTCCTCTAATAGTTTGAGAGAAGCTGCAATCAAAAGATACAGCGATAGAGAAAGACTGCTTACAGAATCAAGTCAAACTCAGTGGACTCTATCTGTATCTCAGATTGATGTACTGGTCAAACATGGTGTCATCGAACTGGCTACTCTCGGCGAGCTTCCAAAGACCAGGGATATGGTTATAGAGGTTGCTACGATGCACATGGATACCGTAAGAGACAAATTCATGATTCTCTTCAAAGCTTTCGCTGACTTGAATGATAACATCAACAAGTATATTACGTTTCCCAAAAGAAACGAGGCAATCAAGGCAGGTGAGCGCGCCATAAGCGACACCGGCGTGATTCAGAAAGAGATTCAAGACAACGTCCAGGCCGACGAAGTGGCAGCCGAAGAAGATTTAGATTAAAAACCCCTTGACATTTCAACCGAAATGCATTATAGTATATACATACCAACATGAAAGCGAGTCAAAATGACAACACAACTAAGCCATGGACCTGAACTCCGCAACAAGGTTCTCGACGGCGTAAACACTCTAGCGGATTACGTAGCAACAACACTCGGACCCAAAGGACAAAATGTTCTTATCCACCAAAAGGATAGACGACCCTTCGTTACGAAAGACGGCGTGACCGTAGCACAAAATGTGAACTTTGAAGACCCGCATATGAATGCTGGTGCAGAGGTGGTGAAACAAGTATCTGCAATGACCAACGCAGAAGCAGGAGACGGAACTACAACCTCGACAGTTTTGGCTAGGGAGATTCTGGTTCAAGCTAACAAATACATTGCCTCCGGTACATCCCCTATTGAAATCAAACGCGGACTAGAGCAGTGTCTTAGTGAAGCAGTACAAGTGATTGATGAAATTTCACAGCCAATTTCTTCTGCAGAAGACGTGAGGCATATCGCGACAATTTCAGCGAACAACGACGAGGCCATCGGCACACTTGTCGCCACTGCAGTAGACAAGGTAGGTAAGAATGGCTCCATCACAATTGAGGAGGCACGCTCTCTAGAGACGAGTTTGGATCTTGTAGAGGGTTTTAGATTTGACAGCGGCTATGCCGCCACTGCGTTCATTACGGACGACAGACGTGGAATCTGCCGCTATGAGAACCCGATGTTCTTGATTACCGACACAAAAGTAGACCAAGTCAACCAGATTTTACCTGCTTTGGAAATCGCTGCTCGCGAATCCCGGCCATTCATCATCGTCGCAGAAGAAGTGGAAGGTCAAGCCTTGGCTGCACTAATTATGAATACTATGCGCGGATCGATGAAGGTTGCCGCTGTAAAGGCTCCTCGCTACGGGGAAGAAAGAAGAGCAATAATGAGCGACCTATCGGTATCAACAGGCGCAAAGTTTTTTCAACAGTCGATGGGTCACAACCTCACTGAGGTTTCCTTGACTGATTTTGGAAAGGCTGCTAGTGTGGAGATCACCAAGAACACGACTACTGTCGTAGACGGTGAAGGGGACTATGAAAAAGTTGATGAGACTATTGAGAAGATCAAAGTCGAAATACAACAAACTGACGACATCCATGAAGCGGGACGACTCCAAGATCGTGTTACTCGTCTCTCTTCTGGTGTTGCTATCATCCGTGTTGGTGCTTCATCTGAAGTAGAGATGATTGAAAAGAAGCATCGTATCGAAGATGCCTTGGAGGCAGTCAGGTCGGCACAACAAGAAGGAATCGTACCTGGAGGTGGTATGACCCTGCTTCGTGTATCTAATTCGATTAACCCCAATTTCGACACAGAAGAGCAATCATCAGCACTCTCCATTTTCAAACGCGCGCTCGAAGCACCCTTTAAGACTATGGCTGAAAACGCCGGACTATCTCCGGAGGTTAGCTCATTAATGGTCAGTGATGTTGGGGATTGGATGGGCATCAACTTTTCAAGTGGGAAGCTTTCAGATTTGAAAGCATCGGGTGTGTTAGACCCTGCAAAGGTCACTCGCTGCGCAATGAAAAATGCCGTGTCTGTCGCTGGCACACTTTTGTTGACAAACCACAGCATTGTCCACTCATAAATACTAGTTAATACTGCGGAGGGTTGTACAATGGTGGAGCAAGAGTACATGTTGGACATGCAGTCAAAGTTAGATAGAGTTTGTAACGGCATCGAAGTTATGAGCGACAAGCAAGAGCAAATGTCGGAAGACATAGGTAAGATAAAAGAGGCGGTGTATAATCCGGACCAAGGACTCTATGCAAGAATAAGAGAGTTAGAGACTTGGAAGAGGACATCGTCAAGGATGATATGGACGCTTTTTACAACAATGATAGGTTTAATCGGCGCATTTATTTTGAAGAACTTGGGTATTTAAATGTTAGTAGAGATAAAGAGATTGTTAATAGAAAATGACGGATACAAAAGAGATGTATCTTTGAAGAGAATGTATATCAATTCTTCCAGTATTGTTTCAATATCAGATTACGCCGGCGCCACAAAATTTTTGTTAAGAGAAAACTCCAACTTCGCGCAAGAAAAGTTTTCGGTTATAAAATTAAACGAAGGCGGAAAGACTGATGAAATAATAGCATTTGGCAGCGCAAAGCAGATCTACAAGTCTATAGACACCAAAACAGACGGAAAGCAACAATTAAATGGATAGATTTATAATAATAGGCAGGACAAACTGCCCATTCTGTGTAAAGGCGATAGAGTATTGCAACGCGAAACAAGCAGAGCATATCTTTCTTAACTACATCGACACTCCAGACGTGCTGGAAGAATACAAAGAGTTTCACGACCAACCAACTGTGCCGATTATCTTAGCCAATAACATGCTGTCAGGATACACTAAAAAAGTGGGCGGATACTCAGACTTGTTGGAATATTTATAATGAATTCCAAGACGACACCCGTAAAGGTGAGTGTATTAAGGGTCTTGCACAAGGGGCTAAAGCCCATAATCCACAGGCTGGACTCAGTGTTGCAGGATTATTACAGAGAAGCCATCTTGCTATCTCAAGCTGAACTCACCGCGGTCTTGGAGTTTAGATCGGCAGCATCCACTGTGGAACTTCTGATGTTGGATTACTTTGAGCAAGTAGAAGAGCACAAGGTCGACACCTTGTATTTGCCGAACAAGGAATTCCAGCTTTTACTAGATTTGTCGAAAACCGCAGAGCTAGCGTATCGAGCCCCCCTCGCGCTCTCCGGACTCTGGACACACTGATGAATCTTTACATTGGAATAGCACTTGTATTTGTTGGTCAAATTATAGGATGGTTTCAACTTAACTCGCAGTATCTATCTGAATGGTGGGCAGGCAAGCCCTGGATCACTGCACTCTTGTTGGGTGCTCCATGTTCTGTAGCGTTCTGGTATTCTTGGAAGTTTATTGTAGATGAAACAGGCTCTGCCTGGACCGCCAGGTTCATAGGGTCTTCTGCTGGTCTTATCATATTCCCTATCCTTACGTGGTTTTTGTTGGGTGAATCGATGTTTACTCCGAAAACTATGATTTGTTTTAGCCTTGCTATTCTTATAATCCTAATCCAATTGTTTTGGTAAATACTATTTATAGTAAAAAGGTCTCAACATCACTATGAACTTCAACAACACATGGCGTAATTACGTCGCAAAACCCCTAAAGCGAAAGCCAAGCCCACTCGTGGAGCAGTATCTCGCAAATCTACAACTCATTCTTGAGGGCAGACTCTCTGACGCAAAAGCCGCAGCAAAAATTGCTAACGAAGCAGGCGAAGTAGACGCAATGTTAGCTGCGCTGAAAGCAGAGTTCGGTAAGGACGCTGGAAAGTATCTTTTGTTCGCGGCAAAGGCTTTGGAGATGGGCCACAAGTCAGCAGGAACTAACCCAAAACAACACTTCAAAGAAGTTTTGGAGCTGATATTGAGATTTCACCTAAACCAGAACAGAAAAGTCAATAAGGTATACCAGGAAAAACTAGCAGGCAAAGACATAAACGGGTATGATTTCAACTCACTGAAGAAGGCACTCTACTCGGCCAGCGGAAAGAAACACGCAGATGAAAATTCTGAGTTTGTTTATAAAGCCAACGGCATCTCTGCGATACGTCCCTTGACGACCAAGGCGTCTTGTTATTTAGGCGGCGAACAATGGTGTATCACGAGAACAGAGAAGAAAAACTATTTCAAGAGCTACACGGAGGAAGAGGGTAAAGCATTTGTCTTGGTCAAGTTTGATGGCATCGACCCCGGCTCGCTTCACCACCAAATCGTTATGCAGTTCTCAGGGCCAGGTGAGCCAGAGTTCGAAATGTGGTGGAACTATGACAACAAAGCACAGGCAGAGTATGACCTCACAAAAGCTATCAAGTCTCACATCGAGGGTATGGGAGAGGACTTCGAGCCAGAACTACAAGACAAACAACTGCTCGCCAGAGGACCAGGGCACGATATGTCCGATGATTTGTTTATGGATTTACACAACGCAGCATTCGAGGCTGTAAGAATGAACCCGCCAGCGGACCCAATCGAAAGAATCACTCAAATGGCCAACGAAGAGGCTGAGGAATTCAATAGAACTACAGGAGACGTATCGCTTGAGTATGAAGTCAGGATGACTGAAGCAAGTGAAATCGGTGTCTTCTTCCAGGCCGACCTAAATCTAGAATTCTACGACGAAAGGTTTGAAGAGTTTCTCAAGAATAAGGATTCGTTCTTCTACTCGAAATTAGGAGAAGACTTGGATGCTTATATGAAGCAGACAGGGATACACAACCTTGAGTTGAAAGACTTCTATCAGAAGGAAGAGTCTATTATGATGGAGTTTAGTATATCTGACGAAACCGCAACTATGCAAGGAGGAGGATACAACATTGAGTCTTTTGTGTCTTTCCTTGCCGATGCAAAAGACGCGGAGCAAACAGACGGCCCAGACATAATGAACGCCATGGAAAAGATGATTGCTGCAAGAGCAAAGAGCGAAGGTGTAGAGCCATTAGACAACCAGTTCGAGAACACATTCTACTCTAACCTAGAGACACAGCTCCTTGGGGAAGAAAAAGGAAGAAGCAGGCAGAGAGGCATCTACAAGTTTCATTGCATGGTATCTTACGGTCTTACCACTGGCGGCGACAGGACAAGAGGTCTTGACGATGTTTTAGCAGATATTCGTGCATTACCCAACGTTACCATAGTTACGGTTGCGATAAGAAACGAGAAGATCGCAGAGGGAAGGTACATCGCTGGACTGGCCATAAAATTCATTCCATCTGTTCCTGGAGATATGAACCAACCCGAACTGGTAAAGTCGCGAATAGTTAGGGACATAAAGCGAATAGACAATGTTCAATCCCTCTTTAAACTGTCGGCAGGCTTGCAAAGGCTAGAATAATGAGAAAGACCACCCAAGAGTTCAGAAGAGAAAATCTAAAAGATCTTTTTGAAAAAACACTCAAAGCAAGACAGATAAAGCTGGAGCCACTTGATATATCAGTGAAAGAGTCGTGGAACAACGATTTCACTGTTGTCGAATTGGTAGTCAATGAGACGTATTCAGGTGACCAGCGCTGCCGAGAGATAATAGAAGACAAGGCGAAGGGATTCGTCGACGGAATGTTTAAAGCGTGCCATAGTCAGTATGCTGAGGAGCACCCCAGCTTGAACAACATAAGACTTGTTGACTACCAAGTTGAGCCAAGATTCAACAAACCAAACAGAACTATGGGTTCTGACGCGGAAACAGAAGTGACGATCATGGTGGAAGTCAAAGACCATGGTGTGGCAGAGTTCAGTTATATCTCTAGATCGATATTATATTCCAGCTTTGTCGCGACACTTGAGGCGTTCCAGTTTTATATTAACTGCGACAATGCATTTAGGAAAATCAAATCAGTTTTGGAGGATGCACAAGCCAGAAATCGCGCGGACATTGAGCAGTTGTGCATGTCTGAGTTGGCCATGTTAACAGGGGTCAACACTTATGTGCAAAAAAAAACCTAGATGGCCACTCGCCTTTGCCTCCGTGTTCCTAGCTGTCGCAATGTATATTATTAAAAATTATGTGTAGTCTGCTTGGTCTCTTTCCTAATTATGAGAGAGGAGCACCATGCGAGGAGACAATCTTAAAATTGGAGACCTGGTCACTCACGTTCTGTACGGGAGAGGTTGGGTTGGGATAATAGTAGACTTCAAGCAGGAAAAAGAAGAGTCGAAAGAGAAGAGAAGACGTAAAGCGCTAGTTCAACTACAGCCAGGCACAGAGCATGAGAATTTTTTCAAAAGATCTTTGAGATATGAAAAACTAAACGACAACCTGGGATACGTATCGGTTCACTGGCTTTTCAATATAAAGGAAACGAATGGAAACCCTGGATCTCCACGGGACGAGACACCACCAAGTTGACGATGTGGTGAGGAGCTTTCTTAACTTCGTAAACTTGCCCTGTCAAATCGTAACCGGAAACTCTCCCGAGATGAAAAATATAGTTAAAAAAGTTGTAGAAGAATACGAGTGGTTTTGCTACGAGAAAGATAGTTATAATCATGGGACACTAATAATAACGGAGAAAATTACATGATTATAAAGAAAGGATCAAGAGGGCTAGACGTGACCGAGTTGCAAAAAGCTCTAAACGCACTAGGTTATAACTGCGGCACAGCCGATGGTATTTTCGGTAGAGGGACAGAATTGCAGGTAGAACACCTGCAAGAGGCGGTTCACATTCATCCTGACGGCATCGTCGGCAAGGGAACAATGAGAGAAATCAATGAACTCCTAGAAAGAGAGGGACACTCATACTTGAAGTTCGAATTAGGGGACCATCCAGACCCAGAAGAATCAACTCATAAATTCAAGTGGGTAAAGGTTGACGCCGACAAGGTACCAGGAAGTCAAGGCTACTCACACTTTAGGCTACGAGAAGACGCAGCAGAGGCTTATAACGCCCTCAGAGAGGAAGTACTAGCCCTTGGAGGTGTAATCACAAGCGCAGGAGCCAAGAGGCCTCTATCGGACAGTAAGAAGGCTGCTAGTCGGTCTTCTAAATCCCTCCACTACACTGGTCTGGCCTTCGATATGGCCCTTGACTCGGGAATGAACAACCCAAAAAAGGAAATGTTCGTTATCGAGGAGACAGAAGAGGATAGAGAGTGGAATGTTTGGTGTAGAACTGATAACGAAAGTGTTGACATTCGCAAGGTAACAGGTTATACTTATAACAACACGAGAATGATTATTGAGGACCGCTTCTTTTCTTTTACAGAACTCGCAAAGAAACACGGCTTCGAGGGTATCAAGTGTCGGCGCTCATTCAAGAGAGGCGGAAGTTATCTTGGGGCAGAGTGGTGGCACTTTCAGTACGAGAAAGCACTTGAACCAGGCAAATCTACATTCGGTGGAGAGTTGTTGAAAATCTACTCGCTAGGCGAGTGTAAGAAGTTTGCTCCGTGGAACGATACGAAGCATTGTGTGTGGAAAGAAAGTTGGTTTTAGTTCTTGACAAATCAACACAAACCTGATATTATATATAAACAATCACAACAGCAAGGATGAACCATGAACTACGGCTATGCCTGTATCAACGAAACACTTGGCGCTGGACCCAAGAAGACTCGTATCACAACTAACCGCTCTATGATTAAGCGAACATTCAAGGAGCGAGGCATCAAGTACGCCTCTGAACTCGCACTACAAAACATCCACGACCTAATCAAAATCCTTGCGTGGAACGAGGACAACGATATCAAGTTCTATCGCATGTCTTCCGACATCTTCCCGTGGTCCTCAGAGTACAACTACTATGACTTGCCGAACTACAAGGAAATCAAGTATTGGCTCCACTGTGCTGGTGAGGCAGCCACCAAGATGGGACATCGCTTGACGTTTCACCCTGGTCCATTCAACTGCTTGGCCTCACCAAACTTCGAGGTTGTGGAGAAGACCTACAAGGAACTCAACAACCACTCTCGCATCTTTGATATGATGGGGTTTGAGCCAAGCCATTACAACAAGATCAACATCCACGCCGGCGGCACTTACGGCGACAAGGATGCAACAGCAAAACGTTTCATCGAGAACTTCCACAGACCTGGCGGACTTGATGAGAACACCAAGAAACGCTTCACCTTGGAGAACGACGACAAGGAAAGTATGTGGAGTACAAAGGAGATCTATGACTACATTCACCACGAAACTGGAATCCCCATTGTTTTCGATTACCATCACCATCGATTCTGCACCGGCGGACTCACGGAGCAAGAAGCAGTCGAACTCGCAGCCAAGACCTGGCCTCCCTGGCTTAAGCCAGTTGTTCACGTCTCAGAGTCAAGAGCACTTGAGCAAGGCGACCCGAAAATACGTAAACAAGCTCATTCAGATTATATCAAAAACCCTGTAGAAAGTTATGGACAGGACCACGATATTATGCTAGAATGTAAGAAGAAAGAATTGGCGCTCTTGATGTTGAGAGCAACAGTAAAAGAAAGACATAACAATAACAAGGAGAAAAAATGTCTGTAACAATTATCGATACCATCAATAACCTAAACGTAACTGACGACACAATCGTCACACTAAAATATGAGGACAGTCATGAAGGCTGGCACTCAACAGGAGAACTAGAAGACGACGCAGTGTTTGAGACTAACACTGCAAATGCTATCGCAGAACTTATCACAGATAAGGACTTGCAGGTGCGCACCGCGCTTGGAGACGAGCCTGCCCTAGACAGTATGAGAGATGCTGACCTGCTCGAAGAGTATGAGAGAGGCAGCTTTGAGTTTGAGACATTCATTGCAGATGTTATCAAACAGAAGACTTTCGAATGCGACGAACTGATTGACTTCGAGACAATCCAGTATGACCACAAGCGAGGCCGATGTGAAGTATCTTCGGAACTCACAACCACTGTCGGCAACATGAAGAAGGCCGCCGAAGCAGGAGATGGAGACATTTATTCTCTAACTGGCTGGACGGCAAGCTTTGAGCACTCCGGCGGAACCTTCAGTACGGACATGTAGATTGAAGAAGAAAGACACGAAGGTGGGTCAGCTGGTTAAGCTATCATCTGTCCGAGGGCGCTGGTCTGATTTTGTGGACACATCACAACTTGGAATCGTTCTCGGCCAGACAGATCAAGGTCTGGTAAAAGTATTGTTTACAGATGGCGGACTGAAGGAACATTGGCACTTCTCCCTGGAGGAAGCAAATGAAACTACCTAAACTAAAGATATTTACTGGCCCAATGTTTGGCGGCAAGACAACAAAGATGTTGGCGGCACTGGAGAGATACCAGTATCAAAACAAAAACACTATGCTGTTCAAGCCAAGCGTGGACAAGAGATATTCCGAGGAAAAGGTAGTGACCCACAAAGGCCAGTCGCACACTTCGATGCTGGTCAGCACTGGAGCGGACATACTAGAGCGAGCGCAAGAGGCAGAGGTGGTAGCCGTAGACGAATTGTTTATGATACCAGGCTCAGCCGAAGCGGTCATTACTTTGTTCAAACAAGGTAAAACTATTCTAGTATCAACGCTACAGTTGTCTTCCCGCTCAGCAGGTTATGAGTCTTTCGAAGAAGTTCAAAAGATAATGCCTTGGGCGACCACCATCGAAGTGTGTCCCGCTGTGTGTTCGGAATGTGATAGTGATGCTTACTACACCAAGCGCCTTATCTCCGACACAGAGCAAGTGCTAGTCGGCGGAGCTGAATCCTATCAGCCCGTCTGCTACCACCATTCAGCAATCATCGGAGAGAAATAGTGAAAATCGGAGACATCGTTAGGTTCTCGGATATCTTTGTCACAACTGACATGTGCCAGGTTCCAGACATAAAGGTGGTGATGATCATCGACGGCCCTAACGAAGTAGGCAATATTAAAGTCTTACTACCAACTGGAGAGACTCAATGGATCCATTGCTCTGACGTGGAATATATGCAAAAAGGTAAAATGTATTTGCGTGACTGAGATGGAGTTTTATTTTATTTGTTTGGCAATATTCCTATTATGGTTGGTTTATCTGTTTTTCACATCCAATATGCCAGACTAGATAATAACACTTGCGCCGTTAGCAAACTATTTACTATACCATGTACTTGTTTGAAAGGGGTGATATAGTTCACATTAGAGACTTTGCCTTTGGTAAGCCCACCAGAATAAAAGGGAGAGTTGTCGGCGTGCTTCACGGAGAATACTATAATATTCTCTTGACAAACGGCTTAAATGAAGGTACAATAATATCATACAAAGGTTATCAACTAATAGACGAAAGGGATGTATACATTGATCTCAAAGAGGATTAGAAAAGGAAGCGGCGTAAAAGTCGTAATCACCACCGGACACGGAAACACCGAATCAATCAGTGAATATTTTGAAGTGGATAAACTAAACACCAAACAAACAGAAGAAGCAAGAGACAACTACGAAAAAGTCTTCATCACAATCAGGCAGCTGCTTGAAAGCAACGAACAGTACTGTTGCGATGACGAGACAGATAGATTATCACTGTGCCAAGATATCAGCGACATCCTGAGAAAGTCCAGCCTTATCCGCAAGGAGGAGAGATGAGTGACGAGAACTTTGTAAATGAAGACGGATCGCTATATATAGGAAGGATCCAAAAGCCTTGGGGCTGGATTGAGACTAGCTCCAAAGCAAAAGTAGGAGATATTGTCAAGTACAGGTTCAGAAAGCGTTCCACTAGCACCGAAACAGTAAGCTGGGAGAAGCCAGTCCACCTGGAGCTAATGGAGAAGCTGAATGGGTGGAAGTACGAAAAGCAAGACAACTGGACCGAGCGCGCCCCATGGAATCGAACCATGCCTTGTCGAGCCCCTTCACTTTATCCTGTTGAACCTAACTACTTTGATTCGCTCAAGCCACCGTTCAATTACGTTGAGGCATCTGGCTTAAACACATCGTGCCCTCTAGGTCGAATACCTGAAAGGGTGGTCATACGGCATCTTCACCAGAATAAAGCCGATGATTGTTCTGGGCATGGTGTTTTGCTTGGGTATGATCTCGATGAAGACGACGCACATGCAGATTATGTAACGATCTTGACTCCGGAGGCAAAAAAGATTAGTGTTAGGTTGGATGATACAAAGCCTCTAAATATAAAAGCCAAGACAAAAAAGAGAAAGAGGAGACGCCGAAGATGACCAGAGGTGAAGCAGTCCGCTGCGTTGTAGATTATGATTTGTTCGAGTGCGAGAATGTAAATGGCGACGAAGGCTGCTACATCGAATACTCAGAGGTCAACGACAAGCACTTGATTTACTTTCCAGAGTGTGGTGAGTGGGCAGAACTCAAGGAAGAGGAATTTGAGAGAGTGAACAAGGAAGGCTACATCCCGAAGAAGAACAGGAAGTTCGTGAAGAAGGTCAGAAGATTGGAGCTAACTTTAGTAACATGAAGGCCGGAGACTTGGTAAGGTGGACGCCGTTCACGCTAGACAGAGAAGAAATAAAGAACCCGACGTGGCACGGACCAGACCTATTGGTCAGATATGACAAGCTAATGAAGTGCTGCGAAGTCTTGATAAGCAGGACAGGAAGAATAGAGAAGATGAGAGCAAACTTAGTTCAGAAATACGGAAAGCGTGGTCTCGATGTCTAGTGGTTTAGTTGTATTCTTTGCTTGGTCCGGACTATTCGCTTGGGGCTATGCTATCGTAAAGGTTATAAGAGGTTAGATGTGGCATAAAAGCGTCATGGCCTTATCATGTATAAACATGGCCTTCGCTTTGTATGCGGGGTTCTATATACCTACTGAGTATCATAGCTCTTTTGCCTTAACAATAAGAGACTACTTCCTCATATCTGCCGTTGCCTTCGCAATATCATTTCATGGGACACTAAAAAAATGAGATACACTTTGTTTCTTCTGTTGCTCACTTGCGGAAAACCGGAGATAGAAGAAGAAAAAGAAAGAAAATTGGTAGCTTACGTATGCTACAATCCAGATTCCGCATGGCATCTTTCAGAGTGCAGCGACAACTGCATGAGAATGGATTACACCGGAAATGCTCATTGTCTTGCACTGTTTGATACCATGTGCGAGACAAGCGAAGACCGTTTTATAAGGCTCGCATGTGGGCTTTATTACGAATAAACTATTTACTGTATGAAGTCTAACGAATTACAGGTGAATAGATTCTACTGGTCAAAGAGGTATGAAAAGCCCTGCATCTGCGACTCTTACATGGGTTTCATGGCCTACGTTGTTTTCCTTGACAAAAAGGACAGTGGATGGTATCATTGTCAGGAACTAGAGGAGTTTGACCTTGCTAAAAGAAAAATTAATTGACGTATATATAGTCGCCGCCCTTTCTATCGGCACCGCACTGGTGCTACCGAAAGTTATCTACTACTGTTTAAAGAAAGACGGTCTACTCAGATGAGACGAACGTTATTTATAAGGTCAGAAGGGCGCATCTGGGTGCCGCGGCCAAGCAGTTGGCTTGGAGGTTGGGCCAGACATAGTTGGCTCAAGCGCCACTTTGGAAAAGATGCTCCACTGTCTATAGCATGTCCTGAAACTTGGGCAGACCTTGTAGTTTCTGACCAGCCAGTCAAAATATTAGTAGAGCAATCTAACAAATTTAGAGAAGAAGACTACAAAAAAACCCCTTGACAATCCCACCGAAATATCGTATAATGTATATATAACAAATAATCGGAGACCCCCATGAAAGTATGGAACTGGATGAACGAGCATATGTACCTCACTGTGTTTGTCTTAGCTTTTATCACAGACTTCTGGGCGAACTGGTATAGTTATGCGATAGTTCATGACTGGATAGTTCTACAGGCATTTTTGGGAATGGCCTTGCCTTTCTTGAATTTACCTGGAGTTTTATTCTTCATAGATAAGAAAGATATGAAAGTTAGATTGAAACTCTGTGCGTTCTCGGCACTTGCA